GGAAACCTTGGAAGCCTTGATCGCCTTGGAAACCTTGGAAGCCTTGATCACCTTGGAAACCTTGGAAGCCTTGATCACCTTGGAAACCTTGGAATCCTTGATCACCTTGGAAACCTTGATCACCTTGGAAACCTTGACTGCCAATTGAACCTGTAAATCCTTGATAGCCTTGGAAGCCTTGATCACCTTGGAAGCCTTGATCACCTTGGAACCCTTGACTGCCATTTGAACCTGTAAATCCTTGGCTTCCACTTGAACCTGTAAACCCTTGATAGCCTTGGAAACCTTGACTACCAGTTGCACCTGTAATTCCTTGATCACCTTGGAAACCTTGGAAACCTTGGAAACCTTGGAAACCTTGGAAGCCTTGATCTCCTTGAAATCCGTGAGTTCCTGTTGGTCCAGTGTCTCCGGTATCTCCTTTTATACCCATTGCTCCAGTGCTTCCTTTTATACCTGTTGATCCCATAAAACCGGTATCACCTTGAGGTCCTTGAAAACCTTGAGATCCTTGAAAACCTTGAGATCCTTGAAAACCTTGATCGCCTTGGAAACCTTGACTGCCAATTGAACCTGTAAATCCTTGATAGCCTTGACTGCCAGTTGAACCAGTGAACCCTTGGCTTCCATTTGAACCTGTGAATCCTTGTGCGCCTTGGAAACCTTGAAATCCTTGGCTTCCAGTTGAACCTATGAACCCTTGGAAACCTTGAAATCCTTGTGGACCAATTGAACCTGTAAATCCTTGATAGCCTTGGAAACCTTGAGTGCCAATTGAACCTGTAAATCCTTGATCACCTTGACTTCCACTTGAACCTGTAAATCCTTGATCACCTTGGAAACCTTGACTTCCATTTGAACCTGTAAACCCTTGATAGCCTTGGAAACCTTGGGAACCTTGAGTGCCAATTGAACCTGTAAATCCTTGATCACCTTGGAAACCTTGACTTCCAGTTGAACCCATAAAACCTTGACTGCCGCTTGAACCGGTCAATCCTTGTAGGCCTTGGAATCCTTGACTGCCGCTTGAACCTGTAAATCCTTGATCGCCTTGGAATCCTTTGCTTCCACTTGAACCTGTAAATCCTTGGCTTCCAGTTGAACCAGTGAATCCTTGATCACCTTGAAAACCTTGGTTTCCAGTTGAACCTGTAAATCCTTGATATCCTTGGAATCCTTGATAACCTTGGAAACCTTGACTGCCACTTGAACCTGTCAATCCTTGATCACCTTGGAATCCTTGAACGCCACTTGAACCAGTAAAACCTTGATCACCTTGGAAACCTTGTGCACCATTTGAGCCTGTAAATCCTTGATCACCTTGGAATCCTTGAACGCCACTTGAACCAGTAAATCCTTGATCACCTTGAAAACCTTGGCTTCCAGTTGAACCTGTAAATCCTTGTGCACCTTGGAAACCTTGACTGCCACTTGAACCTGTCAATCCTTGATCACCTTGGAATCCTTGAACGCCACTTGAACCAGTAAATCCTTTATCACCTTGAAAACCTTGGCTTCCAATTGAACCTGTAAATCCTTGATCACCTTGGAATCCTTGTGGACCACTTGAACCTGTAAATCCTTGTGCGCCTTGGAATCCTTGACTTCCACTTGAACCGGTGAATCCTTGATAACCTTGGAATCCTTGGAAACCTTGACTTCCATTTGATCCTGTAAAACCTTGATCACCTTGAAACCCTTGAGAACCAATAGCACCAGTATTTGTAGAACTACCTGGTAAACCCTGTGGACCTATTTCACCAGTAACACCTTGAGGACCAGTAGCACCTGTATTTGTAGAACCGCCATTTACACCTTGATAACCTTGAAAACCTTGGTCGCCCTGAAAACCTTGAGAACCAGTAGCACCGGTGTTAGTTGCTATACCATTTATACCTTGAAAACCCTGAAAGCCTTGGAACCCTTGAGTTCCAATTGAACCTGTAAATCCCTGGTAACCTTGGAATCCTTGGCTACCAATTGAACCGGTAAATCCTTGATCACCTTGAAAACCTTGACTTCCATTTGAACCTGTAAAGCCTTGATCACCTTGGAAACCTTGACTTCCACTTGAGCCTGTAAACCCTTGATCACCTTGAAAACCCTGGTTACCAATTGATCCTGTAAATCCTTGATATCCTTGGAAACCTTGTGGACCAATTGAACCTGTAAAACCTTGGTCACCTTGAAATCCTTGACTGCCAATAGCACCAGTATTTGTAGAACTACCTGGTAAACCCTGTGGACCTATTTCACCGGTAACACCTTGAGAACCAGTAGCACCCGTATTTGTAGAACCACCATCTACACCCTGATAACCTTGAAATCCTTGTTCACCTTGAGGACCTAGAGGACCAGTAGCTCCGGTGTTTGTTGCAATACCATTTATACCTTGAAAACCTTGAAATCCTTGATCGCCTTGGAAACCTTGATCGCCTTGGAAACCTTGATCGCCTTGGAAACCTTGATCGCCTTGGAAACCTTGATCACCTTGGAAACCTTGCGGACCAATTGAGCCTGTAAATCCTTGATCGCCTTGGAATCCTTGATTGCCTTGAAAACCTTGACTACCAATTGATCCTGTAAATCCTTGTGCACCAGTAGAACCTTGACTACCAATTGATCCTGTAAATCCTTGTGCACCAGTAGAACCTTGACTGCCAATTGAACCTGTAAATCCTTGTGCACCAGTAGAACCTTGCGCACCAATTGAGCCTGTAAATCCTTGCGCACCAGTAGCACCTTGACTGCCTGTTGGCCCTGTAAAACCTCTTGCACCAGTAGAACCTTGACTGCCAATTGAACCTGTAAATCCTTGTGCACCAGTAGAACCTTGCGCACCAATTGAGCCTGTAAATCCTTGTGCACCAGTAGAACCTTGGGCACCAATTGAACCTGTAAATCCTTGTACACCAGTAGAACCTTGACTGCCTGTTGGTCCTGTAAAACCTCTTGCACCAGTAGAACCTTGACTACCAGTTGAACCAGTAAATCCTTGTGCACCAGTAGAACCTTGGGCACCAATTGAACCTGTAAATCCTTGTACACCAATAGAACCTTGGCTGCCTGTTGGTCCTGTAAAACCTCTTGCACCAGTAGAACCTTGACTACCAGTTGAACCAGTAAAACCAGTTGCACCCCGAGCACCAGTACTTCCAACACCAGGTCCCTGTGGACCTTGACTCCCAGTTGGACCCCGAGCACCAGTACTTCCAGATCCAGTGCCACCAGAAAAAGGAGCGTTTGATAAAAATCTGGACGTTAAATCAATAACAATTTGATCATTTAACGAGTTAAGCAAACCTACACATAATGGTATACCATTTATACCAAGCTCAAATAATATATAACTTGCATAAGGAATAGGTGCACCGCGTATTTTATTTGAATCTAAATGAAAACAATAATTATTTATGTCTTCTAATGTCAAAATAACGTATTGATTGCCATTGTCATCAAGACGAATCACTGGCGGGGCTACGATTTGCCAAGCAAAACTACCTTCTACACCAGCAACCCATTGTCCTTGTTGTATATTATTAATATTGTAATAATATTTAAATTGATTTATAGGATTATTTGAATCATAATACTGTTTTCCAACATAAAAATTCATAGTAAAAACATTATCACTAACAGTGGGGTTGTATGTTATAAATACAGGATAATTTGCATCACTCGTCAAAGTTAAACATAATGGAACGGGTGTAACAGACATTACTATAATTACTAACAATATTTTTTTTATTTTAGATAACATAAAGATTGTATTATAAACATTTATTGTAAAAACTATTTAAAATTACCCTCAATTATTAATCTAAATACAAAAGATGAGCACAGATTGTTTAGTTTTAAAAATTCAAGAATACATTGATAATGAATTGGATACAACTTTATATATATTATATGATACAAATAAGGAATCGTATTTGGTAAGAGGTAGTAGAAACAATGTTTTTGGAAAACCAAAACCAATTCCGTATTCATTCTCTTGCATTTGTGCATCAGAATTAATTGATTTTATTAATTTTGTAATCTGTAAAAAAAGTAAAATAAGTTATACTTTATATAATTATGATGATTTACCAAATGATGAAGACAAAATTGATTATGAATATTTGAAAGATTTGGACAATGATTCTGCATATGAATTGGCTGGTTATGACAATCAAAATTATAATAAAAAAGAAATATTAAAGTATTTAAGAATGTTGAGAAATGTGTTTAATTATTATTAAATAAATAATAGAACTATTTATAAAAATCATGAAAGATGTTATTTCATTAGTAATTACAACTAGTTGTTTAGCTGTAGTTGGTTTAGGTATATATTTTTTTACTTCTAATAAAGATGAAAATGATAAATCTAATCAAAAAGGAGGTAAAAAAATATCAAATAGTGGAAACAATAATGTGAAAAAAATAAATGAACCAGAAGACAAATATGAAGAAGATGATTACAATAAAATATATGAATATGATGAAACATCAGAAGATGATTACAATGACTATGATGATTACACACCGCACAAATCAAACACAAAAACGAAAGCCAATAATAAAACAAAAAAAAACAAAAATAAATTATCTGCTTCCAAAAGACGTTACTACTAATTTTTCCTATAAATAATATAAACTATATCATACGATGATTTGTTGTATTTTATTTGCGACGTATAAGTCAATTTATTATAATTACAAATTTGACGCACAATAGTGATAAAACTATTGTATGTCAACTTCTTTTCTAAATATTTTTTTTTTGAATTATGATAATACGGTTTACATAATTCTATAAATTCTGGAATACTAGTATTAAAAACACCTTTTTTGAAAGAGTCGCTATTCAAAATATAATGTTTTTCATTTTTCATGCATATATTATCTAATATATTGAATAATAATTCATTCGGAATGTCTTTTTTAAATATTTGTGTTGACATTAAATAAAAAATATAATATATAAATACTGTATATTATATTTTTGAATTATAATTATCTTTGATAACAAAATTACAATTATTTTTTCTTACACGCTATGTAATAGATTGATTAAATTATTTGTAAATAATGCCAATTCTATTTCATCTTCATGAATATTATAAAAAATTGTTATATATTTACATATACACGGTATAGTTTTATATTTTTCATCCTCGCTCAAACAATCAGTGTATTTTACAAATATAAAATAATTATCTAATATATCCATTACAGAATATCCTCTATCATGTAAATCATAAATAACATTTAATGCTTCTTCTAATTTATTTTCTTTTACCAATTTTGTATAATCTTCTAAAGTGTAAAAACTTATATTGGAACACAATTTAATAGCTAATTCCAAAGTAATTTTTTCACCAAGAAGTTTAAATTTTTCCATATAATTGATTAAAATTTTGACAGTATTATTACAAACGTTAATAATAAATTCCTCTGCTTCAGGTTCAATATCAATATTTTCACACTTTTTAATATTATTAATAATTTCCACCAAATTTTCTTTTTGTAATGGTTTTATTTTAATAATAGAAAATCTTGATTGTAAATTTTCAATTACTTTTTGAATATTGCTACAAGAGGATATAAAATGAACATTGTGACTGAATTTATCAATACAATTACGAAAGACTTGTTGACTTTGTTCATTAATATAATCAATATCATCCAAAACAACAATCTTTTTTTTATTCTGAATAGTTGAACATGTTTGACAAAATGTTTTCACATCGGTTCTATAATAATTTATACCTTGTTCTTTTAGACTATTAATAAAAAGAACATTTTCCTCATATTCATTTGGCTGGTTGCCTTTGTAATATTCTTTTATAATTGCATTTAATAATGAGGTTTTACCTGAAGCAATATTACCCAACAATAAAATATTCAAATTGTCCATTAAAATTAATGTTTTCAAAATATCAATCACTTCATTATTTTTACCAAAATCATCAAAATAAATCGGTTGAAACTTATGAATAAATAATTTATCTTGTGCTTTCATAGTTTTCTTATTAATTGATTTCAATTAATATTATTAGTAATTTTATATTTAAGTATATCTTAATAAATAATATACTATATTTTGAATGTCTGGAAAGGAAGATTTATATACAATTTTAGGAGTCAACGAAAATGCGAGTCGTGATGAAATTAAAAAGGCATATAGAGGATTATCATTAAAATATCATCCTGATAGAAACCCTGCACCAGATGCAACTGAAAAATTTAAACTAATCAATGAAGCATATGAAATATTGGGCGATGAAGATAAAAGAAAACAATATGAAATGGAGAGAAGAAACCCTTTTATGAAAATGAATAATATGGGGGGGCATGGTGGAGCTCCCAATATGGGTGACATGGACGATATATTGAAAGCGTTTTTTGGTGGAATGCCATTTATGGGCGGTATGGGAGGTTTCAATATGAATGACGCAAATGATTTAAATGGAATGGGTGGTATGCCTCCAGGATTTCCACCAGGATTTCCACCTGGATTTCCACCGGGGGCGCAATTTCATGTTTTTCATAATGGGCGACCAGTAAATATTGGGAATCAATTTCAAAAACCCTCGCCAATAACTAAAACAGTAACAATTGATATTGAGCAAGTTTATAATGGTTCAACTATTCCTGTAGATATTGAAAGATGGATCAACGATAATGGAACTAAAATATTTGAAAAAGAAACACTATATGTCCCAATACCAAAAGGTATAGATGAAAATGAAATAATTCATCTGAAAGATAAGGGTAACGTTGTTAATGAAAATTGCAAAGGAGATGTTAAAATATTTATTAAAATTACTAATAACACAGAAATTAAAAGAAGTGGTTTAGATTTAATTTATGATAAAAAAATTTCACTTAAAGAAGCATTATGCGGGTTTACATTTGAAATTAAATTTATTAACGGTAAAATTTACACATTAAACAATAATAGCGGTAATATCATTACTCCCGAATATAGAAAAATAGTTCCTAATATGGGATTGACGAGAGAAGGTCATACTGGTAATTTGATTGTCTTATTTCATATTGAATTTCCTGAAAAATTAACAAATGAACAAATTAAAAAATTAAGCGATGTTTTATAAAGATTTAATTTAATTTAATTCTGCAAAAAAACAATTTAGAGAGAAATCAACTTTATCATTTGAACGAACATAAGTCAGTGGTAGACTATTAGACTTCCAATCTAACAACTCGGGTTCGATTCCCGATGTTCGTATCTCCCAATAAAATACAATTATATTTCGCAAAAAATATAATTATATATGTATATAAATGGCAGGAAGACCAAGAATTGTAAGAAATATTAAATCATATATTAATTATGTTGATAATCGTAGTGATTCAGGTCCAATGAAAATGGGAACAGCACCAAGTGTAGGAATAACTCATTATTACTGGCATAATTTACAAACTTACGCAAATCAAACAGCTGGAAAGCCAAAAAAAAGTTATAAAAATATGGTATTTTTAGGCATAAATCCTGCACAAACTCCTGTTAGAGAAGGGTTTACACAGTCATGTAATTATAATTATTCGTATATTCCGAATCGTGTATTACCCAATTACTTTGCAGACTATAATAAAAAATATCATAATCATTATTATAGACCATATTCACCTTATCTAGGCGAAGATGCAGCATTAATAGAATTAAAACAAAAATACACAGATGCTTATAATAGTTATTTAAATAGAAAATACATTGGTATGAACAGATAAAAATAAATTCTTGTAAATTGTTTTTATTTTGGTAACACTAAATTATCTAAATTAGTTGAATTATAATTTTCTAAATTTTGTTTAGGTGGCAATGGAAAAGGAAAGTAGCCATCAATTGATTTATAAGAATAGGTTGGATATAACCCCAAATAATTATAAAATCTACTACAATCATGACCCGTGCAAACAGTTGCTCTTGTATTAACTGCTCTTCTAATTGCTCTATTTTGAGCTCCCACTCCACCTGTTCCTGGTTTATATTTGTTATATATGTATGTTGGTTTATTACATATTAGCCCGTATAATGGATTTTTTCTACCTCCAACACCAGTATTTTTTTTGTATAAAAAACCTGGAAAACCTTGTGGTCTTCCATACCAAAATTGACCATTTGAGTTACTTCCTGTACCAAAACCTTTAAAATATGACATTTGTTTTATATATATTAGAGATATATATAAAATATTACCACTTTTCAAAAAAGTGGTGCAAAATGACCTTTTAGAAAAAGGTAAAACCAAAAAATGATTGCGATTTGACTCCACCTTTTCTAAAGGTGGATTTTCTAAAGGTGGATTCTAGGAAATTTTGCGAGTAGGAATGTCCGAAGAAACAATGTAAATTGAATTCTCTGTAATAATAATATATTCTTCTGCACTTTTGTAAAATTTTACTATACCTGACGTATACTCATCTTCTGATTTTACTAACAACTTTTCACCGGTTGTTTTTGCACCTACTAGTGCTTTTTTATCTAGAGAAGGTGTCCAATAATCCATCATAACCGGCTTATCTTCAACAATAGATAATTTACAAGCATGTTTTAAGGTAACATCTGATGGTAATCTATAATTTTGTTCACTTGTTTTTGTAGTTGGTACAGTGGTTGTCTTTTGATCTGACATATTTTATATAATTTTAAATTATTAGTCTTTAAATACTTATTTGTTTTTTAATAATAAATTTAAATATTGAAAATATGTAAATATGAAAACAACAAATATTTTCAATAAAACTAAAGATTATTCACTTACTAATTTGAATAATTATAATAAAAATTTTGACTACAAAATAAACGAGGTAATTGAAAAATACATCTTATTATCAAATGAATTTTTAAAATTTATTTTAGAAATAATACAAATTACACAATTTAAAAAATCAACTGGATTATCAGGTGAAAATTCAAACAAGTTTGTTATCATGAGAGGATATGAAACAGTAACTAATATTTTTAATATTATTTTATATTATACTAAAAACCTGGATTTAACCTTTTATCATTGCCAAAAAGCATATTATTATTACACTGAATTTATTGAACAAATTTCAAATGTTGATCACGTTTTTTTACAGTTGAATTCTAGAGATGCAAGCACATATGTATATAAAAAAACCTTATTTGAATTGGATGATGCTAAAAAAAAAATCATGCCCCCATGTTCAAATAACGCTAAAATTTTAATAGAAAATATTGATGAATATACTAAAATTTTTAAAAATATTTTTGAATTTTTGTTGCAATTTTTAGATTTGAATAATTTAATTCTTAATATAAAAATAGTTGACAAATATAAAATTGTTTGTGAAAAAATATTTTTACACTACAATTCATTTAATCACCATAATGACAATGATATAAAAAAATTTTATAATGAAATAGATTGTATTAATAATTCTTTTTTAGATAACAACCACAACAACAAAACTAATAACACTTTTGTAGAATCTATGATTGATAAATATTTTGAGTGTATTATTCAGAAATTGAAATAATAATATTTTTTCTTCTAATTTTTTTCTTTTTATCTTTATCTATTTTCAATTGATTTATTTCATCCATATTAATATTTGAATTTTTTTGACAAATATTGCTATATTCATTTATTAGTATATTCTTTAAAAACTCATATATCAGGAGTAATACATTTTCATCGCATTTTCCAACTATTAATACACTACCAGTTCTAAAAATCATGAATGATATTTGTTTAACGTTTTGATATGTTTCCATTTTGTCTTTGGATATTTGACAGCCATTTTGTAATTCTACGTCCGGGTTGAAATAAAATTTACATTGAATTCCTGGGTATGAACATGGATCATAAATTGATTGAATGTTGTATTTATATTTCAATATATCATATAATGATTCTCGGTTAATATAGAATCCACAATTAAAATTTGAATTGATTAAAACTGTTTCACAACTATTTTCTTTATAATACAATTTTTCTTGCATATTTGGTTGTAATATATCTATAACCATTTGCAATATAGTTTCAAAAACAGTGTCATCCTGTATGCCTGGAATCTCTAATTTTCCTGTGTTAAAAATTTTCACATGAAATTCTTTAAAAATATTTGCTACTTTTAAACGCAAAATTAATACAAAACAATTATAAAACGCACTCTTCTTTTTTGATCTATAACTCATGATATCTTTTTTTGACAAACCAATCGTTATTTTTCTAATATCCTTAAATTTGATTCTGCCTGTAGGATTAATTATACTCGTTATGATTTGATCATCGTAATGAGATTCGTTTTTAAGACGTTCTTTGATGTCATGCAAATCTTCCTCTGTGATAGAATTGAACTTCATTTGTTTTTTAATTACACCATTTTTGGGTTCCATATATTTTAAAACTGGAATAATCCAGAACATTTCTTTCAAATTAATTGGATTATTTAAATAAGCTATTTTTGTTTTTGTTGAAATATATATTTTACTGGATTTAGGAACATCTTTTTCTGAAGTAGTTTCAAAATCAAAATTATCATTTATATTTGCTGAAATAATTTTTTCATCATTGTTTGCATGAAAATCCATATCAATATCATATTCATCATCATCAGAATTGTCATCATAGTCATTATTTGATAACATAAACTTTTTCCATTCTTCATCAATATTATTCAAGGTAGCCATATTATTATAAGTAACAAGTTATTCTTTATATTCTTTAAATTAAATTTATTTCAATTATTTTCTTTAATATATAATATAAAGAAAATGCAATCAGCCAGCTCATCGTATAACAAGATCAATAGTAGTCCAATAAAAATTAAGAATACTTTAATAGAAAATAATCAATATAGTTTAAAACAAAATTTTTTTGACCCGACAAAAAGTTCGCCTCCAAATATTTTTATGATTAAATTATATAACAGAATGACACAATATGAAACAAATTATAAAAATGAGCTTAATTTTGATAATAAGTAATTAATTAAAATATTATTGTTATTGCTCTGAGAGTGCATTATATTTTCTACAAAATTTAAAAAATCGCTTGTTATTTTTATTCTTTTATTATGAATCATATAATTTATAAAATCCTTAATAATATTTTTTTTGTCAATATTGTATTTATTGCTAATCAAATGTATATAACAAGATATATCATCTAATTTCTCTTTTGATTGTATTTTTTTAATAATAATTTCCCATTCTTTACACTCTATAATATTTATAAAGTTGCAATTTTCAGTTTTGTCTTTTTGAAATTTCGCAATATACTGATTAGATTGAATAAAATTAATCATACTTCTTAAATCAAATTTGAATAGTTTTTGAATATTTTCAAGACATTCATCACTTAAATCCAATTTTTCCGAAACACAAATATTTCTTAAAAATTTTACTATATTTTCTTTTGGTAATTGATTAAAACGCAAACGGATAAATTCATTTTGTAACCCTTCGTCAATGCGACTTATATAATTACAAATAAGACAAAACCGCACAGATCCTTTGTAATTTTGTAAAAGATATCGCAATGCTTGTTGTGCGTTTTTTGTCATATAATCAACTTCGTCCAATATTACAAATTTCATGCCATTATTAAAAAGCGGTTTTGAGTTTACAAAAGAATTAATCTGGTTTCTAATAATATCTATACCTCTCTCATCAGACGCATTTAAATGAATAACTAAATCTTTGTTTGTAATATTTAGTTTTTTTTGAAACGCATGTATCAATTTTATAATTGTAGTTGTTTTTCCTGTTCCGGGAGGCCCATAAAACAATAAATTCGGAAAGTATTGTGTTTCTATTATATTTTTTAAAATTTTTTTATTCAATGGATCTAAAACAATGTCTTCAAAATCATTCGGTCTATACTTTTCACAAAATGGAATGAATTCTTTACTATTTATCATTTTACTATAAATTAAATTAGATTAGATAGTTTGGTTTCTTATTTTATCTTTAATATTTATTTTATGTTTACAATAAAAAAATGAATTAAAAATATTCATTATAGTTAATGAACATAATAATTAAAAATATGACAACGTCTCCATCGTCATTATCTTTATTAAATTCAAAAGGTTACTTGGAGTTGATAATTGGACCAATGTATAGCGGAAAAACTAGTAAACTATTGGAAATATACAAGCAATGTAAATTTTGCAATATTTCGGTTGCCGTTATTAATCATTCATTGGACAAACGATATCACGAATCCATGTTATCTAGTCATGATAAAATAATGGTTCCCTGTTTAAACGTAGACAACTTGACAAACATATGGTATAATAACGGAGAGATAGATCTCATTGAATTTGCAGATAAATCCGGATACAAATTAATTAGAGAATCAGAAGTTATTTTAATTAATGAAGGTCAATTCTTCAATGATCTTCATAATGTTGTTAATGATATGTTGAAAAATAACAAGGTAGTATACGTATGCGGTCTAGACGGCGACTTTGAGAGAAAAAAGTTCGGGCAAGTTCTTGATTTAATACCTTTATGTGATAAAGTAAATAAGTTGACTTCATTATGTTCTAGTTGTAAAAATGGCACACCTGGAATATTTTCAATGAGGATTACAAATGAAAAAGAACAAACTGTAATTGGTTCAGAAAATTATTTACCAGTATGTAGAATGTGTTATGATAAAAAATACATGTGATTTATATATTAAAAAAACAATTTAAATTCATTCAAGTTAATAAGTTATAAATACAATATTATTTTTTAAATGGGTCGTAAAAAGAATGTAGTAGAAAATAAAGATGACGTAGTTGTGGAAACGCAAAGTGCAGCAGTTGACATGGTTAGCAAGTCAAAAAGAGGAAGGAAACCAAAAAATGCGGCGGCAACGTTATCAATAAACAATGTACTTGTGAACCCAGTTGAAAATATAGAAACTGTAGAAACAATAGAAAATATAGTTTTGTTTCATTCAGAGGAACAAATTTCAAATAACTCTAATGAAGGAGAAAACATAGAGTTTGAATCAAAAGAAACAAATACGAATGAAATATCATATGAATTTGTTAGTGAAAATGATGTTCAATTAAAACCACCTGGTAAAAAACGAGGTAGAAAACCAAAAGGTGGTAAAATAATTCAACAAGTTTTACATGTATCAAATATTAAAGAGTCCAAACCTAATATAATTTTACATTTAAAATGCTCATTGAAAGAATTAAACAATAACTTATTTGAGAATAATATTAATGGATATGATTTTTCATCTTGTAAAAAAGATTTTTTATATGAGATTATTTCAAGTAATGAAAATACGACTAGTTTGAGTTCGCTGAAAACACAAGCAGAAGACATTGTCAAAAATGAATGTTGTTTGGATAATGATTTGTGCGATAATGATTCTTATTGTAATAAAAAAGGTGACATGAAGGATTTATGGAAAAAACTCAAAAATTTAGAATATAGTTTACATCTCAATAATATAAGCGATAAAAAATCGGCGTGTTTTTGGTGCACATATGAGTTTGATAATCCATCCATTTATATCCCAAAACATTATATTAAAGATTCCTATCATGTTTATGGGTGTTTTTGTAGTCCAGAATGTGCTACAGCTTATTTAATGGAAGAAAATATTGATAGTTCAACAAAATTTGAAAGATACCATTTATTAAATCATATTTATTCAAAAATTTATGATTACACAAAAAATATTAAACCTGCTCCAAAACCACACTATATATTAGAAAAATTTTATGGAAATTTGAATATTCAGGAATACAGATCTTTATTAAAAAATGAGCGTTTGTTTTTAGTGGTAGACAAACCTTTAACACGAATACTACCGGAACTTCATGAAGATAATGACGACTTTATTATTAATAATAAAATTATTCCTTCTAACACGTATCAAATCAAAAGAAAAATGATGAATAAGCAAAGCAAGAATAATATATTGAGTGAAAAATTCGGACTACAATAAAAATATTGAAATCATTTTTAGAAAATTGTAAAATTGTATTTTTATATTTTGTTTATTATATATATAGTTTAATAAACAAAATGTTACCAAAAATAATACATAATATATGGATACAAGGCTATGAAAATTTACCCAATGAAATAAAAGTCACTCATTTAAAACTTAAAAAAAGGAACCAAGATTGGGAGTTTATTATTTGGGACGACGAAATGATAAAAAAATTATTGAAAAAATATCCACGTCTCTATGAAATGTATAATAATAATAGTTATACCGTTTTTGACAAAGATTCAATTAAAAGTCACATAGCCAGGTATATTATTTTGAAAGAATATGGTGGTTTATATTTTGATATTGAATATAAATGCACGTCTACATTTGAAAATTTGTTTTTTACTGATGAATCTAATGATAGTAAATCAAAAAATACGATTTATATTGCAACTTCTAAAATGAATTACTGGAATTACATTTATTCTTTACAAAAAACAAAATACTCTTCATCTTTTATGGCAATGGATAAAAATCATCCAATATGGGATAAAGTAATTGAAAAACTTAAACAGGCTACTACAAAATATCAAATAAATAACGCTCTTGATATTTCTTTAATGCAAATTGAAAATAACCACAAAACCAGAGAGTCCGCTTTTCCAATTGTGTTATTAAGCAAAGTAAATGGTAATTATTATCAATGTGAAAACATTGACACTGCATGTTATAAGCCAAATTCATCAGTAAATTTTATAAACTCATTATACAAATATTTAAATTGTTACTATAAACAAATTTTATTATTTATTCTTGCAGTGTTTATCATAATATGTGTAGAATATTTATATATGCATAATGCTAAGGCTTTCGGGTCTGTTAATTTCATACCAGGTATGCCAGGGTCCGCACCTCCTAGTCATCCTATGCTGCAAAAGAAAAAGGGCAAGTCTAAGGGTAAATAATGGACTTTTATTCTTTCGGAATTTTCTTGAATTTCTTTAAGTTATTTTGGCGATTTATTATATTAATTCCAAACTCAACCAAAAAGTATTTTGGGTTTTCAAAAATGGACAAAAAAAATGTCCAAAAATGAAAAAGGCGAAACACTTTTGGAAAAACAACATTTGTGACTGAAATGAAAAATTAGCATGTGGTCACCAAAAAAATAATTATAATTTTGTTAGCATAATTTTTGAAAATTTTGAAGTCGTTTATTTAGGAGTTTTTTTCTGTCAACATTTTATACTGACAAATGTTGACAAATTTTACATCCTTTACATCAAAAAACTTCATCTGTCAAACATGTGACTTTAAATGCTGTAAAAAAGGTGATTGGAATAGACATATTTTGTCTAGTAAACATAAAAATGTTGACAAAATGTTGACAAATGTTGACGCTGATGACATCAAAGCATATAAGTGTGAGTGTGGTAAAATATATAAACATCGGCAGAGCTTATATGTTCACAAACAGACCTGTATAACAAAAGATGATATAAATAAAGAATTACATGATAAAGATCTAATTGATTATTTGCTGAAAGAAAATAGTGAATTTAAAGAGATGCTTTTGGAGCAAAATAAAATGATGATGGAGATTGCCAAAACGTCGCAGACTAACACTAATAACAATATAATGAATAATAGTAATAACCATAGTCATAACAAAACATTCAACTTGAATTTCTTTTTGAATGAAACGTGTAAAGATGCTATGAATATTATGGATTTTATCAATTCATTACAATTGCAAGTGTCGGATTTAGAAAATGTCGGAAAAGTAGGTTATGTAAAAGGATTATCTAATATCATAATAAAAAATCTTAAGGCATTAGATGTTGACAAACGACCTGTTCACTGCACAGACACTAAAAGGGAAATTATTTATATAAAGGACAATGATGAATGGCAGAAAGAAACAAGCGAAAAACCTAAACTACGAAAGGCGTTAAAATTATTAGCACATAAAAATATTAAAATGTTACCTGCATATAGAGAAAAATATCCAGATTGCCAAGAATGGGATTCAAAAAAATGCAATGAATATAATAAGATTGTTTCTGAGGCAATGGGAGGTGAATACAACGACGATGAAATAAGTTTCGGAAAAGTCATCAAAAATGTAGTCAAGGAAATCTCTATTGATAAAGATGCAACATGTGACGCGACAAATAAAATTTGTTGAATTCACCCTTTTAAATCTTCGTCTCATCCCTTTCTTTTCGCAAATTGTATTCTCTCATATTTGAATCTAACCTATATCTTATTTGTTTGTAAATTTCTTGGTTCACTGTCTTGATAGGTGGTGCTTTTTTTTCAGGTATACCTAAATAGGATTTAACGACTTGAATGTGATCATAGTTGAATTCCTTAAGTTTATTTTTTGCTTCTTCTTCTGTATAATCTGTTTGTCTAAGAATCATTTCTACTTTTTCTTGAATCTCATTGTTGTTTGTGAAAGAAATAGTATCGGCCATATATGATTTAAATAAATTATTTTCTAAATCATATTAAACGAATAGTTATATATAAAATTATCAACTGTATAGTTTACAACGACTATGAATAATTTTGATACGCAACCTTTATTAAATGAAATCAATGATGTTCTTAAAAATGGGTTCCAGGAAATTTTAAAAGATTACATGAAAAGACATTGGTTACTTGAAGAAACACATGATAAACTCGTGAATTTACCAAGTGTTAAGCAATATTATAATACATTCAACGATAAACAAATGAAACCAGTAAAGATTGAACCTGAAAGCGAAAAACATGAAACTGTAAAAGAAGACGTCTCTGAAAAAATTAGTAATTTGGACGATAAAATCAATAATATGTGGAAAATTTATGGTGATTATTTCGTAAAAATGTCAAATCAATTAGATGAATTAAAAAATGAAATAAATGCTTTAAGGAGTGAACAAAATAGTATTAAACCTAGTTGTATTAAAATTGAAAAAGAAAATATTACATTAGAAATAGTAGATGATGCGGTAAATGAATGTAAAAATGAAGAACATATAGATCAACTAGAAGAATTAGCTGCAGAAGAGGAAGAAGAAGAGGAAGAGGTTGAAGAAGAAGACGTTGAGGAAGAGGAAGAGGTTGAGGAAGACGAAGAGGTTGAAGAAGAAGACGTTGCTTCAGTTGAAACTGAGACAAAAGAAACTGAAGCACCTGAACCACAAGAAGAAGAAGATGACGAAGAAGAATTATTTGAAATTGAAATTGATGATGTTACATATTGCACAAATAATGAAGACAATGGATTTATTTACGAGTTAGATAAAGATGGAAATGTAGGTAAAAAAGTAGGATGTTTAAAAGAAGGTGACGCATATTTTGATTGAATTATCATAATCAAAAAATCATACTAAAAAAAATATAATATAAATAAATTATAAATGGAACAATTATGTGCTCCGGCAATTATTTATTTAATATTTTCAATTACTCAAATACTTATTGACACGTTTAGCGGATTATACAATACAGCGCTAATGAAAACAGTCGTAATGATCATGGTAACATTCCTTTTACAGATATTATGCAAAGGTGGGTTGACAATTATTTCATGGATCATTGTTTTCATTCCATTTATTTTAATGACTGTGATAGTATCTTTATTATTGTATTTTTTCGGTTTAAATGCAACTACAGGTCAATTAAATTATACATGCAATAATCCAAAAGAATCCAAACCAAAAGAACATAATCAAATGGGTCTGGATAAAATACGCAGAGATGCTCAAGGAAACATACTTGTTTTTGATCCTTATTACAATCCAGTAAAAAACCCCGTTTATTTTCAGAACCCCAATATAATTATTCCTAAACCAGTTGAATTCCCAAAAAGATAATACTAAAACTATTTAAAAAAATAAATACATATTTGCTTATAAATAAATATGTATATGGATTTTAATGTATTTACAAGAATGTTTTTTTACTTATTTGTTTGTTATCATTATGCAAAATATCATTATCCGGAGAAGACGCAACAATTTGTAATATTTGTATGTTATAATAGTATTCACTTGTATAGTAAATTACAAATTTTATTGAACAAAAAATTAAGAGAAACACATGATATATTAGTGAAATATGAAGAATACCAAAAATGGATATTTTTTTTACAAAAAATGAAGGCAGAATTTAACATTTATGTATCAACAACAATATTACCATCACAATCACAATCACAATCACAATCACAAAGACAAACAAATGAAATTACAATGGATTTTATTTTAAATAATGAAATAGACTTTAGTTTTGAAAAAAATGAATTTATAAGAGATTATTTAGACGATTTCTTCCCATGCAACAAGGAGAATCAACACGATGATACTGAACACAGCGAATCTGAAGATGAAGAAAAAACCGACGAATCTTTATTGAGTCTAGGTAGAAAAGCTTTGGAACGTGTTTTACTTCCACATGAAATAGATGATTTACATAGCGAAAGAAATAATACAAACGCTAATACAAAATCAGACTCAGATGTAATTATTGATTATGACTTTATTGTCATCAACGGCGAAGATAACTTGAAAAAAATAATTAACCACGTAGATTTAATTAAGAATGATTTTGTATCAGAATATTCTTCTATTTTTCAATTGGAACCATTTTTATACAAACCCTTATTATGTGAATTTTTGAATGGTGACGATACTACTGGAACAAAAATTGATTTTTGTGATAATAATAAATTCTATGATTTTTTAGTTGTTGGAAATTGTTTTGATAAAACATTTTTGACATATTTTATGAAAAAATATTATGACGTAGATGTGAAAGATAATTATGTTTTAAAAATATTAGATAATAATGTAAATAAATTAATTTTTGAAAGTAGTGATATATTAAAGTTGGATGACAATTGTATTAGTAAAATAAAGACAAATTTATAATATATTTAAGTAAATAATTTAAAAAAAAAATGAAATAATAAATTATAAATGGACTCCCAACAGCAGAATACAACAATGGCTGAAACTAATAGTTCTAAACAAATGGAAGAATTTCATATGCTTTCTGACAGATGGACCCTTTGGGCTCATTTGCCACATAACACAGATTGGAGTATTAAAAGTTACATTCAAATTTATACTTTCGCTTCTGTTGAAGAAACCATTGCTGTAACAGAAACCTTACCCCATGTTTTAGTTGAAAATTGTATGTTGTTTCTTATGAAAGAAGGTATTAAACCTACCTGGGAAGATCCGCAAAATAGAAATGGAGGCTGCTTTTCATATAAAGTAGCCAATAATAATGTTGCCACCGTTTGGAAGGATTTAACATATGTAGTTGTAGGAGGAACCATTAGTAAACAAGATTCTTATGTAAATAAAGTTACTGGTATTACAATTTCACCCAAAAAAAACTTTTGTATCATTAAAATATGGATGTCAGATTGTTCAAACCAAAACCCGGCTGTTGTTACAAGTGATTTAAAAGGGTTAACTTCACAAGGGTGTTTATTCAAGAAACATAGTCCTGAATACTAGCAACTTTTGGGAAAAGTTGCGCAAAATTTACATATCCACCTTTTCCACCTTTAGAAAAGGTGGAGCCAAACCAACGTTTAAGAGAGGTTGAACCAAAAAAATATTTTTTATAAATTAATTTTTTACAAAAAATATAGCAAAAGATTTGGCTCCACCTTTTCTAAAGGTGGAAAAGGTGGAATTAGTTCGGCACAGGAAATGGGCGTTGATTAGCTTCAATAACTAAAGGTTCTGGAATGTAAGTTGGTCCTTTCTTAAATGTATTTGACCAAGAAAGGTCTTTCAATACAGGAACAAAAACTGGCGCTGGGTTGACTAAATTTGTTGAATTAATTCCAAATAAAAAGGATTCAATGTCTGGTGCATTATACGACATTTGATTTGCTGGTATTTGCGCTGGAAGTAGTCCTGTTCCAGGTAATCTTGTGTCATAAGCAGCACCATATTGCGAGTTAGGATATAAAGTGTAACCACGCGATTGCTTATATTCTCTTTCTTCTAAACAATAATTGCCAGGGGTATTTTTATTACGGGTTGATGCCATTGTTATAATAAATAAATATAATTATATTATATCTATATTATAATTATATTATTTGGTAAAATGTTATTTTGTAATATTGTTTTTAAGTGCTATAATTTTATCACTACTAATAATGCCTTTATCTAAAAATTCGCAAACACAAGGATAAAACAAATATAAATTGTCATATGAAAATAATATCATAAAAAATTCAAAACCATCATGTTCATTTGTTTTTTTGAATATTCCGCGAACATTTATTGAACTGTCTATGAGCGAACAAATAGTTATGATTTCACTATTTTCAATCATAATATTATACAAACCACTAATTTTCTCAATAATAATTTCTTCTAGAAAATCATCCAATCCAAAAATACTTATCAAATCATATTTATATATTACATCTCTTAATTCTTCTTTTTCTCTTTCATCTGTTATATTGAATTTTTCATGTAATGTTGGATCATTGTATGTAATATTGTGATCTAATTTTATAAAATATTTTGGTTCAACCATCATAATATTTTACTATTACCAAAAATCTTTAATTATTTATTTTAAATAATTAAATATAAATTAATATAAATAGTTGAATCAATATCTATTCATATTAATGACATTTTATTTAGCTATATCTACAATCAAAAAATATAAAGTTGCTTTAGATATGCTACTTGAATCACTTCCTAATGAATGGAAAAATAAATATATATTGGTTTACCAAGATGAAAATGAAAATGACCACAAGGTTTTTGAAGACGGACACATTGAAGTATATATAAAAAATAACTTATCCGATTATGGAAATTGGGTCGGTGTAAACATGTTGTTAGAAAAACAAATTGTTCCACAAGACTCGTGGTTTTTGTTTATACATGACACATGTAAATTTATGAACGATAATAGCGCAGAATTAACGTATAAAATTATTGAAGAACACAATGATAGTAATATAGATATTTTATGGTTATCAAATACTGGCCAATGCAACATATGTTTGATTCGTAAAAATGGTATAATATATGGAAATAATCTTTATAAAGACATAAATTATATGACAAAAATGGAAACGATTACATATGAATGGAATCATAATCATAATTTAAGTCCTAAATCGTTTTGTGTGACTCAGAAATTTTTAGATATACCTACAAAGCATTGGGGACAACGATTTGTTTATAATAATGTAAATAATCGTGATGTTTTATATTATGAAAGTATAAACATGGAAAAATATTATTATTTTACATTAAAAGAATCAGATCATCCTTTTTCACCATAATAAATTATTTATTCATTTTCATATAATATTGAATTTTGATTGTATAATTCTAAATCTTCAACCTCATTTAAATCATAACCGTAAAAATCTTCATGTTTTCTGGTCAAATAATTATCACAATCTCCTCTTGTGCATTTTACATTAATCCAAAATTCAATTGACTGGCAACAGTAATGATTCATAATAAAATATTCCGGGTTTATAATAATAAATTTTGAAAAATCGGTTGTTAATTTTGCATCAGTAAAAGTGGCATGATGAATATTTAATGAAGAAAAATCATAGGAAGTATTAACAAAATATTTCAGTTTTCCATCATTAGAAAAATCTGCAATTCTTTTTGTAAATGATTTTACTAGAAACTTTGGCTGGGTTAGATGGCCATTTGAACCAAAAAGAGTCTGTCTTATTTGTAATTGAGCTGCATTTTCACAATTTTTTAATACATTACATAAGTTTATATCCATTTTAGACCAAACATATTCATCCATATCTACCATTAATAACCATTTGGTTTCTTTAATGACAGGCAATATATGTTTGTTATATAAATTTCGCTGTCTTCCCAAATAATATGGCTCATTATCATTAAAGAGTGTTACTATATTTTTATCAATATATTCTTGGATTATTTCCATAAAATTATCTGAACTGTTATCATTTATTAAATAAAAATGATCTGCTCCATGATGTAGATAATGTTTAATCCATTCTTTTATACTGTGTGATTCATTTTTGAAGACTACGCCTACAGAAAAATAATGTTTTTGTTCCATTTATAATATAAATAATAAGTAATAATATTTATATTATTTTTTGAAAAATATCCAAAAGATTTTTGGCTCCACCTTTTCTAAAGGTGGACTAGACATATTGAAAACTGGTATGTTTATTGAAATAATCAGCGTCTCTTGTTAGCTCACGAGATGGAACTCCGCCGCGAACCCAGCCTTCCGATGCAACACCTTCAACGCAATTGGCAGGATTCATTAGTTGTTCTTTAATGGCCGGTAATAAAGGCGTAGAATGGTAAGTAGCATAGCTCTTTTCACTCAAATTTGAGACACTCTTTTTGTTAATAATTTGTTCACCTTGTTGAATTTGTGATTCAATCACTGGATTCACAGAGCCTCTTCCTAAATATGGAACAGTTGCAAAAGGACGTTGGAAAAGATCAATGTGACATCTAGGGTGAGTTTGGATACTACCAATTAAAAGATTGGATGAATCATCAATGTTGCAACCTCCTGCGCCACTGCCATAACCACCTTTATAGAAAACGCCTGGCTGTGATGTTGCTAAACTCTTTGGATTTTTCATAGAACAATCTGATGAAAAATAATTTTGTAACATATAATTTGCAAATTCTACATTTTGAATATCAGATTGTGATTTGCAACAATCATCTAAACCAATTCTTGACATATTATCAAAAGTATAACTAGAAACATTTGCCATTTTTAATATTATATATATAATACATTATTTTTTTGTATATCTTTCTAAAAAATATACAAAACACACATTTGAATAAATAATAAATAATATTATATTCACCACTATGAAATTAATAAAGCGTGTATCTGTAGTTGTCTTGAACTCTTGCAAATGCGCCTTCTGGAGTGCTTTCTTTCCCAGAATATTTAAGATCATCATATAAATACTTAGCAAAAGCACCTTGATCGTTCACCACTTTGGTGTTAGCTGTGCTGTAAAAAAGACGATTTGACTGATCTAATTCAAAATTATTCCATAAATCTCCAAATAATTGCTTATTGGTATTGTCAATTCCAGGATTCATGAATTGAACAGATTTTTTCACGTTCTTTGTAATTTTTTCTTCAATTTCAGGATTAAAACTAGGTGGTGCAGCTTTTCTATCAGGATCGTCCATAATATCAGTAAGAAGAACATTACTAAACGGATTTTTCTTGTTTCCTTCTTTGAATTCACTACTTATTACACTTTCTAAAGTAACTGGATTTTTAATAGTTTTCATATTTTTATCAAATAATCCAGTTACTTCATTTCCTTTAATTTCAAACCCTTCATCTTTTTTTATTTTTTGTTCGCGCATTTTATACAAAACAAAAATTAATGCAATTGTTACTACACCAACAAGTAATATTCTCGTTGATCTTGTTAAAATAAACCCAAAAATAGTAATTAATATTATCAAACGTGTAATAGCGTTTAATTTTTGTTCGTAAGACATATTTGTAGTGGGCCATAATTCAAAAATATAATCTTTATTGAATAAAATCGTTGGATCGTTTGACCAAATTTCTTGTGTTGTCATTTATATATATATCCACCTTTTAAAAAGGTGGAGCCAAACATTTAATTTTTTTTTTGAATATTTCTTTTTCAAAAAAGTAGAGTAAAGTTACCTTTTAGAAAAAGGTAAAACCAAAAAGATTGGTATTCGGTTCCACCTTTTCTAAAGGTGGACTAAAGGTGGAATCCCAAAGGATCATTTTCCAAAATATAACGGTTTGGGTCAACCTTTAGTAAAGGCTGAAGATTTGGCTCAACCTTTACTAAAGGTTGAAAGGTTCTGTCAAGTATATTGTATGTGCATTGTTGTGCATGTGTCCCCATTTTCTTGCATAATTCTAAAAATATATTTATGTATACACTATTGTCTTCGTATTGTCTACATGTATATAAATCAAAAGCTAAATGGTTTCTTTCAGGAAATGTATGAACAGATAAATGTGATTCGGACAGTAAAAATATAAAACTGCATCCTTGTGGCGAAAATTCGTGATCTACTTCACCTAAAATTGTGAAATTATTTTCCATACATAAATCTTTACACATTAATTTTAGTTCTAATTTACTATTTAATAATTTACTATTTGTTATATTTTTGAAATCGCATATTAAATGTTTTCCTGCACTATTTGAATCATTAAACATTATATAATCCAAATAATTTATTTATATAATGTTTAAAATTTATATTTATATTCTATTTGTAATAAAAGTTATTTATTTCTTACCTTTCTTCTTTTTATTTTTTGGTTTACTTGCTTGACTTTCATTGCTAATGGAAACACCGCTATTTGCAGAATTAGGATTAGCGTTACGCGGTGTCTTTTCGGCCTTTTCACCTTTGCTAAATAATGCAATTAAATCCTCCTCACTCATGGCTGGTTTACTTGTTGATTGCTGTTGTTGTTGAGTCTGAGCCTCCTTTGCGGCTTTATTCATTTCAGATTTTGCGTGCATTCTCTCTTTCATTTTTGCCAACCTCATTTTTTTATTCAATTCAGCTTCCATGGCTCCATAATTTACTTTACCTCCCTTACCTAAACCAGAAGCAGACATCCCCATTTTGCTTAACATTTCTTGAATTCCATCCATTCCAGGCATATTTTTCATTTTATTCATAATTTCTGTTGCCTCTGCAATTAATTCACTTTCTTTAATTTCACCCGATTTAATACGTGTATCTAATTTTTCACCAACATTTTTTACTAGATTCATTAATTTTCCTGGATTTTTTACTATCTTATTAAATACATCTTTCATGTCAGTTGAACCGTCCACGTCTATACCCAAATCAAGATTTTCGGCAGTTTCTTCTGCAATCTCCTTAGCTAGTTTTCCTAATTTACCCTCTAACATACCTGTAATATGATCATGTAAATGTTCTGGATTCGGTAAATCTCCCATATTTAAATTTGATCCAAAATTTGATCCCATACCACCTTTGTTATTGCTATTGTCGTCGGTGTCGTGGGCATCACTATCATCTTCACAATCTTCATCGTATTCTGATGATTTCATATTAAAAATATCTTGCATTTTTGATAGCGTTTCCTCTAATTTATTTTTAAAATCACTTTCATTGATAGCCTCAAATAATTTTGCACTATCACCAAATGCTTCTTTGTTCTCTATTGTATTAATAATAGAGAACATGATAAGTTGCAAATATTTCCAAATAGTTTCTCTTGTTTTTTCTGTTATATCAAATTGCCATAAATCTTTAAAATGAATGTGAGGTAAAAACTCCGTATCCACACTGGAATCTTCTTTAAAAATCTCTTCGTTTTGGTAAAGTATTTCAAAAAATTTGAGGGGATATTTTTTTTGACAAAAAGAAAATAAAATGTTGATACTTGTTTTCTCCGATGCTTGAATGGCTTTCTTTCTCTCTTCTTCTTCATCAATATAATCAAAATTAGATGATTCCTTCCACCACTTGTTGATAATTGGTGAATACTCAGGAAATGTTACTCTAATATCATTGACAAAATCTTTCATTACTTTTGAAAACTCTTCAGGAACTTCTTTTTTATTTGGCTCAGGAACAGACATTTATATGTTTGTATATAATTTTATTTTTTTAAATATTACTATCCGATAAATAATATATTGGTTATTTATATTATCTACTCTAAAAATATTGACTATATTCTTTATATTTTTCCAAAAAAGTATTTACTTTTTCAATTACATCTCTCTCTTCGCCACTAAATGAGTATATATTACCGTCTTTTTCCAGTGGATAAAATGATTGAGTTGTATTCACATCTTCTATTAAATTTTGCGTTTTCTCTTGAATAGTATTAATTTTGAGATTTATATTTTTTACTAAAGTGTCTATATTTTCATCACCACTTGCACCTGATGAATAATCTGTAATAGATAACAACAATTCATCAAATTTATCATGAACATCATCATCAATTTTTGTTTCATTGTCATTTGTAAAATCATCAACTACATAATTAAAACTGTTTGATTCATCATCCGATGGTTTTACAAATTCATCGTTAACATTTCTTATTACTATATTATCTATTTTTTGAGAAGTATAATCAATTTGTTTGAACAATAGATCATTTATGTTAATGTCTGTATTTATTGGGTATTCTAAATTAATAGTTTTATTAGTAATCATAGTTTTAGTATTATAATATATATTATTAAAAAAACAAAGGATTTATCAATTCACTTCCGTATTTTAATAAAAATTTTAATTTACAAATTGTAATATTTAAAATTTCTTGTTCCATGTTCGTTATCGAATTTGTTAAAAAATTTTTGGCTGTCTCTTTTTCTTTTTGTAGATAATCTATTTCTTCTTCCGATACATTATTATTGGCAAAATTACCACTATTCTGTTTAAATTTTAAGTATAATAAAGATACTATTGTGAATTGATAATAAATTATAAAATATTTAATATGCATCATTTTTAATTTTATTTCTGCAATTCTTAAATCAATTACTTTTTTTGCAAAAAGTTTGTCATTTATAAAAGTGCTACACAGTTTGCCGCAAAATTCCGGCGTGTTTGTAGTAGTTGTCATGATAACACCATTATTTTTATTCTCTAAAACTTTCATTTCAACCGGATCAATAATATTATTTCTAGTGGATTCTTCATTTTCATCAAATGTGACTACATTGTTTTTTATATTGGAAGATAGTATAAGTCGCTCGTATTCGCTATCTATTTTCGCTCTAATTCTGCTTTGAATTTCAGGAGATTCTCCATCAATACTTTTCTTAACATTATTGAAAATCTCTTCTTCTTGATGTTCATTGTAATCATATTTTTTATTATAAAAACTAAATATATCTTTGCAAATTTCCGATAACGACATTTTATATATTTATTATACTAATATTGAAATATATAAAATTTTTACAAACTACTATTATTTTTTTTTTGCTTCTCTCTTTTTATAATTTTCCATGAATAAATCTCTGTTTTCGTAATATTGTTGTAATAAAGGACCTGTTTCTTTATTATATGTTGATTTTACAACAGTCATCGCATAATAAAACGATTGCATTGGTATATTCAAATTAACTAACTTATTCTTTGTATCTCCGTTTATTTCTGATTCATTTTTATTTTTGCGAATAACTCCTGGTTCAGTAGGTTCACATAAATCTGTTTTAACACTATCATCACTATCATCTTTTGTTTTAACTCCATAAAAATAGCCAACTGAATTGATTTGATTTTTTAAATAACTTAATATAATATCATTTGCTGAAATGCTTGTATTTTTTTCTGGTGGCTTATAATCTATATAATTCATATTAATAAGCAAATTAAAAATCTGTTTATGGACTTCATTAAAAATAACATTTTTGCCTATCTCTTTATTGCTATATAATAGTGAATCGAATGCTTGGAATAGCAGTCCGGTGCCAACTATAACAGCTGTTGGCACGCTGAGAACTATTCCAATAATTGATGTATATATAGTGGAAATTACACCTATTCCTGGCAACCCACCTAATGCCCCACCAATCATTATTTTCTCACCAGCACTTTGAGATTTTCTTCCTGATAAAATACCTTTGATAGATGCAAAAGTATCTAAATACCTACTATAAACTTTATTTAGACTACACCAGTTGATTTGCGGTTTTTCTGATTCATTTTCTGATTTATTTATTAGATTATCATCTTCTATAGTATTACCAGATGGCCCTACCATAGTGCCAATCCAATTAATTTTATTAAATATTTCTGCTAATAATGTATTTGATTTATTTAATTCTTGTATTTTTTCATTAAATTTTTGCTCATCAGTTTTCTTATCACCTCCACCGAACAAATTATAACCACTTTTAATACCATAACCAATATAATCAAAAAAATTACCACGTGCACTAGCCATTAATGATTCATAATTTACAGAGGTTTGAATAAAAACAGTTTTTTTTGCTATTCCAGATTTTTCACTTACGATACTAGTATCAATATAATTATTATTACACCATTCAATAAATTCATCTTCTTCTCCTACGCCTCCGATATAATTTATGTTCTTACCTTTATTTAGACGTAATTTTTTAGTGTTTTTCTTCATATTATCTAGTTTATTTCTAAACAATTTGGATTTTTTTGGTCTCAACTCCGACTTAGGATCGGACTTTTTTCTTCTAATTTTCCTTGTATTATTTTTCTTATGAAATAGTTTCTTGTTTGAACCACCTGTGATGGTTGTATCATCGTTAACAACATTATCGTTATTAGTATTATCGTCAGCATTATTATTGTTTTTAAATGATTTTATAACAAATTTATTGATTTTATTTATTTTTTTTTTTATTTTTTCCATCAACGCTTTAACGTTTTCTTTAAACGTCTCTTCAACACTTTCAGCACTTTCAGCTGCATCAAAAAAGTCATCATCATCGTCGGGGTCATTATTATTTCCTAAAAAATATTCTTTCTTACTTGTATTAAATAGGTAATTATCGTATAATAATGCAATTGAAAAATTATAAATATCTATTGTATTTTCATAACAAAATAATTTAGTAATATATCCACATATCTCAATTTTGCTATATTTTTCATTCAAATTTTTTATTTCAATATTTGAATTAGCACCATCAAAATTAACATATGCTAATTTTCTTGATAATTTACTATTTATAAATATTTCATTTAAATTTAATTGTAAAATCTCTTTTTCTAGATCTGGATTATAACCATATTTATTTTGTATTTCGTCAAACGGTATATTATCTATTTTTGTATCAATAAGAATATCTTTAAAAAGAATTTCAAAGAATTGTTTTTCTATTTGTATAAATTTATCCTCGACTACGAGTTTATATTCAAAAAATTCATCATATATTGCAATATTCTTTATCATTTTTTTATAACTTTCTACTGTGAGTAGAATGTTTTCCTCCCCATTATTATCTTTTATTAAATAACCATTACATGAATCATCACTAGTATTATACGTGATAATAGGAGTATTTGAAAATACATACTCTTTATCTTCAAATTTTTTTACAAAATCACTATACTTTGTAAAACTTTTCAAATATGAAGTAATATTATTTCTAAATTTACGAGATACTATTTTGCTTAGTTCTATATCAGAAATTTTAATCTTATTGCCACAAGCAATTTTAATTAAAAGTAAAAAATTATAAAAATCAAAATTATGTTGTTGAATTGATTTAAAATATTGATCGAAATTTTGTGATAATGACAATTTTTCACTAGTATTTGATAATGAAATATTATTACCAGTAATTGTTAAAAAATTATTGTTTTTGAAATCATTAATAAACTGTTCAAATTGTGATTCATTTTCAGGAGTATTATTAGCGTCAAATTTATATATTTTTTTTAATTGATCTTCATAAATATTACCTCCTCCTTCTTGAAGTTCTTTACCTACTTCAGTTTCAACTAGTGCAACTTCTTGTGGTGGTTGTTGTGGTGGTTGTTGTGGTGGTTGTAGTGTTGATTCAACTTTTTCTGCAGCCTCAATATTATTTTTTATCGTTTCAAATTCTTTATAAAGTGGTTTAAAAAATATATTAATAAGATTTCTGTTCACAGGTAGTAATAAATCCATATTACTAATTGGATTGTTACTTTGTTTAAAGCTAAAATCAAATCCAATAATTATATCAATATTTTCAAATACATAGTCTTTATTTTCTAATTGAGCCACATCATTAACACCCAACACATTTTTTAAATACATTTTTGGTTTAACATCTGTAATAACATAATCTGTATTATCATCTTTTTTAACAGGATGTACCTTAATATAAATATCTTTTATCAAAGGATGATCGATAACTACTGTTGTATTTTTAAATAATATGCATTTACTATTATAATAACAATCACTATCACATTCAATCATGACAATATCCGGTGGTGATAATTGAACAATACTACTATCTATAACTTTTCCATCTACAAATTGCTTTAATAAATTTTTGGATCTGTCAATTTTGGCATCAAAGTCAATTTTGCCATCTGTTTTATTATTGAAACCGGTCAAACAAGATACATACCTCTCATTTTCTTCTTTAAAAGCTGCCCTATAATCATTTACCATAGTAGTTGAATAAAACAAACTAGATTTTACAGCAAGTGAACCAGCATGCGTTGTTGCAACTTTAATTAACCGATTTAAATCTGAGTTTGAGAATTTCTCACGATACAGTTCTGAAATAATTGCATCTATTAAACCACCACTTTGATTATTAGCAAAGTAATCAATTACAAATGAGGTGTAAGGAGATGTGCGATATCTTTCTATAATAACACTTGGTGTACATTCTGAATTACAACTAGTGTCTGATTTATTTTTTTTTCCAATATCATCAGCAGAAGGTTTAACATTATCTGGGTCATTTTCACAAAAATTAAATAATGACCTGTCTTTGTTTAGATCAATCGCCTTATTCATTTCCATATTAAACAATTCTTTCAATTCATTTTCATTAGGTATATTAATAAATAATTGTGTGTCAAAACGTCTAAGAATCGCACCATCTAAATTCCATGGATAATTTGTAGCTGCAACAACGACCACATTTGGATATGATTTGATACCATCCATCATTTGTAATAATGTGTTGACGGAATTTACCGCCAAACCTGTTGAATCTTTATCCCTGTCGGGGGCAATAGCATCCATTTCATCCATAAAAATTACTGAAATATATTTTTTATTTGTTGAAGAACGCTCACATTCACAAGCAGCATCTTTTGCACAATGAAAGATTTCTTCAATGCGTTTTTCAGTTTCACCAACATATTTACCTTTTAAATCGCCGGGAGAAGGAGCAAAAAAGATCACTCCAACACTTGGATCCTTCAATTGCAATTCATTTACCGCGGCTTTTGCAAGATATGTTTTACCTGTTCCAGGCGGTCCATATATCAAAATACCCTTGGCTGTTTTAGGATACAAATTAGGATATAATAGAGGCTTTACGAGTGATGAATCTATAATATCTTTTTCTTTACGTAATCCAGCGACATCATCGTAAAAAATACAATCCGGACTGCCTGTTTTAAATACAAGTGGTTTAATTTTGGTACATATTTTTTCCCAATCTTTCATCTCTTCTTTTTCGCCGCCAGATGATTTACTTCCGACTTGTTGTTGGAGACTCTGTATTACTTGTAATAAAGAAGACATTAAGTTTTTAATATCTTTTTCAACATCTTTTTCAACATCGGGTGGGTTAATTTTGGGTAATTTTCTTAAAATTGAATTTAATAGTACAGCCGCGCAAGAATAACTTACCAAAGCTCCTACATTTTCACCAGTTGAATAATAAAATTTACCATTGTTGTAGAGTTGACTTGCTTCCTTTACTTGATTTTTGAATGCATCATCCTGGGTTATTGCATATGTATTAATTGAATCAAAAATTTTACTGTTACAATTATTATTTTGATTATTATTTTGTGCCATATTATATATTATATAATACGGAAATATTTTGTATTTAAATTTTAATTTAGTATTAAAAATAATATAATATTATATTAACAAAAATGTCTACACAAAAAAATATACCTTCCGCAACATTTTCTAAAACATCTAAGGATCGGTCTATAAGTATATCTAAATATAATTTAAAAAATTTTGAGAAACCTTATAAATACTTTAGTAAAAGCGAACAAAAAATTAAAAAAATTTTAAATAAGTATCGCAGTAAAGATGAAAAAGAAATTATAAAAACATACAAATATACCGAACCAATAACAATAGAAAATATTATTAAAAATAATAAAATAACATTACAAGTGAATAGATCACCTCAACAACTTCCAGAAGGAACGCCACCAAGCGACGACGATAGAAGAAAACTATCATTATCTGAATTACAAAAAAATATTTTGAAAGATATTAAATTAAAAGATAATTATACATCATCTAGTTTAATACAGGAAGAAGATAACAATTATTATAATATTCTATATAAACATATAGAAGTGCAAAAAGAACGTTATGCTAAATATGAAAAAGATAAAGCAGATAGTGCCTCTTATGTTGTGATGTTATATAAAGTTGTGGGAAATCCTATCATTCAATATGGAGCGTTAGGTGCTGTTGCAATAGGTTTCAATTTATTATGTATTGCGCCATTGACGAGTCCTGCTATATGGCTTCAATTAACTAATTTGTTAATACCAACAATTAGTTCTATTGGGTCGTCCTCGTCCATTTATTTATCTGTTTTTACTGAACTAATTTATACTTCTGGGTTTTTTACTTTGACAGATGTAACAAGTCTAAAAGAGTTATATAAAAAAATGACAGATATATTGAAAGATCCTAATGCTTTTAATTTTGAAAAAAACAGTGTAATTCTTACTAAAATAGTTCAAATAATTTTCTCATCAACCACAAAGACAAAAGAAGAAATACTACAAGAAATAAGCAAATTGTTAAGAGATAATAATATAGATGGCGATATTACTAAAAACCCATTTTTAAATGCATTCTATGAGTTCAATATATATATTTGGAATACTATATATCAAAAAAATATTTTTAATGGAGAATCAACACTAGAATCTATTGATACAAAATGGTTGACCTTTGCGTCAGGATTTTTTAATACGCCAAACGGGCAATTTCTTTTGTCAACCGCACGTTTATGCTGTAACATGTATGCGTATGTCAATACTACTAGAGATTTAATGGATAAATATCAAAATATAAATAGTAATATAATATTTGAAGGGGTATGGAAATATGGTATCAATAGTGCTTCATTCAATGAAATCATAAATACGTCAACAGGAGGGTTGTTTTACGAAGGTGATAAATTATTAACGTATATTATTACTCAAAACGCGTATGTTGGTAATTTTGTTGGAATTATGGGAAGCACATGGACGTCTCCATATAATTTAATAAATACATTTTTCCCGAATTTTTTTACATTGGTAGTAGGAAGTACAATAAAAGTTACAATTACATCTTATGGAAATTCATATTTTGAAAAAATGAAAGAAGAAGCAAAAAAATCTTTACCAATATTACAAAAAACAGAGGAAGAGCAAATTCTAGAAGTCGAAAATAAAATTATTAAAATATCTAATTACAAAAAAGAAGGTATAACAAATGAAGAAATAGCGGAATTATTGAATCCTACTCCTGAAGAACCAAATAATTATAAATTACCAATTTCTAGATTCTTATATTCTTTCAAAAAAAATTTTAAAAGGTTCACTCAAAATCCATCCTTATACATATCAAGCTATGTAAATTGTATGACAATATTTAAATTTTTAATATATAATTATCAGAAAATATTTTTTGGTGCATTTGTTGTTTTTCAACAAAACGCAGTGCTACTGGGTTTAGATAATATTCAATTTAGAAACTTTTATTATTGTAATTGGATTAAATCATTTTTAGAAGCAACGACATTAAATACAATAATTGAATTTTATTTTAAAATGTATTACGGTAGCGACGAACAAATTTCAGCGAACTTGGAAATATATAAAAATAAATTGGCGAGTGACATAGCAAACGACATATTATTGTTTCACGAACAAATTCAAAAAAAATTTTTTGAGTGTAAAATTGGCACTACAGTAGGCGAATATTTATCAGCATTAAACAATATGTGGATTATTCAATTAATGAATACTGCTATTAAAATTACCTATTATATTGCCGCTGCTCCATTATTAACAAAAACAATTAGTGATACATTGACACCCGGTTCAAATGTTTTGAAGGAAATAAAAATTTTTGATATAATTAAAGATGATGAAAAGATGAAAAAACTTGCTGTATTTTTAAATGCAAAAATTAGTAATATAATAAAAGCTATTGGAACTACCGATGCCAAACAATTTTTTGAACAAATTGCCGATTTTGCTGATATTAATAAAATTTTATTAAATACTGTTATACCATATATTGATTCAGATGGTTATTATGAACTATATGGAAAACAAATAGAACCAAAAAAAAATCTTAAAGGAAATATTATTGAATTTGAAAAAGACAAAAAAAAAGAAGAACGTATTATTTTAGAATATATAGATGAAGAAGGCAATAATAAGGATAATTTTAGAATGATCACACCTGATGAAATTTTTAAATTGTTGAAAATAGATAAACAAAAAGATGCTTCTGGAAACGAGTTTACTATTTATGATTATTTTTATAGTTATTATAATAAAGAGTTTGATGATATTCAAAAAAATATACCAAAAAACCAACAAATAACCTTTGATAAATATTTAAAAGATAAATACAATGAACTTTACAGAAAAATTAATATAGAAGAAGCAAAAGATAGTGCAAAGAATTATACTGATATTGATATAGTCCAACTTGCACTTTTAAGTAAAGTGATTCAAATACAAGAAGAAAAAAAATATTATGAACTTACAAGTAAATTGGATTTTGAAAATCCTCCAGAACTATTAGATAAGGACAAATGGCTAAACTGGTGGAATCAAAAATGGTTCTATGAAGATTATATTAGAACAGAACCACGAAAAATACCAGAAGAACGTGATGTAAGCGAACAACGTTGGAAGCTAGATATAACAATTCGTCAAAATGTTATGAAAAATAAATTAGATAGTGAAGATTTTAAAAAAATGGAGTATTTTATTAACAATAGTAATGAAGAGCTTGAAAAACAAAAAGCGCCATTGATTAAAGAAAGAGAACAATTAATGAAAGAATTAGAAGATTTATTTAAAAATAATGCTGATAAAATCAAAATACAAACGGAATTACAAGATAAAACAAAACAAATAATAGACATTGATGATAAAATTAAAAATCAAGTAGTAATAAATAAATTTTTAGAATCAGATAATGTTATGGTTCCATTAAAAGATTTTTTTAAAAATGAAAATAAATTGCAAATTGCTTTACCGAATCATTACGGTTATCGTTTTACAAAAGTTGATGCGCTTGAATTTTTGGATATACAAACCATATTAGCACACTTTATGGATGTGAATGAAACAGAATATAAAATTCCTATTGATTTATTAGAAAGTGTAAAAAATTTGGGCGAAAAGTATCCTTTTTTATTGAACAGATTAAGTGGAGTAAATATAAAATACAATACTGAATATGGAGAAATAATACGCGCGTTGTATAAAAATGGAGAAATATCAAAAGAAATATTTGAAAATCCAGAAAAAAATTTACCTTTAAAATATCTAGCCTTTGATTTTCAAAAATTCTATAATATACTAAAAGAAAAGGTTGTTTTTAGTTTTGAATCAACTGAATCAAACGATATTTTTGGATTTCTAAAAAAAATATTAAAAATTGATGATTTGTGTTACAACAAAAACAAAAACCAATTTATATATTTAGATGAATATGAGTGTAATATAAATAATGGTATCAAAGAAATAAATAATCCAGGTGAATTGGAATGTAAAGTTGAATTTGAAAAAAGAAATGAAGAAGAAAAAAAACACATTTTAGAGGAATTATTATTACGTCCGGATGTAATTGAATCGTTATATCAAAATAAACATAATGAATTCAGTGAAGAAGAAATAAAAAAAAAAATAGACGTCTTTGTGAAAAAAAATGAAGTTATTATTTCATCTTTACATGATAATTTAATAGACAATGTAGTTGCTGCTTATCATGATATTATACAAGATATATCAGAAATAAAACAGGCGAGCACTAATTTGTATGAACTTAATAGTTCATTAAACGATAAAAACAAAATTTTAGAATATATTGAATCTATTCCTGAGAAAACAGATATTACACTAAGACCGGAACCTTCAAATAAGTATATTCAAGATACTACAAATATTGAAGATATTGTAAAACAATCTGAAACAATTAAAAAAGAGATAAACGAAATTGAGGTTAAAATTGTAGAACTAAAAAACAAGTATAAATTTTTATCAGATTTTATACAGATTGATGGGATTGCTAGTATTGAAGAATTTGTTAATTTTTTAGAAAACATTAAAAGAACCTATGCAATGGATCCTATTGTAAAAAGATCCATCTATGATTTTTTTGTTATGAATAATTATGAACAAGTTATAAATTTTGGTAAATTAGAAAAAGAAAAACATAATATTATTGAAAATATCAATAATATAAAAAAAAATTGCCAAGAGGGCAACTATACACTTGATGAAAAAATGAAAGAGATTTTTTTAAAAAATATACCAAAGTTTCCTCTTAAAGAATTTGCTATTGATACAAATATTTATAAAATAGAAGACTACAAAAATTATATTAATCCTGGAACATTACATGATATTGAAGAATTTACTAAAGACATAAGTAATTATTATGATGGTGCTAACAAACAAATTGAAAATATTAAAACAGGGACACTTGATAAAGATAATTGTAAAGCATTAATAGATTTTATTGAAAAATTTATAAACGTAAAATATGCATTTATTAAAGATGTAAAATACAATATTGCAATTTTCAATTTCAAAGAGGTTAATGATAATTTTAAAAAAATAGAAGAGAGAATCAAAATAAATAATGGTTCTTTTGTAAAAGAATTAATAACCTTACAAGAAGAAGGTAAAAAACTTGATTATTCAATACCAAGTAAAATACCAGAGGTGCCCCCAGAAGAAAAAGAAGTTAGTATTGGAAACCAACCATATAAACCTCAAGAAGGTCAACCGCAACCTAGTCAACAACCAACTGTAAACCCTACTCAAGGACCAACTGTAAACCCTAGTCAAGGACCAACTGTAAACCCTAGTCAAGGACCAACTGTAGACCCTAGTAAACAACAACCAAAAATCGAAGATGTTGAAAAACAAGTAGTCGCAGAAAAACAACAACAAGACCAAGCACAAAAGCAAGAACCTGGGCAGAAAGAAGCTGAAAACGAAAAACTTAAAAATATGCTAAAAAATTTATTTGGTGGTCAAGATGATAATGGTATAATTGGTTATATTATAGATAAATTAACTAATCTTTTTGGTAAAGATTTAAAAAATCCAAATATAAAAGAAAAATTAGAAGTAAAAAAAAGTGATACTCCCGAGCCCATAGATAAATTCACATGGTGTGTTAATAATGCGGAAAATTGGCACATGGAAGGTAATAATATTGTAGTTAACAACAATAGTATTAGCGAGGCGGAAATTCAATTATACGGATGTAGTAAACCTAGTAGTCTTGAAGTCATATTTGATGGACTTATGACATTTACAGTTAATCTATTGACTACATTACTACAACTATCTACTGGCACACTTTCAGGCATTTGTAACCTAGGTGCTTTTGTCCTTCCAATCATATGGATATGCAGACTTATAACACTTTTATCAGGTCTTGGCAATGTTTGTATTAAATATTTTTTATTAAATTCTGTATTGGCAAGTGCTGATACAATACTAGACGATAAAAATGCCTCAAGTCTAGGTTCAATCATTTTACTACTTGGAATATATGTATCTTCTAATTCATTGGTAAAAGAAATTACTGCTTCCACTGATGGATGGGATACAGCAGAAATAGGATGTAATTCCGCACTTGGTATTACAGAAAACCTCAAAACAAAAATTAAAACTACAAATGAAGCTATAATAAAACTATTACAAGATAAGATTAATGTAGACGAGTCAAAAAAACAAAATTACGCAACTCCAGAAAAACATAATTTCAACATGTTTATAAATTTAGGATTAGCTGATGAAGATGGTAAAAATTATAATAATAAGGAAATAGTTGGTAAAATAATATTAGATTTTTTTTCCCAAATGAACTTTAGCGACGATGTTGAAAGACAAATTAGAGAACTTGGAAAAGAACCGATTCAGGATTGTTCAATTTATAATAATAATAAATATGATAAAATAGATTTTATTGCAGCATTTTATTCACAATTAATGAACCCAAATAGTAATATTTTCATTAATTGGATGTTTTGCACTATATTTGAAATTGATAACCCGTTTATAAATAATAATATGTTAAGTTGGCAATGGTATTTGAGTTTTTTATACTCTATAAGCACAAGTTCTTCTTATAATAATCTTAAAAATAAATGCATCACACCTTTTTTATTACTATTGATTAAGAACGAAGATTTACGTAAATATATATTTACTCAATTATTCGGCAATCCTTCCTATAAAATAACTCAGTATAATCAAATTAACAAAAATGAAATAAATATCAATGTAGCACGAGACGCTCTGGATAAAGCTTTTGAAAAATTTAGTGGACTTATTGAATCATGTAATAATAAATGTTCTAATAAAGTTATCGAAGATATTTGCAATGAAGAAATTTATAAACCATTTGAAGGATTATTTTATAATTTTAATTTTAACGTAATACGTAATTATCCAAAATTGAATTTTAAATCATACAATGAGTATCTTATGAATTGTAATCAACCTCCATGCGATAAAAAAATAATAAAAAAAAACATTATAGATGCATTATGTGAAATGTTATATAAAAAAACACAAAATGACAATTTTGATGATAATATGATATTCACAGATGAATTAAAAACTATTTTATGGAAAGGTATTGATGAGAGATTTGAGGAATTTAAAAAAATTTTTATCAATAATGATAATAAATGTAATTATGAAGAGAGTGATATAACAAGTATAAAAGAAGAAGATTTTGATGAAATAGTAAATCAATTAATAGAAAATATAAATAATAATAATTTTAAACAAAATTTGTACAACATAAAAATAAAAGAACTAAATGAAAATACAAATTTAACTCCAAATGAAAGGAAAAATGCTAATAATGAATGGGTACAAGGTTATTTTATAAAATTTTATGAAATTTTAACAAGTTATAAAGATGCTGTAAATTATGGTCAAATACAAGAAGAACAAAAAAAATTTATTCTTGAAATAATTAATGAAAAAGAAAATCCTCTTATTGAAGGATTATTGAATATGATAATCAATAAATTTCCAGATGAGGCTAAAAAACCAACTATAAGCAACTACGCTAAGAATTTAATGATCGGAAGTATGATAGAAGGGATTTATAATCCTTGTGATTATGGTTATAAGGCAATATATTTAAAGCATGATGTTTATAATAAAAATTACAAATGTTTCAAAATTGACGATAGTTATAAAATGGACGCTATGGAAAAAGAATATAGGGGTAATTATAATAAAAAGTTAATAGAATTATATGATGAAAATAAAAATTTGATTTCGCCTCTTGGTCGTATTTTAAATTATTTATTTAAATATAAAAAAGGTCAATATTACCCAGTAGATAGTGATAAAAACCCTAAGCCATCTGAAGATTTTACAGAAGATGATCTAATAAATATCAAAAATATTATTTCAAATATTACAAAAGAAATTAAACCTACTACTGATGAAGAAATTAAAGAAAAAGATGAAATGGTTGAATTCGTTAACACATTAACTCTAGCAAAAATTAAAGAAGTATCAAATTTGCAAGCAAAACAAGTAGATTATGAGAATTATGAGAAAGAGTTTTTGATTGATAATTTAAATGAAAACATAACAAAATGCGAAGAAAAAAATAACGATGATAAATGTAAAAAGTTGATTTTTTTGTATTTAAAACTAATTGGTATAAAAGATGAAGATTTTTTAATAAATTTATTGAAACAACTCGAACACGACCAAATATCTTTAATTTTTATACCAGAATATTTAAATATTGATAAAGAAATTACAAATAAAATTAATCAATTGTTTAATAATAATAATAATATAAAACAAAAATTAAAAGAATTACTTTCTATATACATTTATGAAAAACAAAAAAATACAATTTATGATATCAATAAAAATTGGCATGTTTTATTGAATGCTGATATTGGTAGGAAAAAAAGTATAGAAAACACACCCACAATTGTTCCAGTAGAAGATATTATTACAACAGAAGATTTTTTTGATATAAAAGATGAAAATGGTAATACGATAGATATATATGATAAAATAGATAAAATTGTTAATGCATTAATTGTTAAAAAGGATAATGAACTCGTCCAAATGAGAAGAGGAAACTTTGATACAAGTTTTATTAAAATATCCCCCGTTATTTACGATGAAGCAAATATAACCTTTGGTTATAAGGATTCAATAGTAAATGAAATTATAGATGATACGTTTAAAAATATAAACATTGATGAAACTATAATTAGAATTATAAAAAATAAAATTAATGAAAATATCAAAGTTGGTGATAATAGACTTGAACAACCTTTAAAAATACCTAAAGAGTATATAGAAAAACAAGTGAAAAATTTGAGGGATATTGATCAACGTGATATAATTGATTCTAATCCATCTAGATATATATTTGATAAATTTATTGATAAATTTATCGTTATTGTTAAAGAAAAAATATTAACAGATGTTAAAAAAAGTATTGATGAAAAAAAGCAAAACATAATAAGAGAAATAAATACAAAAGTTGGTTATGCAGTTATTCCAACAGAGAAAGGCAGTTATGGCTTAGTTAAAATTAGTGAAAATGATCATCATAAATGGTGGGACCTACAAAATAAAAATGGGTTAAAAGGTGTAGGATTTAAAGAATTACCATATGAAAACACAGATCTACTCGTAAATGGTAACGACTACAATTACAAAGCAAATTTAAACGATAATACTATTGAAAATAATTTACCACATATTTTAGAGTTTCATAAAGGCGAGGAAAATGTTGAACCATACAATCCATTTTATCATAAAATTATAGAAGAAAAAACATTAGATAGTAATAAGTGGGTAGAACTTATTCGTGATAAATATTACAAAAGATTTTCTTTTTCAGAGAAAATATTTGAAAATGATTCTTCACCTGCCATATATAAACAACGTGAAATATATATATTACAATCTGATTTAGATGTTCTAAATAACCAAATTAATGAATTTAAGGAAGAGGAGTACGCTGAAAAAATAATTGACGCAATGAAAAAAAAAGAACAAGTAATTGATAATTTGAAACCTGGTAAAATAATGACCGATGATGAATGGGAAAATGGAGACTTTTTTATTTCGGATGAAAAACTAGATGAAATGATTGCTTATTTAACAAATATAAGAGATTCTGGTACAGATGAAGCCAAGAAAATATTGAAAGAATCAATTTTAGTTATGATGTCTGAAATTGATTCTTTCAATTTTTTATACAAGCTTCCTCTAGGTATACTTGGATTACTATCAATTGACTTGACGTCAGTGGCTAGTTTATTTATTACCGAATTAATAAAATTTTTGGAAAGTTTTAAAAGTAGAGATCAAGATTATTTTAGTGAAATAATTACACAAAAAATTATAAAAAAGTTATATTTTATATTTTTCACTAATGAAATTAGTAGTTATGAATTTCAAGAGAAAAAGCAAGAATTTAACGAACAAATAGGAATTAAATTTGACTATTTGGGTAAACAAAAATTAAAAGGAATTACAAATAAATTGTTTATCAATATTCTATCAGAAGATCAAATAAAAAAATTAAAAGAAAACGATAAATTATCTTTGGAAGAAATTAGAGAAATTTTAAGACCTTATTTGAAAAATATATTATGCAATAACAATAAAAATGAAACTACAAATATCTACATCTCATATATTGAATTTTTTAAATGGCAATTAGACTCAACAAATTCAAATGTTAATACTACATCAGATAATGTTAGTATTGTTAATAATAATTCTAATAATGATTCTAATAATGATTGTGATGTTAATGTAGAAATTAACTTGAATTATATTATAAATCATTTACTAACCATTTCCTATAATTATAAACGTTTTGGCGTTAAAAACCATACTGGCGGTTTACAATTGATAGTAAATGAAAATAAATTTAAAATTGGAGAAACTAATTCAAATGACAACATACTAACTGATACTGAATTGACAAAATTAATGCCACAATGAAAATACTATAATACCAAATAATTATAAATCATATTATTTGATTATGATATAATATGATTTATCCTACCTTTCCTGTTTACGCGCTTTCACAATATACAATAGATAATTTTGTTAAATTTTGAATATATTTCATTGTTTTTGCACGATTTTCAATGGCCATGTCTTTAATCGGTTGACGTAATCTATCAATACCTTCCATTATTTTGTCAGAATATTCTGCTTTTGATAAATCACCTGAATAGTCTTTTTCTATAAAAAAAGAAATGTCACCATTTTCAATTTGTGTTCTGTATTTGTCAACTATATTTGATTTCCATATTTTAATAATCATTTTTGGATTCGCTTTTCTAATCATCATCAAAGAGTTTTTTGCAGTCAATACATCAGCATTTTCAGGGAAGACAGATTGCACATCTGAAATGAATTCCACAAAGTGATCATTGAAAGCAGTTAAAATATTAGCGGATGACATCAATATGTTTATTATTTTTATTTTAATTTTATGTTTAAATTGCTTTCATTGTAAATATAAATATAATATCAATAAAACTTGCGGTTTTCATATACACCATGTTTATAATAATGGTCAATTGCTTCTTCGTCTGTAAAATGTTGCAAATCTGAATAGAGTTCTTTGTAGTTTTTTGCACATATTATTTCATCGTTAATTTCTTCCTCTGATAATGGTAAATCAAATTTTTTATCTACAAAAGTATTTGAGTCTCTATAAATTATATTATTTGGTGGTTGCGATATTAAAGGTGTCCAATATTTGCAATTTTCAAAAAAATAATGTATTACAATAGATTTTCTGGTAATATCAGGATCGTTACGTTTACTTCCTCCATGTATCAAATTTGCATGCCAAATAACAATATCTCCTTTTTGAATAGTTCCATATTTCGGCTTCAACCCATATTTTTTAATTTTTTGGTCAATTTTGTTTTCATATTCAGCGTAATTACCAGGTTCTATTCCTAAGCGCTGCATTGTATAAAAGGGTAATTTATGGCTTCTTGGGTAATATACAAGTGGACCAGAGTCCATAGTTATATCTTCTAATGCAATCCATACTCCACACATTAAATTTATTGGATCACTGCAAAAATGTATCTGGTCTGAATGCAATTTTTGTTCGGTCCCTAAATAAAAATTTAATGTTTGAAAAGGTATTGGTTTTCTGTTATATAAACGTCTCAATATATTCATAATTTTTTTATCAAATGCAAGATGACCAATAATATCATATTGTTTCCATGCATCTGCAATTCTATTTGAATTCTTATTTTCAGGATGTTTTTCGTAAATTTCATCTACAATTGTATCAATCATGTTTGTATCTATTACTGATTTAACGATTAAATAACCATCATTATTGTATTTCTCAATTGTCATTATTTTTATAGTATATTTTTATTTATAAAAATAATATTATATACCCATTGGCGCACGACCACCATTCAATTTTTGTAAATCTTGGTCTCTTTGTTGTTGTAATTGCTCAACTGTTAATCCTTCTGGTATTTTATTGGATTTTTTATAATCATGATCATCTGTTGGACATTGAATACCCATCTGATTGTTCATATTCAGATCTACGTAATTATGCATTTGTCTCATTCCGCCATTGCCTGTAGCCTTTAGTGCTTCAGCATCCATATCCAAAAAACTATACTGATCCGATACTATATCACCAAAACCTCCGCTCCCAAAAGAAAATGCCATTGGTTCCATGTTGTTTTGGGTTGCTTGTTTCACCATTTTCTGTTGCACGGGTTTAAAATGTTCTAAAATAGCGTCCCCATAAAGAACATTATATCCTTGTGTCAATAGCAATAAAGCAGGCACTCTATTAATATTGTCTGGCATCAATATTTTGTTACCATTTTCAAGAACAATAAATGTTTTGTTGTTGTCATCCTTGACTCTTTTATCTATGCAAATAAAATGAATATCCTTCTTAATATCTGTTTTAGATAAAGTTTGTAAAAGTTTTCTAGAATGTTCACAAAAGTTACTATAATATAAAATTGTACTCATTAAATTTGATATATATATAATTTATGGTATCTTTATTTAAATTATTTTTAACTAATTAAAAAAAATGATTTATTTATTCAATATAAATATAAATATAAATATATATTATTGATATTTATAAATCATGAATCCTCATATTGAACAAAAAACTAAGAAAGGTGATATGTTGTCATTTACATTAAGTGGTGTAAATGTAAGTGTTGCTAATGCTATTCGCAGAACTATTTTATCTGATATACCGACAGTTGTATTTAAAACATCGCCTTACGAACAGTGTAAAGCAAATATTATTACAAATACAACACGATTAAATAATGAAATCCTAAAACAACGTTTAAGCTGTATTCCTATTCATATACCTAATTATGAAGAAATCAATTTAAAAAATTATTTGTTAGAAGTCAATGTTGAAAATACAAGTGATACAACTATGTTTGTAACAACTCAAGATTTCAAGATTAAAAATCTTTTGACAGATTCTTACTTAAGTGAAAAAGATACAAGAAACATTTTCCCTCCAAATGATTATACTGGATATTTTATTGATTTTGTTAGACTGCGTCCTAAACTTTCCGATGAATTGCTTGGCGAGAAAATACATTTGACGTGTGAATTTACTATCTCTAATGCAAAAGATGATGGTATGTTTAATGTAGTTTCTACTTGCTCATATGGTTTTACGCCAGACGACGTTGATATTGATACTCAATTAGCCAAAAAAATTCAAGGATGGAAAGATGAAGGAAAAAATGAAAAGGAAATAGATTTTGAATCTAAAAATTGGAAGCTATTGGATGCACTACGTATTGTTAAAAAAGACAGTTTTGATTTTATCGTGCAAACGATCGGTGTATATACTAACATAGAATTAATGAATAAAGCGTGTGAAATTATTGATGAAAGATTGCATGAATTAGATATGTTAATTCACAGTGATGACATTGAAATAAAGAATTCGCTTAATACAATGGCTAATTGTTTTGATATTAAATTGGAAAATGAAGATTATACAATTGGAAAAGTATTAGAATATATTTTGTATGAAAAATTCTTTGAAGGAACAAAAATCGCTACTTTTGTTGGGTTTAAAAAGTTTCATCCTCATGATGTTGAAAGTATTATTCGTATTGCATTCAAAAATCCTATAGATGTTTCAAGTATCAAAGGATATTTGCAAGAAAGTATTCAAGATGCTAGAAATATATACGCAAAAATTAAAAAAGAGTTTTTGAAGGTTGATTAGAATGTAAAATCAAAACAAAATTCAAAAATAATATTATTATACAAATTATCTAATATTATTTTTTATGTAATAACCATTTATACAGAACAACAAGTATAAGATTTTCCAGCAACTGGATTACCAACACATCCTTGGCCTTCTTGGTATGTGCACACATTATCTGTAAAATAATAATTGTTGGTGCCTAATTGATTTGCACAATAATTGCACATCCAAGCGCAACCAGTTCCAGAAGTTACACTAAATTGAATGCAATTATTTGGACCACTCAAAACACGTTGTTTAACATTACATAATTCATCGCTACTTTGAGAAACAGCATTCACTCCGCTATAAAAAGCGGCAATGGAAACTAGAAAACCGAAAAATCTCATTTTATATATGTATATAATTAAAATAATAAATTTCTAAATTATTTTTTACAAATTTATTTTCTATGTTTTCTATATTTTCTATATTTGCGCGTTTTTTGTTTCTTATGCTTAAAACGATAGTTTTTTGTTTTTGTTTTTCCGCCTTCTTTTGATTTCGAATGATCCATAATTTCCCAGGGATTTATGTTCGTATTATTTTTTAAACGTAATGCATCGTCGGTGTTGTGTTTTATCAAGTTTTTGCTTGCTAAATATTGCAATGTTTTTGGTTCGCCTTGAACAAAATCTTCGTTGTTCATTGTTTCATTTTCATTTTTTTTCTCAATTTCTTCATCTACATTCATTTTTTTTAAAAGAAGATCTGGGTTTATTTTTTTTTTTGCGGCTATTTTTTCACTTAATCTACCCAAAGAATAAATTAAAACCTGGTTACTTTTAAAATATTCAGGAAATACTCTTATTACAAATTCAATAGTATTTGGAGGTATTTTTGAAACTGATATCCAATCATTATATTGATCCTTATCATTTATTGGATTTCTAAGCCAAATAAATAGAAAAAGCATTTCGGAAGTGTCACGGCTATTTGGTTTTGATACTAAATTAACAATATAATCCATGCTTCTTTTGCCATTTACCCTATATTTTAGTAAATAATATTGATTTGGAAGAATTTGATTTCTTTCTGTGATTCTTACTAAATTGGTTGAACTAATATGGTTCATTATATCTATTATGATATATTAATTTTTATTTCAACATTTTCAATTTTTTACAACGTCAATCATATGCAACTGATAATTATAGTTCAAACTATGCATCAATAACGATGGCTGTAAACTATTTACATAATCTATAACAACTTTATTGGTTACGAATTTATTTTCTGGTTTCAATTCACTCTTAAATTTTTCATGAATATGAAACATGTGAGTTTTATATTGTTGCGAAAACTCTTTCAGTTGCTTCTCTTTTTTCATATAACATGAAATGTAATTATAAAAGAGTGTATTCGTAAACAGATGTATTTGATCTCTATAAAGTGAAAATTCTCTTTTGTTTTCTGGAAATAATTTTAAAAATTCATTTACTTTTCCCTCTTTTCTCAAAGTCAAATATTGAAATTGTAGTTTTGGTTGATTTCCGCGCAAGTGACGGACTTCTTCATAAACAGGATTTCTAATTTTTGTCCTATGACCAGTTTTTTTATTATATAAAACCACACCTAATTTATCATAACTCGTATTCATAGATGCATATTTGTCAATTAATTCGCTATATTCGTTGTATTCATAAATTTCTGGGAATTTAATAGTTGTTGTTTTCCAATAATTTTTATTTTCTTGTAAATCGGATGCAAATACAGTAATATTATTTGCATCGCTATTATCAATATAATATATAGCAACTAAATAAAGTTGTGGGTTTTTGATTGGTATTATGATGCGATTATTTGGATGTTGTAAAACAAAACTATAACACAATTTTGGATTCAAATTTTCCAAAATAAGATTGTTTTCCTTTGCTGCTTCTAAAAACATGGTTCTGAATGTTTTTTTCGGTTGTTCTTGTGAGTTTGCATAGAATCCACATGTGGCGCCAACAATATTCTTTGTAGCAATTTCCCATCCACCTGCAATTCCAATTGATGAATCATAAAAAACATTGATCATTGTGCCTTCTACAAATTCTTGTGCAACAATTTCTTGGTTGGGCATAGGATAAAGCTCCACAAATTTATCAGCTTGAAATGATTTAGGTGGAGCAAAACTAACCACTTTATTTTGAGTATTCACTATTACTGATCTACATAAACCATATGAATCAACTAAATCATAGTTTAATACTTGTTTATCATAAGTAATTATTTTGTATTCTTGATTGTTCTCGGTTCTACAGATTAATTTATTTAATTTAAGAATATTAGAACTATTAGAACTATTATTGTCATCGTGTAGCAAATCATTAAAACTTGGAATACTACCTAGATTCATGCATGAGATATTTGTCATCTTTACCTATGGTCTATTTATAGTAAATTTATTTCTTTAAATAAATATCATTATACTTTTATCTAAGTATAAAAATATCTAACATAAATATAGAAGAACAATAACAAATATGTTAAACATAAATACCGATGATGAAAAGAATGAAAATGAAACAAAGAAAGATAAAGACAATAATAAGTTAATACAACTGCAATTGGGCGATATTATTGAATTGTTTGATCCCAAAAATGAAAAACTTAATAGTCAAACTTTTTATATTGATTACATTGATGAAAGTAAAATGATATTGATAAACGAATCAACTTTGGAATCGGTAAAATTAAAAATTGATGAAAATGGTGTCATTGGAGATGGAACAATAACAAAACTTATTATTAAAAGTAGAAGTAATGAAAAAGGCTATGCGCGCCAAAATAATTTATTACCAGGAACATGCATAAATATATATTTTGGTGGAGATTTACCTGTAATTATTACAGGTGAAATAACCAATTTAGAGAATGATATGATAGAAATCACTATGGTAGACGATGATGTTATTTATATCAATTTTGATTACAAGGGTATTCCTGAAGATCTACCTATTGAAATGATTGAAATAAGAGAAAAACCATGCGTTTCTACCAAAAAGCAAGATATGGAACTTCTTCAATCCGAACTATTAGAAGCATCAGAAGACTTGCCAGATCTGACGAATGAAGAAATTGAAAAGAGACAAATGAGAAAAGAACAACTACAATTGGAAGTACCTTTAGCTGATGTTAAAACACAAATGAGAGAATTTGTAATAAAAGCCGACCAAATTCAATTTGGAAATGAAGTTTTAGGACCCATCGTTCAATTTGTGGATGTTTATGGTAAAACAGAAAGATACAGTATTGAAACACAAACAAATGATCTATTAGATGAATTGCTATCTACCATACCAAATAGTGAGCGAACTAACCGCGTTCTTAATAATATCCACAATATAATTGATCGTTTTGTTCAAATGAGAGAACAGTTCTCTACTTTTGATGAATATGGCAACGTAAGTGGATCTATTATTTATAAACCAGATTACAAACCACTTTTACAATTTTTCAATAATTTTAATAAAAATTTACTATGGATTTTACCAGTTGTTAAAAATATGAAAAAAACATATGTTGCAAATTCTTTATTAGCAGAAGATGAATTCTCGGATGTCGTAAACGTGGACTTAAATGAAGATTTAGAAAATATCAGAATGTTAGTGGAAAATTTTAAAACAAATACATTACCAAGTGAACAAAATAAATATTCATCTCTTTACAAAGAATTGAATCCTTATTTTACACCTTTTGATTATATTAACGACGAACAATTGTCGGAAACAATGATTGAAAAAATGACACAAAGCGATATTAATGTTATTATTGATAATCTTGGTGATTTTTATTCTAGCGTATTTCGTAACAATTTATTAAACACGCAACGTTTTGTTATTCAAAAATATAATTTGGGGCTTACCAAATTAGAAGCTACCAATTTTAAAGGAAGCCGATTTGAATCCATAAGGGTTAAATTAACACAACCAGATGAATTGTATTTGAAATCAGTGCTCACTTTACCAGAACCTTTTATACGGTTCTCTCAAATCAATTTACCAGGAACAAATATTTTAACTCGGGCAAACTTGAACTCTATTTTTATCAATTATTGGCAAGTATTAAAGAAAAATACAAATGTTGAAGTGATCACTGTAAATAGTGTAAATGATAACATAGATTACAATGAAAACAACTTTGTAAACAATATTAAAAATTATGTGAACAATCTTTCAGAAGAAGAAAAAAAGGGATTGACAAAAACCGAAATTTATAATCAATTTATAGATATCATTATTCCAAAAACACGTATTCTTTTCAATTTGATGAAAAAATATATAACTGGAAAATTTTCTATTATTGATGTTGTAAGTTATATGGAACCCTTTTTAATTTATACAGACAACTTGACATATCAACAATACAGAGATATTATCAGTTTTATCAATGAAAAAATTTCTGAATACAATAAGAATTATATTGAAAGAGGAAAGTTATTTTACAGCCTGAAAAATTTGAATATGAATGCAAAACTTATGCCATTTTCGGCATATCCAGTTGTAAATATTGTTTCAGATAAAAATGGAAAAAGAAGAGAATTGTTTGATGATTATGATATTGATATTGATCCAAGTAGTTTGAGAGAAAATGCTTATTCTAACAATGAAATTTTAAGAAAAGTTATTTTGAAAGACTATTCAAAACTTTATTGCACAACGATTATATTACAAAATATGCAGTTAAGATACCCCCAACAATTTACATCCTTGTTTGAAGATGAAAAATCTGTCTTAGAGAAAAAAATTAAAGATGAAAAGGGTGATAGTTTGAATTCATGTAAAAAAAAGATAATTGCAAAACTGTATTTTACTAGAGAAGATTTACTCAATGATAATGATAAACAAGTTTACTTTGATAAAAAATATGATGATACGAATTATGGAATATTGGACGATTTTGAAAAAGATATGTTTACAAAAACACCAGAAGAATTTGTCATGTTTTTAACTAATAAATTGAAAAATAGTTTGAAGCTTTCTGATGAAGACGCCGACTATATGGCAGACACATTGATAAATGGTTATAAAAAAGTAATAAATGGTCAATATGCTATATTGAAAAAAATAACAAATAATAATGTAGAATTTGAATATTATGCACGTAAAAACAATAACTGGGAATTAGATGCTGATTTTGATGCGGGAGATGTTTCTAGAGAAGATGGTCTAACAGATTCTAATTTATTATGTAATTTACAGGAAAAATGTATTAGTATTCCTACAAAAAATGATTATGGCGATGGTGATAAATGCGAGAGTATAATATTGAGTAAAAGTGAATTACAAAATAATGCATTGAAAAATATTATTAATGAATTTGATAAAAAATACAATGAATCAAAGGAAGAGTTTGAAGCAAAAATAAATAAAAAATACAACTATTTGTTTGAAAATATTCAAATTTTTACGAAAATTAAAAACGACAACATGTTAAAATATAATAATCAAAAATACAAATTAGGATATCAAATAGACAAGGGCGAGGGAATGGATGTTGCTCAAATAAATGCTGTTATCATATCTCCATTTGCCAAATATAGAGACCTGATTTTAGGTCAAAATGATTTTGTCAAAAAACAACAGGACATTATAAAATTTGTGAATACCTGTTGCCGTTCTTTTATAGAAGATGGATTAGGACCTCTTGGAATTCAAGAATCACAACATTGGATGTATTGCGTAGAAACAAATACTGAATTATTTCCAACTTTCAAATATAATTTAGCTTCAGCTTACTTAAATGATAATTCAAATTATAACAATGTAATTGATCATATAATAAAAAATATCGGCGTGTTAAGTGATGATGGTGATAAATGGGTTGATAAATATAGTGGATATACGATAACTTACATTGACCTTGATGTAGAAGAAGGCTATGAAAATGGTTTTAGGATTTCAACTCGCAGTGTAATGGAGGAAGATGCTGGAAACAAATTAGCAATGCAACAAAAAAAACAAATTTTGAAAGAAAATGCTATTTTGAAATTGGATAATCCAGAATCTATTATGATTTCTAATATTGTTACAACTTTATCAATTGCAATGGGTATAAATATAGAATATCAAAAAGATTTTGTTATCAATTGTGTGAAAGAGGTTTTGAAATCCACGATGCCAAAAGAAGAAGATTACAAAAAACGAATAAAAGATTTATCCAATAGGCCTAGCACTACAGCAAAAGCACCGATGAGTTATGAGGATTTGTATTATACAACTATTTTGTATTATACGTTAGGTATGTTTTTAATTGCTGTCCAAACTAGCATTCCTTCCTTAAAAACAAGGAAGACCTTCCCTGGCTGCGTGAGATCATTTACTGGTTTTCCTTTTGATGGTGTAGGTGACATGACAAGTGTTCGTTATTTAACATGTATTTGTTATCAAATTAGAAAAAACGTAGCTAAACCGTGGTATGTGTTAAAAAATACAAAAGAAGAATTTATTGAAAAAAAAATCATACTAGCAATTAATGAAAATTTATTAAAACTAGCTGATGTGAAAAGAAAAATAGACGAAAAAAATGAATATCTATTAACTAATCCAGAAGAAGAAATTCCAAAAGAATATGATGTTGTTAGATGGAATCAATTTTTACCACCATTAGTGTCTTTTAAACTCAAAAATTTGGTGAATGTTTCTAGTGAATTTAAAACGAGTTTATTGAATAATTTGAAGTCGGGTTTCAGACAACAAGATGAACAAATTTTAGTGATTCAAACCAAAATAATACAGTTCTCTCTAGCAATTCAAGAGAGAATACAAGATATTGTAAAGAAGAAAGATATGATTTTAAGTAAAATGAATAATGAATATTATTTGGAAAATTCGTGTTGCCAAGAAACGAATAGTGAAAAAACTACAACCATTGGATATTTTGAAAAAGAGGATAGTAGAATTAGTGAATACAATGCTATTGTGACAAATTTATCAGACATTATAAGCGACATTGTAGGTTACTCAACTGCAGTATTACTTTATAGTCCAATCAATACCAAAAATATATATCCACCAATTAAAAAAGAATTTAGTGAAAAAACAATTTATTATGCATTTATTTATTACTGTAATTTTACATCTTTTTTACCTATACCAGAAAATGTATTACCATTATGTAATCAAAAACCATTGGATATAATCAATTTAACTGATAGCAGAGAAGAGATCATTAAAAAACTAAAGGAATCTGGTATCAATTATTCATTGGATTCATTTTTACGCATGTTGCAAATTATAGCCAGAAAAAATATTATTCATATAGATATTGATAATAAACTTGTGTCATCTTTAAGAAAATTGTCAGGGTTATTAGAAGAATTTAAATCAGAAGGTGAAAAAGTAGTTCCGCCATCTTTAGTTGATTTATTATTTAATGCAATGGATACTTTTTCCATTGGTTCTGATGAAACTACAATAGAAGTGAAAGAATTGAATAATTATTTAATTAAACAAATTGAATCTATGAAAATTGATTTGTTGGATTTTTTGCGCGAAAATAGAGGAAGAGATGTTTCACGATCAAAAATGAAGGAAGTGAATTTGTTTATAAATACGTTGTCTGATTGGTCTGCATACGAATCACCATCGCAAGCTAAACCTATTAAAAATAAAAAACAATTGTCAAATAACTCAATTTACAATTTTACGCATTTTTTTAAATCATTTATTGACAATTTTGTCAAGGTTTTCCCAAATATTATTTTGAATAAAGTGGATTATAAAGAAAATTATATTCCAAAATATCTAGGATTATCCAAGATTCATGAAAATAAAATAAAAAATATTATTGGTGATTATTATAACAAGTTGTGCGTTTTTTATGATGTTCATGCTTTGAATAATATATTACAAAAAATACAGAGGTCATGTGATAATTTATTGAACCTTTCCAAAAATACTCCTACATTTGTAACTATGAAAATATATGAAAATGGAGTGGAAAAATCATTAAAACCTATTTTTGATGAAAGAACAAGCAAATTATTGTATGAATACTATTTATTGAAAGTATTAAATGAATACATTTATTTATCGGATCAACCTGCTATGATTGTAAAACGTGTTCAACGTAAGAATAATGTTGGCAATAAAGTTGACCTGGATGACATTGTTTCTGTTGATTATTTGGATGAAACAAATACTGCTATTGATATTAATGTTGATATTGATAATAGAATAGAATTTGATACAAATTTACTAAGTGGAGATAAAAAGGAATTAAAACAAAAAGTCGCAAATTTATTGGTTGAATTTTTATACATGATGAATTCATATAAGGAATTTGTAGATATATCTTATGATCAAGTCCTTGACAGAATTTTCAAATTAAAAGAAAAAGAAAAAGATATGATTACAGATAGGTTAAAGACTATGACCGACGAAGAGAGAGATGCTGATACAATATTGAAATCCAATAAATTGGGTGTTTGGAGTAAGGGTTTACAAAAGGGACTTACAACCTATGTCAAAGAGACATATGATGAAGAACGTGAATTTGTTGAACAAATGTTACAATATGAGAGAAAAGCACAAAAGAAAATACGAGATTCTAATATGGATGAAGGTAACCTAGACATTGTTTTAGACGATTTAATAGAAGAAACTGAACGTGAAAATGAAATAGAAAATGAAGCATATGATATTGGTGGATATACGGAAGACTATTTAGACGGTCAATTTGAAGGGGATGATGTTGATTATGATGATTATAATGAGTGATTACAATGAAATACAAATATTTAAAGATTTTGTTTATTTGATTATTTAATAATTTAAAAATAGATAATCAAATAATTTAATATAATAATAATTTATATCAAATACTAACAATAATGTTACTGAATAAAAATTATATAAGAGAACACATTACATTAATATCAATTATTTTATTTGTATTCATGTTTGGGTTAATTATCATGATAAAACCAGCCTTTTTATATAACAAAGACGGAAGTATAAGAGAATTTGGTATTGGTTATAAAAACAAAACAATTTTGCCAATTTGGCTTTTGTCATTAATTTTAGGAATTATAAGCTATTTACTAGTTATGTTTTATTTGGCAAGTCCTAAATTATTATGAAAATATATGAAAACATATTATAATATAAATTTTAAAATTTGTATTATAATAGAATGAAAAATACCCAAAAACATAATAATGATTATAAAAATATTACAAGTATTGATAGTAATTTTAGTTTGAATGGTAGTATAGATGAAAACACCTCCTATTTTAAAGTAACACAAAAAAGTGGAGAAATTGAAATGATTATAAATGATCCTTACATTGATTACAACGATCCCGAAAACAATACCGAAAACGATCATGTAAACGATGATTTAAGTGAATTTAGTCAATATAGAGATTATGAATTTGATAGCAATGATGATTTAGAATCAAATTTAGACTTCAAGTTTGATTTTGATATTATTTTTACACCCGAGAATAACAGCGAATTATTACAAATTACTGAAATAAAAAGTAAAATAGTAAATAGAATAAAGCTGAACGCATTGGATATATCTTATATAAAAAGACTTGAAGACTGTGACAAATTTGATTTGATAAAATTATTCAATCACATGGTATAGATCTAATTTGTTATTGTGTATACAGTGCTAGTGGCCTGTTGTTGTTCTTGTTTGGCATCATCTTGTTTATCTACATAATTTTGATATTTTTTAGCCATTTGATCAGGATCATCTATACAACCACGTGTAGCAATTTTCAATTGAACAATTGATGTGATTAAAAACCCAGTGTATATATACCACATTGCTTCACCAATATTATCACGTGTTACTACTAGTTCAAAAAGTTGGTTACGTTTTTCATCAGATTCAGGTCCATCTGTTTGATATTGTGATTTCATTAAAGGCTTTAAAATATTCCAATACTCAGTAAAATTGGATGGCACCATTTGATTTATTAATATTGAGGTATTACCACATATTTTAATTATCATATCGGCAGCTTGTTGCATTGCTGCTTTTTGCTGTGGAGTGCTATTAGCATCAGCATCTATATTTGTTTGAATCTCTTTATCAACTAATAATTCAGTTAATATTTTATTTGCTGAACCTGCTACATAAAAATAACCGATCACATCGGAAAACGCGGATTTAAACCCTGGATAAACAATAAGAATTACAATTACGACGCCAAAAATTAGTAACCATGGAATAAATGTTAGAGTTCCTGATGCTGACATATTTTGTGTAATACTGCCACCACAATTTTGAGTTATTAAATAAGAATTTACAATAAATTGAACTACAACAATTGCGAAGAAATAAACCGCTAAATAGAGTTTAGTGTTATTTAAATAATTATTATAATTATCGGAATTTATTATATCATCATATTTCAAGCTTGGTTTTAAAGCCAAATAATAAACCAATGTCGTTAGTAAAAAGGTAATTATATTCAAATAGCTGTTTATCATGGTTGATAATTTATATAATATATATTATGTATAATTTAATTTATAATTATAAATGTATTTATTATGATTATGGAGTATGCACATATACATCCACCTAGATTAGTAGAAAATGGAGTTAAATATTTTTTAAATGAGACTCTAAAACAATGCCATATATTTAAAGAAAGATTTCACAATTGGGTTTTTAATATAGGATTATTTTTATTATTTTTGACAATTTTAGCATGTATTCTAATTTATAAATATAAGGGTAAATTATCCCCGATGGAAAAACAAAGAAAAGACAGAGAGAAACAACAATACATTTTATCAAAAGTTCAGAAGTTTCAGCTTGCAAAAAAACAAGCACATCAAGAGCTTATTACTGGATTACCAAATTGGGAAAATGAATTTGAAATATTGAATAATAAGCTAATTTACTAAAATTATTAAATGTTATTATATATATAGTCTATAACTATTATGTCAATCTCAGTAAATGATGCATTTAACGAATATTATAAATTGAAAAATAAATATGATAGTGATTATAATAAAGATAAACAAAAAATAATCAAAAATAAAACAATGAGTTGGAAAGAAAAACGAAATGAATTCAAACAATTGAAACCCAAATGCATTAATTGTAAACGACCTGTTGGAACCATTTTTTCTATAAAGAAAAGCGGAGATCCAAAAAATGATTTTAGAGAATTAAAAGCAATATGTGGTAGTTTAACAGAACCCTGCACATTGAATATCAATATTAATGCAGGTGTTACATATAATATTTTAGATCACATCAAAGAATTAGAAAAGGATGTTGAAAACTATAAAAATGAAATTATTGAATATAAAAATAAATTACTTTTTGGTTACATTCAATCAGAAACAGCAGTTGAAAAGTTTGATAAAATTAAAGAGGCTATAAATGATACAAGCTTTTTATTGAATATTAATTATGAAAATTTATTTAATATTGTGGATAATAAAATAACAAATGAAAATATTATAAAATTAAAGGAGGAAGTATATATTTTAATAAATGAAATAAAAGAATCAATCAAAAATTTTGATTCTACTGGAAATGTCCAATTTGTAAGAGATTCTATTGATATTTATGTAAATACAATGGAGTCAAAATTGAAAGAATTAATAAATCTTAAATACAAGGTTAATTTAGTAGAATTTGACGATTCTGAAGGTGTATATCGTCTAATACAACAAAAAACTGGTATTTCTGATTTAGAAGATGTTTACACACCTCCAGAAGTAACAAATTTCAATTATGGTGAAATTTATACAACTAAGTCCAGAACAAAAACAACTAAAATAACAAATAAGAAGCCTAAAATTCAACTAACGGTATTGGGTGAAGATGAAGATGAGGATGAATATAGGAAATTGGCTAATAAAGTTCAACCTACTTACAATGATGACGGAACCGTTACATGGAACAATACAGAATACCAAATTGTTTGGACTAGATTACCTAATCCATATAAGAATGCATTACTAGCTGATAAAGAATGGTTAGTTGATACTATGAATAACTACGTAGAAAATAAAAGACAAAAGAAAAATTTGGAGTTTGTTAATCCAAGTAATATAATTATTCCTCCGCAATTATTGGAAAATGGTAAATATGAATTTGGAAATAAAACCTACAATGATATATTTAATAAATACGACAAATCATACCAAAACACACTGTTAACATTGTATTCAGAGAAAAATGGCGAACGTAATTACAACATGATGATTGATAGTATTAATAATATAGTAAAACAAGAATTAGGCGTGAATTTGAAATTATTATAATAAATTCAATATAACTTTTATTTTTTTATTCTAATATATTAGCATAGCATGATATTAGAATACATTTCATTTCCTATATTTATGGTTAGTTTTGCTATTGGGTTATTTTTTGTTTATATTTATGGTCCTGAAATGAAAACAATATTTATTTATCCTAGTCCTGAAAATATAAATAAGGTTATATTTAAGGATAAAGCGGACAATTGTTTTACTTTTGAAGCACATGAAATAACTTGTCCAAAAAATGAATCGTTAATAAGCAAAATTCCTGTTCAAGGATAAATTTTATATATAAAATAATACTATTGATATTATTATTATTTTATTATTTTATTATTTTATTATTTTATATACTATTATATCAATACGTAAATGCCACTTCATTTAAGCAGATTTATTCATACAGATAACGGAAAAACAATAATGTCTATTTTATTAGGCTTTGGATTAGCCTCTTTATTTAGAGCTGTATGTAAAGATAAAGACTGTATAATTTTTCACGCACCTCCTTTAGAAGAAATCAAAGATAAAATATATAAATACGATAATAAATGTTATAAATATACAACAAAATCTACAAGTTGTGATAAAAGCAAAAAAATAATAGGCTTTTAGTGAAATACTAATTTGCGTAATTATTATAATCAATCATTCTTTATAATAATTATAGTAATATTAAATTGATATGAGCGACCCAGTAAATACAACTACAAATATTATGGATTTACCTACTGACCCCGCAAATGGAGGTAACATGAATAATAATATAAACCTAACTGCAAGCGAAAGCTTAGCACAATCAACCATGCAAATGCAGGGGAATAGTAATAATTCTATTAATTTAGATCAAAATACAATTAACCAAATTGTAAACGGTCTTCAACAAGCAAGCGTAACTGGTGCTACACAATTACCATCTAGAGATATACCAATGACAACTAGTAATTTAACTCATGACGTGAGTATTCAACCAAATTTTATACCACCATTACCGCAGCACCAAAGTAAAAATGATTATATTAATAATTATCAAGAAACAAATGAAATAATAAATGACTATAATTCTAATTTGGATCGTTCTAATTCATTAGATGAAATGTATAATGAAATCCAAGTTCCAATTTTATTAGCAGTGTTATACTTTTTGTTTCAGCTACCTTTTTTCAGAAAATTTTTATTTTCTTATTTTCCTATTCTTTTTTCAAAGGATGGTAATCTAAATATAAATGGATACATTTTCATGAGTGCATTATTCGGAATATTATACTATTTATTAAATAAAGTAAATACTCATTTTGGTAAATTTTAGTGTTTGTTTCAGTTTTTCGTTAATAATTTGTAATAATTGTATCATCGTGACCACAATGGTATGTATTAAATAAATGTTTATTCTCCAAATAAACAAAATACCAAATATTAACTTCCCACATAATTGTTTTTTCTTGGTGAATAACCTGTAAACACTTTTCTTTCGTTAGATTTGCAAAATGTAATAAATTGTCTTTATTTCCTCCAAAAACACCGCCTGCAAAATACCATGAAATATCTTTCCAGATATTGAAGTTGTATTGTGTTTCTAAGTCCCAAATGGTTCCTATTCTAATATTGTCATAATTTTTATTATATAATGATTCTAAAATATTCATATAGCTATCATCATCGCATCTAAAAACGTGTCTTATTCCGAAATCAACCCATACAAATTGTTCCGTATTGAAATGATTCAATTCAATAGCCTGTCTAATCCACTCTGTTTTATTGCACATTGTAAACATAAACTCAATTGTATCTTTTGCAGGATTGTCTGTATTCAAAGAAAAATTTGTTAAAACGTCATTGTTCATGTATTGATATAATTCGTAATCTTTTTTATCAATTAAAATAATTTTTGTAAATTCATTATCATATGTTTTAATGTGTTCAAACATTCCTTCGTCTACAAATATTATCTTTGGGGTTTTTGCTTTTAAAAGTAATAATCCAAGATCAACAAATTTTTCCATATTACAATCATGTTTTTGATTTACATTAGTTAAAAATCCAGAAACAATAGTTGTCGTCATTTTACAAAATATGATTATATTTTTATATATGTATAATCATATTTTATTTATATATTATTTCGTAGAAACAAAATTATAATAATAATTACTTAATAATAAGTGTTATTACTATTATTGTTATTATCAAATGATTAATACGTATATTCATAAATTAATAGAAAATTTACCACATGAAATTAAAAACACTAAAAAACCGATGAAATTAGATTTAGTTCTTGACGGAGGTTTATTTAATGGTAGTTATCTAGTAGGCGCTCTATATTTCATTAAAGAAATGGAAAAACGAAAATATGTAAAAGTAGAACGAATTTCTGGTTGCAGTATAGGTTCATTATGTGGATTGTTGTATTTCATTGATGCTTTAGATGATTTGGCATATTTATATGAATCTTTGTTAGACGATTTTAAAAAAAATCAGAATTTCGCTTTTCTTAAAATTTTGAAACAAAAATTGATTCATCGCATTCCAGATAATATATGTGAAAAGTTGTTTAAAAGGCTTTATATTAGTTACAACAATGTTGAAAATGGGAAAAAGGTCGTGAAAAAAACATATAAAAATGTAGATGAAATTTTTGACTCTATTATAAAATCATCTTACATACCATTTGTTATTGATGGAAATTTGATTTATCAAAATAAATATATAGATGGTATTAATCCTTACATTTTTGATTTGATAAAAAATACTAAAACACAATCCACCAGAGAGAGAAAAATCCTATTTATGAATTTAATGACTTTTGATAAAATAGAATATACATTGAATGTTAAAAATGAAAAAACAAATTTTCATAGGATTCTCTCGGGAATGTTAGATATACATAATTTTTTTATAAAAGGTTCACAAACTCAAATGTGTAGTTATGTTAATAATTGGTCGTTGTATAATTATTTCTATATGAGCATAAGATACTTTATAGAAAAAATAATTATTTATAAAGTATATTTTTTGAGTATTATCAATCGTAGTTTGTCCAAAGAATTTAAACATGGGATGGTTTGTAAATTTGTATTTAAAATGTGGAAGGAGATCATTATTATGGTTATCCAGAGCAACTTTTAGAGCAACTTTTAGAAAAAGTTGCGCAAAAGTTATTAGATAGAATACGATTATTTCTTATAAGGATCATTTTTTAGTTTGAATCCAAAATTAAATACATTTTTGGATTTTCTTGTTTTTTTTTGTTTTTGATTTTTACGTTTGACTGTTTTAATTGGTTTGTTTGGTTTGTTTGGTTTCTTTGTCTTCTCATTTTCTTTATTTTCAATATTTGTATTTTCTTTTATTTTATTTTTCGTTGATTCCGGTTTATAATTTAAAAACCATTCCTCATATTCTCGTGTTCCTCTTTTTGTTTGCAGTTCTTTGAATTTTTTTGCCTTTTCTGCGCGCATTTCTTCAACCGTTTCCTGATGTCCATAGCAGATAATACTAAATCGTTTCAGCAAGCCCTTTTGTTCTAATCTATTTTTTTGTTGCACGTCAAAAAGAAATTTTGACATACATAGAATCCGTTCAGAGAATTCATTATAATATTCGCGGTTTGTATACAAAAAAGACAAATAAAAACTTAACATAGTATCTATAGTAGCTATTTTCACAGTTTGACCATGATTTTTAATAATATTGTAACTATGACATGCAATTGGTTTATAAATAAATACGATTGTATCATTTCCAATTTTAACTTCGTAGTGCTCAGGAACAATTTCGCCAATAGGTTTATGATAAATTATTTTCGCTTTATTAATACCAATATCTTTTAATCTTTCTACTACTATTTCAGATGTTGTTTTTGGATCGTGTGATATTACATCAAAATCTGCAATCTTCTCTAATTTTTTTTGTAAATTCTTAGGCATGTAATGCGAGTAGAGTGAAATGGCATATCCACCAAAAAATACAACACCTTGATTTACTAATGTATTTTTCACATTTTCATAAATTTCATCTTCGTTTGTTTTATTTGCCATTTCTCTCTGAAAATCCATATTATTACAATCAACCGATGTAAGTGGATAATTTTTATTCAACAGGGTCAAACGTTTTAAAACCTTCTCCCATCTTGATATATCTCCTGCTGGTCTAGAAAGTTCTAAATACATTGACATTCTTAAAAAATTAGGAGGAGCATACAATATTCCTGATACACGGATAGAATCTTTTTTGAGTGCATTGTAGATTTCTTTTGGAAATTGTGTTAAATCCGCGACAGGTATAAAATTTACAAATACCTTGAAGGTTCCGTGATGTTGTCCTGATTTTGCTTCAACGTCAGTGTATCCGTTTTTATAATATAAATTTGCTAATTCTTTTGCGTCACTTAGAGCGTCAGGGGTGAAAAAATCATAATCCGGTATTTCAACGTCTTTATTATAAAATTGATCTTCTAAAGGTAATATATTGTTGATTGCAGTGCCTCCATAACAAATTAAATTTTTGACTTTGATAAAATCTTCTACAATGAGAATCATTTTTTTGATTTCTTCAGAATTAACAACACGCTTGGCTAGTTTTTCTTCCGCGTTATCAACAGCCATACGCAATATTGCTAATTCACAATCTTGAAAAGATAAACCCTTACATATGTTTTTCGTAAATTGTTTTTTACTCTTCATCTTTTAGTTATCTTGTAATAACTTGATAAATAAAATTGATTAAATATATAATAAAAAAATTATTTATATATTTAATGAAAATGAATAATAATTCACAAATAGAATTAATTAAAGAAAAATGTTTAAAAAATCGCATAAAAAATGAATATAAAGAATTAGAAAACATTTATTCCAATAATCATGAAATATTTGTATCATATGAACCTATGATAAGTGAAGTAACCATTACATTGATTGAAAAAAAACATAACGAAAATTATTCCTTTACTATTAATGAAGGATATCCTTTCCATCCACCTAGATTTCGTTTTAATAACCAACCTTATTCATATTATTTAAAATTTGTATCTCAAAGATTCACAGAATATTTAAAAAAATTTACGAATAACTCTTGTTTGTGTTGTCACTCTTTAAATTGTAAATATAATTGGTCTCCTGCGATTAAATTAAAAATGTTTATTAACGAATTGAATAAAATAAGAGAGTATAAACGAAATATAGTGTATAAAATATTGTCAGAAAAAATTAAGGATAAATATTTAATAGATGATATTGTTTTAGATTCGTTTTTATTTCCATAATAATTGTCATAAGTTTAACATTTTTTGAAAAGTTGTGTAAATAAATTTTTATTATAGTAAAGGCTTTTCCAAATCATTATCATCTATGTTATCATTGTATAACTGAGAAGATGATTCTGATTTTTTAATTGTTAAATATGTTTTTTCATAATCGTCTGCTGCAAGGTTAAAATCACTTTCAATTCTATCTAATAATTTATTTAAATCTTTATATTTTTCAAAAAAATCATTTGTCAATTCTGGATGATGATAACGATAGTATAATTCTTCTCTATATAGTTCGTCATAATTTGAAAATATTAAATTTGTAGCAAAAACATTTTTATATGTATAAACCCGACGAATCAAATTTAATATGTCATTTTTTGAATCTTTATCATTTTCATTATTTTTAAGTTTTTCTCTTAATTCATGAATTAATGAACCAATTTTAGTTCTATGGGTTAATTCTAATTTTTTATCTGCTGATATTGACGGATCTTGACCACCGTATTTAAATTTTTTATATATTTTTCTACTATGTTTTCTAGTATGTTTTCTAATTGTTTTTCTATTTATTTTATTTTTTTTGCGATTTGAATTTTTACGTAACTTTTTTCTACTTTTCATAATTTTATATATATTTAGATTAAAAAACTTGAACTAAATATATATATATATATATATATAAAATGCATTTTACAAATGTGCAATTCTTTTATGAATAATTTACACACCATTTATCATGTATGTTCACTTCAATTTTGGTAGAATTTTTTGGTAATTTATCAGTATCCACCAAATTTTTTGTTTCATTAAGTAATATTTCAAAATTATCACAACTTTTATACAATAGCTTGAAATATTGAATCAATTCGTCTTCACTGCAATCTGTCATACTATAACATTTCATACCCGAAAATTTATTTTCATCTAATATACCACACAATTTTTCGCTATTTTCTTTATTATCTAACAAAATAAAATCATTACTTTTATCTGCATATAAACTTTTTAATTCATTCAATTTATTATAAAAAGTGTCTAATCCTAATATGCAGTATTGTTTTTTGTAGTCCAAATTAACTAAACTATTACAATACTTGTATTCATAATTTTTTCTTTTCCATATTTTGCTATTCGTATTTCTGTAATTTTCGTCTTCATATGCATTTTTTTCTTTCATAACTTCATCTATTTTGTAATGATCATAACAAAATCTATTTAGGCTCCATATAATTCTATTTATTTCTGAATTTCTTATTAATGAAAAATTATTATTATTGTTGTTCATGTATTGAATGTATCCTAATTTTTGTATTTTTGCAATTTTGGTAGATATTGATGTTCTAATTAAAACTTCATAGTCATCTAAAATTGGTAAATATTCGCAAAAATTTCCCATTTCTATCAAAGTTTTCATTCGCCATATTCTTGGATGATTTGGAACACTAACAATATGATTCAATGTAATATTATTAATATTAGGCGTCATTGCTACAAATACCCAACTATTACCGATTTTTTGTCTGTAATACCCAGAATAACCGAGTGCGAAGAAATCACCATAATTAAAATTTGATCCATCTTCGTAAATATTCACAAAATCCATATAGACAAACCCAACTTCTTTATCATTTTCAAAAACATTTGCAGCATCCGATAAAACATAAGGCAATATTTCGTCATCGTGATCCATTTCCAGTAAATATTTTCCGCGACACAATGATATAGCTTCATTTTTAACATTACCTATATTGCCGTTGTTTTCGCTTCGTTTATATAAACGAATTCTCTTATCATTAGTAAATTTTTGCTTTAAAAATATAAAATGTTCGTCGTTTGGCGAATCATCCAAAATTACCCATTCCCAATCCTTCAAAATTTGACTTTTAATACTTTCATATGCTCTTATGATTTTTTCATAAGAATTGTAACATGTGGTAAATAAAGAAAAAACTGGCCTGTTATTTTCTTTGGTTGTAACACAAGAATGCAAGTAACAAAAATTCACGCTATTATTAAAAACTTCAAGGTTTGTATTATCCAATTGTTTAAAATGTAACCATCTTTTTCTCATTCTGTCTACAATGATACTATTTACATGGTCATAATATTGTGTTTCATCTCCCCCAAAAGTTACTAACAAATGATAACTTGAATCAAACAATTTATTCAGTTCTTCTTTTTTACTGACAATGAAAATTGAGCAAATCAATTTGTCTTTATTTTCATTCAAAAATTTATCAATATACGAATATTTCTCGTGTCTGTAAAACAAAATATATGGGTATTTCATTACAATATTATATAGTATAGTTTTAAATTCTAATTGCAAAAAATAATTTAAAATTATCCTTTTCAAATTATTTAATAGTGTAAAATGAGAAAAGCCATTTGTATAATTACAATACACCCAAATAAAGTGTGGCTAGAATTTTTAAATAAGTTTCAAAATTACGATCTTTATATTGTAGTAGATGATTTAACGAGTGATTACGAAGATTACAATAAAAGTTACTCAAATATACAAATTATTAAAATATCAGATGATGAATGCAGACAACATGGTTACATACATTCAAGTTATATGCCGACGTCTTCACTTGTATTCAATGAAATAATAGCTTGGGATAGAGCCTTATGTTATTTTACAAATATGAATACAAATCATGACCAAGTATGGTTTTTTGAAGACGATGTCTTTTTTTATAATGAAGAAACGCTGATGAAAATAGATTTGAAACATGATAGTGATGCAGATTTATTATCTAAAGATAAAAACCCAGAACCAAAAGAGGGTGAATGGAATTGGTTTTGGCCGGCAATTCAAATTCATTTTCATGGTCCTTATTTTCATTCGCCCATTTGTGCTATTCGTTTGTCGAAAAGATATTTGGAAAAATTAAATGACTATATTAAAACAACTAAAAAACTTGCGTTTATTGAAGCACTGCTCCCAAGTGTTGCATATTACAATAACCTAAAAGTTGAATTAGTTGATGAATTCAAACAGATCCATTGGAGAAGAGATTGGGGAATTGCTGATATAAATACGCACGATATTTTTCATCCGATGAAAAATATGGAACAACAGGCAACTTTTAGAAGCAACTTTTAGAAAGCAACTTTTAGAAAAAGTTGCGCAAAACCAATCTTGAAAAAGGGGCAAATAGCAATCTTTTGCTCTACCTCTCTACTTTTCAAAAAGTAGAGCAAAACATTTGGTTCAACCTTTTTCAAAGGTTGATTTGGCTCCACCTTTTCTAAAGGTGGAATTAGTAGTTAAAATTGTAATAATCGGTGCTAGAATTTCTAGTTTTATAAGAATAATCAGGATTTTGTGGGTTTGGTGTAGGAATTGTAACTGGATGGTATCTCAGATTTTCAGGCTTCAAAACAAAAGCGAATCCCCCTTCATCAAAGAAAACCGCGTTTTCTTTCAAAAAATTATCAGCGTTTTGGTAACGCATTGCAACCATCTGACATCCAGCTGCTCTACATAAAATACCACTAGGGTTGGCAGGGTTGTGACCACTATCTGGAAAAACGATTGTCATACACCTTTTATTAAATTCTTCTAATTCGTTAATATCAGGTGTATTTTTTACATCATAATAGGATAATCCACGCATAAATACCGAATTACTTGTCAAATTAACATATTCTAAAAAGGCTTTGTTTTCCAAATATGAATTATTTGATTTATCAACAATTAAAATTATTTTATTCATAAAATTTATCAATGGTTGACCTCCAATATTATTGCCATTATTTTCATAACTATATTTTTTTCCTAACATAATAGTGTCGTATTTTTTGAATATATTTGCTAAATTACTATACATTTCTTGTTCATTACTTTTAATTCTTAAGTGAATTATTAAAGGGTCTGATGGGTTTGGAACTGTTCCGCCAGAAAATGCATAATTATTTATTGTATTCATCACATCACTAAAATCAACACTATTAAATGTTTCTTTTACAAAATAGTTGGTATTATTTGAGCTACTACTTGAAACTACTGGTTTATTGTTAATATTGTATATTTCAAAATCTAAACAACGAACACCTTGCTTCAGTATACTTTTTAATACACAAATGTCTACATAATCATTACGATAACTTCCTCCACTGCAAGCATTATAAGCTGTTTTAACATAATAATCATATAAATTTCCACTACAATCACTAATATTAGGAGATATAGGTTTAATATTTCCATCAATAGATGGATATAGTGTGTTTAAATAACTACATTCTTTTGACTGAAGACTATTCAAATAAATCATATAAGAAACATAAATAATTATTACAACCAATATAAGTGCTAAAATGAAATAAGTAATAAAATCTTCATTCATATTATTTATTGCATCCAAAATTTGATTTGCCATACTTAATATATTATATTATTTAAAAAAATTAATTTTATTATTATCATAAATATTATTATTTAAAATTTAAATAATAATATATATTAATTACTAATAATATTATATTATGGCAGGTGGATTATTAAATTTAGTATCAAGCGGACAACAAAATGTAATTTTAAATGGTAATCCTTCAAAAACTTTCTGGAAAGCAGCTTATTTAAAATATACGAATTTTGGTATGCAAAAATTCAGGATAGATTTTGAAGGGACCACTACTATGCGTTTAGCAGAATCATCTACTTTTCAATTTAAAGTTCCGAGATATGCTGATTTGTTAATGGATACATATATCGTTTTAGATTTACCTGCTATATGGAGTCCAATTCTTCCTCCTCAAGAATATGTAAATCAAGATGGTTCAACTTCCTATACAAATTGGGCTCCTTATGAATTCAAATGGATAGATTACATCGGCGCAATGATGATTGAAAAAATAACAATTAACTGTGGTAATCAAAAATTACAGGAATACTCTGGCTCTTACATACTCAATATGGCTCGTAGAGATTTCAGTGCAGAAAAATTGAAATTATTTTATGAAATGATTGGTCATGTTCCCGATTTAGTTGATCCGGCTAGTGCAAATAGTCGTGTGAATTCTTACCCTAGTTCTTTTTATACGGATAATCCTGCTGGTGCTGAGCCATCTATAAGAGACAGAAAGCTGTATATTCCTCTTAATTCTTGGTTTACATTAAAGACTCAAATGGCGTTTCCGTTGGTTTCATTGCAATACAATGAATTGCAAATATATGTAACAATTCGCCCTATTAATGAATTATTCAAAATAAGAGACGTATTTGACAGTGTAAATAATTATCCATATATTGCTCCGAATTTTAATCAGTTTCAGAATCAAATGTATAGATTTTTACAAACACCTCCTGATATTAATTTGGGATTAAATTCTTATGCAGACCAGCGAAGCGTATGGTTTCCGGATATTCATTTAACATCAACGTATTGTTTTCTTTCCAATGATGAGTCGCGAATATTTGCAAAGAATGAACAAAAATATTTATTTAAACAGGTCAACGAGAAGATCTTTTACAATGTTACTGGGCCAAATAAAGTAGATTTGGATTCCCTTGGATTAATTTCAAATTGGATGTTTTATTTTCAAAGAAGTGATGCTAATCTCCGCAATGAATGGACTAATTATAGTAACTGGCCTTATAATTATTTGCCATCAGATGTGAGTCCTGCATCAACATATGGAAATTATACGTTAGCAGATGGCGAACAAATTGGTCCTGGTGTAAATCCTGATGGACGATTAACCGGATATATGACTTCTGGTGCGTATACTATGCAAAATATTAAAGAAATTTTGATTAGTATGGGAATATTATTAGACGGACAATACAGAGAAAACATACAAGATGCGGGTGTTTTTAATTACATAGAAAAATATACTAGGACAGCTGGTTCTGCGCCAGATGGTTTGTATTGTTATAATTTTTGTTTGAACACTTCTCCTTATGATCTTCAGCCTTCTGGTGCAATAAATATGAATCGTTTTAATCAAGTGCAGTTGGAATTTACAACAGTCATTCCTGCACTGGATCCTTTGGCTCAAGTTTTGACTATTTGTGATCCTAATTCCGGTGATATAGTTGGAATCAATAAACCTACATGGAGAATTTACGAATACAATTACAATCTGTATGTTATGGAAGAGCGTATAAACATGGTTGTATTTGTGGGTGGAAACGCTGGTTTGATGTATGCTACCTAATGTTAGACTTTTAGAAAAGATGGAGCCAAAAAGTTGTTTTATTATCAATTCAAAAAAAAATGATAATAAATTCATTAAATAAATTAATTATAATATTAAAAATGATTAATAATTGTAACTGTGAATATGATTTTTATAAATTGAAAAATGGTGTCACTGAAAGAATTTATTGGTATAAAATCGTTAGGACTAGAAACACAAACAATATATATTTTATTGAAAAATATATAGAACTTTTGAAAGACATTTATGTTTTGAGATTGTTATCATGTAATCCATTTGCTGCCGAAATGTTATCAAGACATCCTGAAAAAATACTTTGGAATGAATTTGTAAAAAATCCAAATGCGATTCACATAATAGACAAATATTTTGATTTGTGTTTTCATTCGTTGAATAAATATGGAAAACAAGATTTATTGAAACACCCTAATTTTGTTCATCTTATTGAAAAATATAAGCAAAAAATGGTAGATGAGTTGTTATTTATTGATTGTATTCCTGATATATTGGGAATCAATAAACCTGAATATTTTGATTTGTTTGAAAAATATTTGCAAAAGTATCCAGAAAAAATAGAAGAAATAAAAAATACTCCATATTCTTGTTTTTGGCGGGAATTATGTCAAAATCCATATGCAATTCATATAATAGAAGAAAATTTACATAAAATACCAGATTATGGTTGGGCTGCAATAGCAAAAAATGAAAAGGCTATTCATTTGATAGAGAGAAATCTTGATAAATTCAATTATATTGGTCTTAATTCAAAATGTCAATATGGTTATGTATGTTGGGACAATTTGTCCGAAAATCCAGCTGCTATTTCATTATTAAAAAAAAACATAAATAGAATAAATTGGGAACATTTGGTGAAAAATCCGAATGCTGTGCAAATATACGAAGACTATCCAGAAAAAATGTGGGATTATCTTTGTCATACAGACTATGAAAATTTCTCTGTTACTACACCCATATTTGAATTGGATTATGATACTATTGAAAAGCGATGTAATATTTACAAAGAAGAACTCATGCAGGTTGCATTGCATCCATCTAGAATAGAGCAATATTTACAGCAAGGGATTTCTATTTATGACCTGGATAAATATATATAAGTGGTTGATAAATTTTACAGCTAAACAAGAGACAAAATATAAAATATGTAGATTTCAACCCATTCTGAAAGTTATCCATGATTTTCTTTAAGCTCTTTGAGGGATTTATTATATTTTAACGATTTTATTTTCCAAAAAGTATTTTGGGTTTTCAATTTTGGACATTTTTTTTGTCCATTTTTGAAAAATCCGAAAAGGTCTTGGAAAAACAAACTTTGTGACTGAAATGAAAAATTAGCATGTGGCTACCAAAAAAATAATTCTTTATTTGTTACGATAATTTTTTTGTAATTTTAAATTATTTCCTTTGAGTTTTTTTCTGTTGATAATTTAGGAGTAAATGGCAACAGAAAAAACTCAAAAAAACTTGCCGCAATATTTGTGTGATTTTTGTGACTTTAAAACGTGTAACAAAAATGATTATAATAGACATCTTTCAACTGTAAAACATATGCGCAACAAAAATGCAACATTAAGCAACAATGAAATACTCAAAAAACAAGATATTTATCTATGTAAAAATTGTAATAAACAATACAGTGATCGCACAGGATTATGGAGACATAATCTAAAGTGTAATTTAGATATAAATATTCAAAATGTTGAAAATAATACCAATAAAGACGATATAATACAATTATTACTTAAACAAAATAATGATTTAATCAAAGAGCAATCTGATATAAAGCAAATTATTCTTGAAATTGTCAAAAATGGAACAAATAATGTTATTAACAATAATAACATAAATTCACATAACAAAACATTTAATTTACAAGTATTTTTGAACGAAACATGCAAAGATGCTATGAATATAAGTGATTTTGTTGAATCAATTAAATTGCAAGTATCTGATCTTGAAAATGTTGGCAAGGTTGGTTATATTGAAGGAATTTCCAATATAATCATTAAAAATTTACAGGCATTAGAAGTAGAAAAACGTCCAGTTCATTGCACTGATCAAAAAAGGGAGGTTATGTATGTAAAAGAAGATAATGTTTGGGAGAAAGAAGACGAAGCAAATAAAAAATTACGCAAAGCAATTCGCATGATTGCACATAAAAATATTTGTATGTTCAAATCATTCAGAGAGAAATATCCTGACTGCGAAGAATATGATTCCAAAAAAAATAGTCAATACAATACAATTGTTTATGAGGCTATGGGAGGAAAAGGAGATGATGATTACAATAAGGATACAAAAATAATTAAGAAAATTGCTAAACAAGTAACAATTGATAAATATTAGTTTTTGTTAGGTTATCTTACATCTAGATATGCATTAGATGCATAAGGACCGTCGTCTATAAATTGACCAGTAACCGAGTATTGTTTACCGTAATTAGGCATGAATTTTAATCCAGCAGGTTTATAACGTTGATCAAATAATTGTTGTCCACCATTAAAAGCAGTTATCCACGTATTTACACCAAAATTCGCTTCTAATGGTTTATCATCTAGCGGTTTCTTATTAGACGAAAATAGTTTTGCCTGTGTTCCCATATCAGTAGTTAAAGTTGAATATGTTGGAGTCACTCCCCAAGTTAATTTACCTGCATCATTTTCACCTGGAACATTAGCAGTAGATTGCGATTTCGCTATAACAGGACCATATGGATTACATCCACGACAATCAATGTCTGCCATACATTGTTCTCCAGTAATAGCACATCGTGCAGTAGCCGGTGCACAAAAATTACTGCAACTGTATGTTGAAGTTAATGGCATATCTACGGTATGATTTGTCGTAGGCGAACCTGTATCCTTGTAAAGTGCAATATTAGAATCAAAACATTCCACAATGAAACCATTTTTAACTAGGTAGTGGATATATTTAAAAACACAGATCAAAAGAATCACGCATATTAACGCTAAAATAATGGGTGTATATTTATTTTTATTTAATTTTATCATTATATAATTATTTTATATTTTAATTTTAGTTTATCAATAATATTATATCTTTTAATTATAAGTATAAATTATTACGAAAAATGGCAAATAGTGATACTCCAGAACTTGATGAAAAAAATAAACAAAATCAATCGCTTGGAAAATCAACAAACAGTATTGTAAAAAATATCTTATCGTTTTTAATATCTTTATTAATAATTTTTTTATTTATTATTGGCTACTTTGTTTTTAGTTCTATCATTTTATACGAATGTAAATTAGCTCAATCAAATATTGTTCCAACTAATTTAGATTGTCATCCATATACAGAGGTTTATCCTGAAATAGAAAAAATATTAACAAATATTTTTATAACAAACGAAGAACCGCAAGAATCAGTAAAATTGAGTTTTGAATATGATAAATACAATTCAAAAAACATGGTTTTAGAAATGTTCCGAAAATATAAGGAAAATCCCCAAACTAATTTTTTGATAATTTATATTATATCAATTTTAGAAGATTTATTCAACTATAGTAATAATGCATTAACTGGTTATTTTAATTTCTTGAATGGAATTCCAGAAATATTGATAGTATTATTAAGTCCTATTTTTACATCTATTTATTTCGTATTGGCTCCACTTATTGGTGTTATTGTTTTTATATACTATTATTTTGCAGAAATGAAATGGTTTTTCAGAAAAAATGCAAATGTTAATAATGACAAAGGTGGCACAAACAAATCTAATTGGACTGACATAACATTTTCAGAACCATATAATTATGGAATTGCATTAATTTTGGTTTTTGTTTTCTTCCTCGTATTTTGGGTTGTATTATTTACAGCTGCTCCATTTTTGCCAGCATTTATATTTTTCATTTGTTTATTTATGACGTTTGGTTATAAATTTGAATATGATGATAAGAAATCAAATATTTTAACAATTATCCAAGAGATTTTTAAACACTATAAGGTTACAATAACAATTGTTTTTACAATAATGATTGTATTAAATGCCTTTAGCACTCTAGGAATGATACCAGGTATATTTTCATTGATTATAATTCTTTTAATTGCTTTTAAATTTATTAAAATAAATATTTTTGAACCTATTAAAGCGACTAACCTATCTCCATTGACTAGTTTTGACCAGGCTGTAAAAAAATGCACTGGTAGCTCAAAAACTTCTCCATCTTTTTTAAATAATATTGAAAATTTATTTGGTATGAAAAAGGGCGGAGGTATCGGAAAAGAATTAAAAAAATTGCACAAAAAAATGGCTAATAAATGACAGAAATATATCAAATAGCAAAATAAAATAAATAGAAATATTACATAAATACAATAATTTATCTAATATAAAAAATGAGCGCGTTAAATGAATATCCAAAAGTAAGTGTATGCACGCCAACGTTTAACAGAAGACCATTTATACCGTATTTAATTAAATGTTTTGAGCATCAAACATATCCAAAAGAGAAAATTGAATGGATCATTGTTGACGACGGAACAGACAAAGTAGAAGACTTGTTTTTACCATTAATACAAAAATATGATCCGGATCAAAAATATACTGTAAAATACTTTAGTTATGATACCAAAATGACATTAGGTAAAAAACGTAATTTAGCACATGATAAATGTAGTGGTGATATAATCATCTATATGGATGACGACGATTATTATCCACCTGAAAGAATAAGTCATGCAGTTGAAAAATTACAAAACAATCCAAATGCGTTGTGTGCAGGTTCAAGTATAATGTATATTTATTTTAAACATATTACACAAATGTATAAATTTGGTCCTTATGGACCAAATCATTCTACCGCGGCTACATTTGCTTTCAGAAAAGAGTTATTGAAAGAAACCGTCTATGATAATGATGCTTGTTTGGCAGAAGAGAAAAAATTTTTAAAGAATTATACAATCCCTTTTGTTCAATTAGACCCAATGAAATCTATTTTGGTTTTTTCACATAATCATAATTCGTTTGATAAAAAAGTATTATTAAAAGATGCACCTAGTCAATTTGTAAGTGAATCTAATGTAAAAGTTGAAGAATTTGTTAAAGAAAGCGATATCATGCAGTTTTTTGTAAAAGATATTGATAATTTGTTGGAATACTATGACCCAGGTAAGCCAGAAAATAAACCAGATGTATTAAAACAAATGAATGAAATGAAGGAAAGGAGAGAGAAAATAGAAAAAGAAATGGTTGAACAACAACAAATGAATTCGCTTCTCACTAACAATTACAAGCCACCCAACAACAAGACAAGTAACAATAATAAAATAAACGAAATGTCAATGGTAATGAATGAATTATTGATGGAAAATAATCAATTGAAAGACAAAGTAAAGTATTTGGAAGATAAAATTAAAAAAATAATTGTCCAACAAATTGAAGAGAGAAAGAAACTTAATAAAATTTCATGAAAATAAGCTTAAAGATAATAGTAATATATAGATTATTATTATTGTATTAGTATTATAACATACAAATATGTATTACGAGGATAGTTTTCACCCAAACGAAGATAATGACGTTACAAATTATCAAAAAAAAGAATTGAATAATATCAAATCAATTGATCCTGGATATGGTTATACTTTTAGATCTAAAATGTTGCCATCAGGCAAAGCAAAAAAAACAAGAGTTGATTGTTACACATCGGGCGATATAGGATCAATCATAAGAAATGCTGAAGATGGAAATTATTATAAGTATAAAGTAGGTTCAAAAGAAGAGGATTTGCTTTTCAAAGTTCGTCTATCAACAAGTGAACTAAAAACAAAAAACGGTTCCAATTTACTTTTTTATGATAGTCCTGAACAATATGAAAAACATCTAATGCATCAAATAGATGATGATATAAAAGAAATTTGGGCAGATAAAAAGAAAATGTATTTGATGAAAAATCTAGTGATTCAGAATAAATAATATAAATATATTATCATATAATAAAATAATATATTTATGTGTAAAAATATTGCGACGTCATTATTACTGTTATTTTCAAATAATTTGAAGAATTTTTTAACAAGTGATTCAGTGGATTCTATTTATATTAGAGTTAAAAATTTAAAATCTGGATATGATGAAAGATATGATATTAATAATCCAGATTATAATTATAATGAACGTATAAATGTTACCTTATTAGGTAGTATTAGAAAAAATATTATAAATAAAAATATACTAGAAGAATTAGAAAATAATAATACGAGTATTCATAAAAAATTAGATATAATTGAAAAATATTTAGAATTGCACATGAATGAAAAACAAATAAGTGGCTTTAATTTATTATCAGGTAATTTATTGAACGATTTTTATGATCTATAAAGATAATTCACGTGTCAAAATCCACATCAACATCACAGCCTATGTGACAATCAACATCAATTTCGGTTTCTTTGTCAATTATATCGGCCGCGTCTTCTTTCATGTATTTATCTAGATAACGATAAATTCTGTTGATGTCTAATTTATTAATTTCATAATTTTCAAACAAATTGTATATTTGATTCTCATCATATGAGTTTTTGATTGATATTAAAAACCCAAACAAATCTTTTTTATCCATAGATAATTGTTGGCACAAATCTTGTATAAAAATAGAGTTGTTGTATTCTGTAGAATATTTTGTCAATACTTTTGTAAATCGTATATCACATGGTGTAATAACTTTGCCTTTTTTTGAATTATTTGTTGCCTTTACATTGGTGGTGGAAACGTTGTTAATATTGTTAAAATATTCATGATACATTTTATTATTTTTAAATGTTTTAATTAAACTACTCATTTCATTGAATTGCCATATTTGTTTTTGAAATGTGATTCTATCAATATAATCAGAAAAACAAATATTATCTAGTTGTTTTATATAAAGAGGAATAGATTCCTTTTTATTTATTTTTTCAAGTGTATCAATTATATTTTCATGCCACAATAATCCGACACTAGTTCTGTCTGTGTCGTTCATTATATTATTATGATTTTCAATACTATAATAATTACTTAAAAGTTTATGTGTGATTTTTTTTGTATCATCATTATACGATTTTAATTGAAATATGTTTTCTATTATATTTGACGAAAATACTTCTGGTTTATTCAAGTAAATGTTGTAGATATTATTAAGTTTCCTAATATCATTTTGAACATATTGAATTATTTTGTTTTTAATAGTATTATTCATATTTGGTAAAATATGATCAACTATTGAATTCATTTGTAATTCACTAGGACTGTTCAATTCAATCGTGTTACACACTTTCATCAATTCTTTTATTTTTTTATCTACCTTGTAATTTCCAATACAAATAATTGGAATCATTGTTATTTCCTCTATTTTTTGCTTTTTTGTTTTTTTTGGTCTAATCAATTTTATTAAAGTGTTTATGCCACCTTTGTCACCATTGTTCATGCCATCTATTTCGTCCATTATGATTGCAATTTTCTTGATTTTTTTATTGAAAATGCTCATGATATTTTTATCAGACATGTTATGTTTGGTAATTTCATCTATAACAGATTTGTTTCTAATGTCACCTGCATCATATTTAATAATATCATAATTTAACTCTTTTAAAATATTGGTAACAAACATTGTCTTGCCGGTTCCGGGATCACCATAAACATATATTCCCTTTTTAAATGCTAAGTTTGTTTTATTTAATTCAAAAGTTTTTAAAAGATCTTTTATAAAATTTGCCTTATCTTCTCTATTTAATAATTTGTTTAAATTCAATATTTCCATCTTATATGTATAAAAGTATTCTTTTTATGCCGATTTTTACACAATCCTTGTTCTTTTAAAAAATCATTCAATACAGTGCGACATCTCATAGAATCATTTTTAATGCAATAATCTGTTAAGAAATAAAAATAATTTTTATATATAATGTTTTTATAAACATAATTTTTGATTTTGGAAATACCTTTTTGAAAATCAATTAAAATATGAAAAAAAACAAACTCATTATCCCTTCTAATAATATCACGAATATAATTTTCAAAATGATTTTTTGCAATTAATTTTTTAACTAGATAATGATATTTTTTATAATGATAATTATTTAAAAAAATAAGAGCAGTTTTTGGTAGGTAGGATTTGATCAGCATAACCATTTCAACTGGCAACATATTTATTTTTTCTATTTCCATTTGTCAGTATATAATAATAACTAAAATTATTATTATATATTTTATATAAAATTGTTTATATATTTTACTTTATCTGTTAATTCGCACAAGGATTATTTCCACCATAAGTCAGGCCATCCCATGCTACTTTGCAATTATTAGCCCATGTATATTTTGCACAATTACCATTTGCACCATTAAAAGGAGAACCATTAAAATTCATTGTTAAATGTGCATTTCCTTGTTGTGCCTTGCAAATACCTAAATCTTTAACGTTTATACATGTCATATTATTACCTGATCCATCAGTCGTCCAATAGTCGGGGCAATTGGGAAGCATAGGCGGCCAGTTGTTTTTTTTAGGTTTTTGTAAAGCATACGCAATAATTACTAAAGTAATCAAAAGAACAACAATAGCTATCATTAAAACAATTTTTTGGAAAATACCTATATTAGATTTGTTCAAAAAATTTATAATGACTGCTAAAATAATCAATAAAATAATTAATAGTATTATAAAATAATAATTTTCAAACATTATTTACTATTATTATATATAAATAATAATATAATATAAAAATTAAATTATTAAAAATTAAAACCATATAATTTTTCTATTTGAGTAATATAAATGAATAGATATAATAACGGAAGAGTAGACATTAAAAGTCCAGATACTTCTAATTTATTTGCAATGTTTGATAAAATACCAGCAAATCAATGTGCAACATTTAGGAACCCTACAGAAGGTTTATGGGATGAAACATATTTATCAAAAGCTTTTTTCTCTCAAGAAAATATTCAGATGTTACAAAATGGAATAAGATCAGGTGTTTATGAAAGATCAAATGGGCAATATTTGATAGCTCCTCAGGATTGTGATTCTTTAAAGATAATAATGCGCAGTGTTTATTTGCAATACTCTGCAAATCAACCTTTTAATGTAACACAACAAATTGAAGAATTGAATAAAATTGTTCTAAATTATTGCATTCAACAAGTTTATGGTGAAGCTCAAGGGTATTTGAAATACATAGATGACGCAAGCACTCTTGTTGTTCCAATAGCTCATCCTGTAATGGCAAATAACACAGACCGCACTTTAGAATTAAAAACATGGTTTGGTAATAAAACCAACCTTTTGTAAAAGGTTGAGCCAAAACTGTGGAAGAGTTTTCTAAAAAGTTAGTTGTGAAATAGATGAACTATTTGGCTCCACCTGTTCTAAAAAGTTGGTTGTGAAATAGATAAACTATTTGGCTCTACCTGTTCTAAAAAGTTGGTTGTGAAATAGATGAACTATTTGGCTCCACCTGTTTTAAAAAGTTGGTTGTGAAATAGATAAACTATTTGGCTCCACCTTTTCTAAAGGTGGATTCTAAAGGTGGATTCTAAAGGTGGATTCTAAAAGTGGACATAGCTAAATTGCGACTCATAAAAACCTTTATTTTTCTCGTATTCAATTTCAATGAGTGGATTTTTTGAAACAACGTCTTTAATATGTTCAACAACGTTCCTAGCTTCTTCTTTACTTTTATGATAAAAAGTAAACACAAACATTGTGAATAATAAATCAAAGTATATATTATAATCAACATGGACATTGAAATGTTCAATTTGATTTATCAATTTTTTGCAACAATCATATCCTTCTCTATGATAACCATAATGTAGATAATTTTTAACGAAGCAATTACTTATATAATCAATTCCTTTTGTAGGTTGGATAAAATTATTTAATATATGACGATAATCACCATATCCTCTTTCAATGTCGTCATAAAATTCATCCAAAATTTCTAAAAAAAACATTTCTTCTCCGTGTCCGTAACCCATAATTGTAGTCTCAATAAAATTATCATTAAGACGATTAAGGATTTTTTTTCCAATTTCAATACCGGTTATAAATAAACAACCACAAACTATCCATCTATATTGTTGATACATCTCTCTCTTATGAATTTTTTCTTTGTATTTTTTATCACAAACATTCAAAATTTGAAGATGAAATTTATCGCTTCTACACTCGTTTAATATTTTCAATAACATATTTTTCTCATAATTTTCACATATTTTTTCGCAATTAGGTCTCAAGTTTGAATCAATCCACCCAAATTTAGTTGTATTAAACGGATTTAATTTCATTGTTTTTAAAACAAAATTGAACTTGTTACAACATAATATATGACTTTCACTACATGTTCGTTCATCTTTTGTAGGATGGTATGTCTCTCTATTTTTTTTTACCAAATCATTAAATGCGTAAGATTCTATTTCAGTAATATCATTTATTACATAATGTGTTAGTGATTGTAAATTAAAAGAGTCTCTAATATTCTTAATTTTTTCATAACATAATTTGTCTGTGTAAATAACTAAATAGCATGGAATTTCCAATAATGTTTTCATATTGTTAACACATTCTTCTATAGTTCGTGAACTGCTATGAATATTTGTTAAATTGAAACAAGATGTAGTAAGCGTGCAATCTGGAACCATAAAAATAATATAAAAAAAATTTTAAGTAATAATTTACCGATTATATTATTTTACTGTTTTTATATTTTCATATTATTTACTTTTCAATACTTATCTTTTTAAAGGATGATAGAGGTCCCTTTGAAACAACCTTTTTCTTAGTTTTAGATGATCCATTTTGTCCTTGTCCTTCTAAACCATTCATCAATCGTTCGCGATTTTCTTTGTATTCCAAATATTCGCCTTTTAATATTTCTAATTCATTTAACCACATTTGATATTTTGTCGTATTTTTAACATTATCCAACTCACAGCTCTTATGTTCACGCTCTTTGTTCAACTTCGCTACGTTTTCTTCAGTAACACTATCCATTGGCATTTTAGTCAAATATTTATATTCTCCGTCCACTAGATCGTAACCTTTATCTTTTAACATTCTAACAACTTCTTCACTTTTCTTTTTTCTCAGGTCAATGGTATCCTCCAAAATTTCTCTGATATATTTTGCCTTATTTGATAATACCATGAGTTCTTTCTCCAATGCGTTAATCATGTATTCTTTTCTGGTCTGATAAAGTTGTAACCGTGTTTCATAATAATCGTCAATAATAGCTTCCACTTTATTATATTTCTTTAGTTTATCTTCTGCGTCAAATAAATGCATATTACTTGTCGTATTTGTAGTGAATAACTTCAACAATTTTTCAACACCATTACAACCATGATCTAATTTGACTGCTTCAAGTTCATCTAATTTACCTTTAGCAAAAGTAATATTGAAATCAATATTAGTGTCTCTACTCATGTCATCATAATCTTTTATAACAGCAACAATTTTTTTACCGTCTTTATCAACTCCAGGTTCAATGAGATTTTCCAATAATTCTTTGAAGTCTTCTGTCCAATAACCTACAGGTAGCTCAGTTACCTTTATTTTGTCTGATCCAGTTTTTTCATAACAACCTTTTATCATAAACTTGCCTTCCGAAATTTTTTGAACACTTCCTTTGAATCCTTCATAGTATGGAATAAATTCAAAAGCTTCACTTGTCATAGCTTCTTGGTTCAATTTTGATTTTAAATATCTGATAATATCCAAAGGATTATAACACATGATGTCTGTGCTAAAACCAGTTCCGATTCCCTTAGAACCATTAACCAAAACCATTGGAATAATTGGTGCATAAAAGATTGGCTCTACCAATAAACCATCGTCATTTAAATATTGCAAAATGTTATCATCTGCAGATGGGAACAAACATCTTGTAATTTTGTTAAGACATGTGAAGATGTATCTTTCGGATGCACTATCTTTACCACCTTGCAATCTTGTTCCGAATTGTCCATTTGGCATAAACAAATTGATATTATTTGAACCAATAAAATTTTGCGCCATACCTACAATAGCAGCATTTAAACTAGCTTCGCCGTGATGATAACCTGAATGCTCTGAAACATAACCGCTGAATTGGGCTACTTTAATTTCAGATACAAGGTTTTTCTTAAATGCAGAATACAAAATTTTTCGTAAACTGATTTTTAAACCATCCATTACATTTGGGATGCTTCTATCACAATCATATTTTGAAAAGTGAATAAGCTCCTTATCTATAAAATCTTCATAACTTACTTTTGAATCACTCGTGTTTAAATACGATTTTCTGTCATATTTTTCAAGCCAATCTTTTCTATCATCTGCACGTTTTTTATTAAATACCATATCAATAGAATCGTCACTTTTCTTGCCATTATGTTGAAAACCTACTATTTTCTTATTTTCAAAATATTCGCGAAATTCTTTACCCGTGCTTGTTCCCAAACCTTTATAATATTTAATTTTCCAACCGGAACTTCCTGATGCGCCACCGCTACCACCTGCTCCCCCAACTTGTTGATCTTTCCATTGTTCATACTCACCTTCATTATAAAACATCAACTCTTTATCACCTTTTCTCGCTTTCAAAATAGGCGTGTTCATAAATCCAATGAACATTGGTATTTCTGTCAACGATGGCCATTCAGATTGAAATAAATTCACTCCAAGACCTTTGATATGACTACCATCCGTATCTTGATCTGTCATAAATAATACTTTTCCATATCTAAGATTTTTATAAACATCTTCTATAGTTTTATATTGCTTACCAGTTTCAAGACCTAATATTTTTTTAATTTCTGTGATTTCTTTATTTTCTGATATTTTTTTAATATTTTCACCGCGAACATTCAATATTTTACCCTTCATTGGATAAACCCCGATTATATTACGATCTTCAGATGATAATCCTGAAATAATACCTGCCTTAGCTGAATCTCCTTCGCAAAATATAACGGTGCACTCTTTTGATTTTTCTGTTCCTGCCCAATTCGCATCAGTCAGTTTTGGGATTCCACGAATACTTTTGGTTTTTGCACCATCAGTTTTCTTTGCAGCCTTATTTTCTTTTACTTCAGTCAATGCGCAAGCTGCATCCATGACACCCATCTTAGCGACTTTTTCAATGAATTTATCACTGACTTCACATTTTGAGCCAAACTTAGAAGACGGTGTATTCATAAAATCCTTGGTTTGACTGTCAAATGCAGGGTTTTCAATATCACATCTAATAAAAATAATAAGTTGTTCTTTAATTGTATTAGGATTTACTTTTGTTTTTTTCTTTTTTTCAATATATTCGCAAAGTTTACGAGTTATTTGATTCAGAATATATTCAACATGTTTGCCACCTTTCGCAGTATGAATACCATTTACAAAAGATACCTGTATAAATTCATTAGTTGGTGTTAATGCTACTGCATATTCCCAACGCTCGCCATTTTCCTCATAAACACGAGGTGTATCATTTTTATCACCAATATACATGTCAATATATTGTTGAAAATTCTTCACAGGAATTAGATTAGAATTGTATTTTACTTTCAATGTTTTATCTGTCACAGCAGCTACGTCATAAACTCTTTTTTTCAACAGAGCGATTAGATCAGGCGTCAAACCTTGGATTCCAAGTCTTTTGTAATCCGGTTTGAATGTAATTTTTGTATATGGTTTTGTTTTGCATTTAGTGATAACTGGTTTGCAAATCTCATCTAAATTATTTTTGAATTCTTGTGTGTATTTTAATCCACGAACATGATCAACGGTTTCAACCGAACCGTAAGTAGACCAAATAAGAACTAATTTGAAACCAAAACCATTTTTACCACCAACGATTTTTTTTTCTGTTTTATCATAATTGGTAGATGTTCTGAGATGACCAAAAATCAACTCAGGAATCCATATTTTATATTCAGGATGTTCAGCTACGTCAATACCATTTCCGTCATTGATCATGACAATAGTTCCATCGCTCTGGATAGAAATGTCAATACAACTAACTGGTAAAGCATTAAGAACATTGTCTTTGACTGCTTGATTCATTCTTACAACATGGTCTCTACAATTAACAATACCTTCATCAAATAATTTAAATAAACCAGGAATATATTTAATGTTTTTTTCAATTATTTTACACCCGACGACGTTATCACTCGGAACGTCATCATTAACAATCCAAACATCACTATCTACTTCTTCAACAGAACCAATGTAGGTATCCGGATTATCAAGAATATGTTGTTTATCAGTTTTTTGTTGATATTTGTTAGCAAGAGTAGCGTCAGTGTTAGTTAAACTCATTTTACGTATAAAGTGTTCGTGTATATTTATAATAAATGGATATTTTTAAATTTATTTCATTTTTATTTTTTATTTTTCACAAAAAAAATAATGATACAACATAATAAAATGGAATATATAAATGTCAATAAAGCTCCTCCGGTAAAACGATTTAAACAATTAATTGATAGCGCTGTTTACGTGGATAAAAAATATTGTTATTGTCAACGTGATGTCTTTAAAAACGCGTCAGCTGATCCAAATAGTGCATTTTATACACGCAATCAAAAAATATCAAATATAGTCAAAAATAGCAATTATAAAGGTGGACGAGTTCAGTTTGGAAATACTTATTTAGGAACCTTCAATGGTGATCTAGGATTAAATTATTTAGGACGTTTAGAAGGAATGCCTGGTGGAAGCGGAGCCCCGTTTAAAAATAAATTTTAACAACGTTTAGAATAAATCAAATAATAATATTATTTTTTCTCTCGTAATTTTATATGACTCGTTTTACAAAAACAGCTTCTGGAAAATATGTTGTCCAAGGTAAAAGTTATGAAATGTTGATGGGATCTCGCGCCCAAGTTTGGCACGGAACTGCGTATAAAACTTCAGGTGGATTATGCAAACATCATTTAATGCAAAACAAAGCAGGACGTATTGTCTCAAAAGATAAACATATGACTGCCAAAAGAGAAAAGCGTCTTGTTAAAGCCGGTTATGGAACCAAGAAAGGTAAATTCGGGTTTGTTAAGTTAGGCAAAAGTCGTAAAACTCGCGGTCGCAAACACAAGGGTGGAAATGGAGTTCATTATCCATTAAGCCCAACCGAGTATGACGGAAGAGGTGTTGGAACTTCAGGGGTTGACCTACAATTTGTAGCAGGTAATGCTGCTTAAACGAATGTTAATAATTAAAATTAAAGGATATAAAGTTATAAAAATATTTATTATAACTTTATTTGACTAATAAAAATGGCAATAACATCCATAGTAAATACAATTTTTGATCATTTTAAAACAGGTAATCAAATACTAGATGCATTTATTACAACCATGTTCTTCTCATTGGCGAGTTATTTAATTCAATTATTAAATAATAATTTTTATCTTTTTATTTTTTCATTGAAAACACTTGATTATGATTATTTAAAAAGTTGTGTATATAAAAAAAATATTGTTGAATTTGATGGTAAAATAGGATTAACTACAACTTATTATGATAACAATTTGAATCAAACGAATACATTTAGTGACCGGTTTAAAGCGTTATGGTTTCATATTATTGAAAATATAAGTGAAAACAATACTATCAATCATATCAAAGAATATTCGTTTGATAATTACTCAAAAAATAATAAAAGAGATCTAGGTATTTACATGGTAATTCAAAATACACAATTCTTAATATCAGAAGAACACCAAATATATGCTTATACTAAAATATCTAATGAAGATCAAGAAGATGATAAAAATTCTAACAATAAGAATTCTAAAAAAGTTAAATTTGAAAAAATTATTATACAATTGTTTTCTTATAAAAGTGATATCAATACAATAAAAAAGTTTGTTGAAAATATTACAAAAATGTATATTTCATCTATAGAAGATTTACGAGAAAACAAAAAATTTATATACACGTTAAACAAAGCAAAATATGATGAAAATGTATATGAAATATGGGATGAAAACATATTTTCAAGCACCAGACACTTTAATAATATTTTTTTCAAGGAAAAAGTAAAGGTGATGAATAAACTAGATTTTTTTTTACAAAATAAAGAATGGTATTTTCAAAAAGGAATTCCTTATTCTATTGGTATTGGTATGCATGGACCTCCTGGCACAGGTAAAACATCTCTAATAAAGGCAATTGCAAATTATACAAACCGTCATGTGATAGTGATTTCATTGAAACTTATTAAAACAAAAAAACAATTAGATAGTATATTTTTTGAAGAACGTTATAATCCAGACAATAAAAAAGGCAGTATAGGATTTGATAATAAAGTGATAGTTTTTGAAGACATAGATTGTATTGGTGATATAGTTTTGGATAGAGAGAAAAAAAAAATGAAAAGCATGACTGGTTTTGGAAAAAAAATTGACTTTGAGGAATTACCACAAAATTCAAAAGTCAATATCGGTGATTTATTAGAGACCATAGTAGCTACAGAAAATACCATGGAAAAAAAATGTGATTTCCCGAAAATATTGTTAGATGACGAACCATTGACACTTGATGATATTTTGAATTTATGGGATGGTATTCGTGAAACACCTGGTAGAATAATGATAATTACTTCTAATCATTATCAAGATTTAGATCCTGCTTTAATAAGACCAGGTAGGATAGATATTACACTTCAATTATCATACGCATCTCGTGAAATAATAAAAGAAATGTATAACCATTTATTTGAAGAAACTATAGATAATGAAAAATTACAAGAAATAAATGATGAATTTTATTCACCAGCAGAAATTATAAATATTTACATGAATGAAGAAAGAGACAAAGAACGATTTATTTCCAGAATATGTAAAAATGAACATGTTTAATTATTCATCTACCCAGGCTGTCTCAATAAACTTTTCATAAACAATATATTTTGCAATTTTAGAATACAAAAATTTCTCACAATAACGTTTGCTAACTATTAGTTTGTTGGATTCATTGTTACAGTATTTATAATAATAATTATATGCATCATCAAATGAAATAAGAGCAAGAGTATGGTTGGTTTTGATTTGTGTTTTTATATAATCAAATGATTTTTCAATCTCGGCATTTTTATCCCAAAGATGACAAGAAACATTCAATACATATTTATTTTCAACAATTTCAATATTTGGAAAAAAGTGTTTTAATATTTTTAACACACTTTCTTCGTTAATGTTTCCATTGGATATCAATTTTTCATGGTGCGTATTTGTTTGCGTCCACGTTTTAAATAACATGCACAATTCATCTATCTCTAATTCATCAAATGTTTCGTTATCGGCATTTTCGTTCATTCCACTATTTTTTGTAACTTGAATTGTTTTTTCCCAAAATTTGATAAAATCACTTTCAATTGGTAAATATTTACTAGTTAAATTAGTAAAACAATCACTAGATTCATCGTAATGATACATATCTTTCAACATATTTTTTAGCGAATTAGAATAAATCATGTTTGGTAAAGAATTTGAGGATAAAAACTGTTTCCATATGAAATGCAGATTTTTCCATTGAATTGTAGAAGCGCCATCATCAACCTTGTTTAAATAACTTTCACAAAATGTTTCTATGATTTTTTGTTGATTATTAGAACGTAAATACAGCGCAAATTGTTTTAAATCTTCATCTGATTTATTTTCTAAAAATTTCTCTGAATTTTCATATCGTTTTGAATAATGGCATGCAACACACAATAAATCTAACCCTATTTTTTTTAGTTGATCCTTCCACAATTCATGTGAAAAATTTTCATTGATTTTTAAAAGACGATAATTTTCATAAGAATTGTTTTCATGATATTTGGTAACAAAATTATTTGTTGTATTTGAGTTTCCAATAGAAAAATATGAAATATTCTCCAAATCGGTCATTAGTTTTTTCATATTTTGACTGACGAAAAATATTAAATTCGTGTTTTTTTTGAATACATTGTCGCCTATAACTGTCAAAAAATACTTTGCTTGGGATTTAGAAGCAAAAAGTGAAGGGTAAATGAAATTCAATACGTTTTGAATAGTGTCGGTTTCAGGAATAGAATTTAGAAGACTTCTCTCCTTTATTAGTTTAATAACATTGATTTTTGTTTTGTGTTTCCAATCCAACAAAACCCGTTCTTTAGAAATAGAGGAGAGAAGTTTATGTGTAATATCATCTTCTTTTACAATGAAATAATTTTTACCGTCGTATTCATAAAAATAACCATTGCTATTGAGATAATAAAATTGATTCTTTGAGAGAAATACTTGAATAAAAATTTGTTGCTCATTGGTTAGGAAGTGATTACGGATTACTCGCTTATCGTGATTGATTTGTTCGTTCTTTAAAGTGTTTGGTAAATAGTTGTTGATATGAGTATGTATTCTTTGTAACATGTATTCATTGTTTTCATAGTTTTTAAAAAGTTCTTTTAGAGACGATATGCAATTTTCTTGTAATTGGTATTGCAGTTGGAGTTCGTTATTGTATTCATTTTGAGACGATTCATTTGACATTTCGTTTATTAGTATTTAAATTGTTTTTTTTAAATATTAATTTGTCACAATAATATAAATATCATGCCAAATAGAAAAATAACATTACGTTATTTACCAAAACGGTTAACAACCCACGATAAAAAAAGACAATACGGAATGTTGATGAAATCTAGACGTTTGTATAAAAAAGGGAAATATTTTACTAGAAAACAAGTTTCTTCGTATAAAAGTAAACCTTCTAGTCACGTTGCACATGCAAAACGTATATATGGAATTGAAAATGTCGCGGTTACTGATGAATTGGCTAAAGTAACCGGTTGTTCTAAAGATGCATTAGGGGCAATTGTAAGAAAAGGAGAAGGCGCCTATTATTCATCGGGTTCTAGACCGAATCAAACAGCACAATCATGGGGATTGGCTAGATTAGCAAGCTCTATTACATCAGGGAAAGCCGCTGCAGTTGATTATTCTATTTTAGAAAAAGGTTGTAAAAAAAATAGCAAGGCATTGCGTTTAGCGAAAATAGCAAGAAAAAAACATCGCCATGGAACTAGACGAGTTCCTAAAGTATAACACTCAACGCCCAAACTAATGCGTTAATTTTGAATTTTAGAAAAATTATTTAAAAAACATAATGATTTAAAGATTATTATAAAAATTCAGTTATAAGATCAATGTCAAATTTTGTAGATAAAACGCAGAACTTATCATTAGATAATTCTTTTAATGATGGAAATGTTTTGACAATTAAAACTGTTCAGATTGCTCCTTTCAGAACATTAATGACCGCTTTGAAGGATATTTTATTAGAGACAAATATTACTTTTCAACCAGATGGTATTCGCATTATTAATATGGACAAGTCTCACACAATTTTAGCTCATTTGTTTTTATCTGCACAGAATTTTGAATTTTATGAATGTAAAAAGAGTAAAATTGTTATTGGTGTGAATATGTTTCATTTATTCAAATTAATTAATTCTATTGATAATGATGATACTTTGACAATTTATATTGAAAATTCTGATTATGTAGATGGAATTGTTTCTCATTTAGCCCTAAAGTTTGAGAATGGTGAAATTAAGCAATGTAAAACACAGAAATTAAGATTGATTGAACCTGAACCAGAAGAATTGGAATATCCTGATGTGAAATTTTCATCTATTATCAATTTACCGTCTGCTGATTTTCAAAAGATAATTAGAGATTTGTCGTGTATTTCTGAGAAACTAGAAATTAAATCAGTTGGCAATGAATTGATTTTTAAATGTTCTGGGCAATTTGCTTCTGCAGAAATTCATCGGGCAGAATCGGATGGTAGTATGGGTTTTGTATTAAAGCAAGATTCTTCTAAAATTATTCAAGGTGAATTTTCATTGAAAAACCTTAGTTATTTTATTAAATGCACCAATTTATGTAATCAAATAGAAGTATATTTAGAGAACGATTTACCACTTGTTGTAAAATATGATGTTGCCAGTCTGGGTAGTATTAAACTATGTCTTGCTCCACTCCCTTCATCGTAATTTAAGATATAATATAACATTTATGTTTAATTTATACATAAAATTTAATTAATTTTATATATATATATAATTGGTTATAAATAATGTCGTCATTCAAATATTCATTAAGTTCAAATTATTATAGAAATTATTCCGATTATTTAGGAGCACGAAGATGTTGCAACAAAAAATTGAACGGGGGATCGTGTAATTGTAATGGAGGTGGTGGAAATGGAGCCCAGGGTCCTCAAGGCGCTCAAGGTGTTGCCGGGAGCGCAACAAACACAGGAGCAACTGGTTCGCAGGGTTTTCAAGGTTTTCAAGGTGTTCAAGGTTTACCAGGTGTTGCTACAAACACAGGAGCGACTGGTTTGACAGGACCAAGAGGTCCTCAAGGTTTTACAGGTTTTACTGGACCAACCGGATTTACCGGAACAACTGGTTTTACAGGACCCACTGGTCCTCAAGGTTTTACAGGTTTCACGGGACCAACCGGATTTACTGGAACAACTGGTTTTACAGGACCCACTGGTCCTCAAGGTTTTACAGGTTTTACTGGACCAACCGGTTTTACAGGCACAACTGGGTTTACAGGACCAACAGGTCCTCAAGGTTTTACAGGGTTCACTGGCCCAACAGGTTTCACAGGCCCAACAGGTCCTCAAGGTTTTACAGGGTTCACTGGCCCAACAGGGTTCACTGGCCCAACAGGTTTCACAGGTCCAACAGGTCGTCAAGGTTTTACAGGTTTCACTGGACCAACTGGATTCACTGGATCAACTGGGTTTACTGGACCAACTGGCGTGCAAGGATCTACAGGTTTTACAGGCCCAACAGGCGTGCAAGGATCTACAGGTTTTACAGGCCCAACAGGCGTGCAAGGATCCACAGGTTTTACAGGCCCAACAGGCGTGCAAGGATCCACAGGTTTTACAGGCCCAACTGGCGTGCAAGGACCTACAGGTTTTACAGGCCCAACTGGCGTGCAAGGATCTACAGGTTTTACAGGCCCAACTGGCGTGCAAGGATCCACAGGTTTTACAGGCCCAACAGGTTTTACTGGTTCAACTGGACCTCAAGGATTCGGGCTCACTGGATACACTGGATATACAGGACGAACAGGTTTTACTGGTCCAACTGGACCTCAAGGATTCGGATTAACCGGATACACCGGGCAAACTGGTTTTACTGGTCAAACTGGACCTCAAGGATTCGGATTAACAGGATACACCGGGCAAACTGGTTTTACTGGTCCAACTGGACCTCAAGGATTCGGGCCCACTGGATACACCGGATACAGCGGTCAAACAGGTTTTACTGGTCCAACTGGACCTCAAGGATTCGGGCCCACTGGATACACTGGATACACAGGCCAAACAGGATTTACTGGTCAAACAGGTTTTACAGGCCAAACTGGATTTACTGGCCCAACTGGACCTCAAGGATTCGGACCCACTGGATACACTGGATACACAGGCCAAACTGGATTTACTGGCCCAACTGGACCTCAAGGATTCGGACCCACTGGATACACTGGATACACTGGCCAAACTGGATTTACTGGTCCAACTGGACCTCAAGGATTCGGGCCCACTGGATACACTGGATACACTGGCCAAACTGGATTTACTGGCCCAACTGGACCTCAAGGATTCGGGCCCACTGGATACACTGGATACACTGGCCAAACTGGATTTACTGGCCCAACTGGACCTCAAGGATTCGGACCCACTGGATACACTGGATACACTGGCCAAACTGGATTTACTGGCCCAACTGGACCTCAAGGATATGGGACAACTGGATACACTGGATACACAGGCCAAACTGGATTTACTGGCCCAACTGGACCTCAAGGATACGGGACAACAGGTTTCACTGGTCCAACAGGTTTTGCTGGATTATCAATAACTGGACCAACGGGAGCTGCTGGAAGTGGTGGTGGTAGCAATACAAATACTCAAGTATTCGTATATTGTTATTATCAAATTGGTGATGTTGGAGCTTCATTAACAAACATAAATAATACAACATTAACATATATATCTACATCACCATCCCAATCAGGAGAAACACCAAATACTAGTATTCAAATTCTAGCAAATCTTAATGCTCAAGTTATCACTGGTCAAAATGTATTACAATTTACTAATACTAATGTTTCAATAAATTCAAGTATGTTACAAAAATCAAGAGTAACTCCGATAACTATTTCAGCTTTAGCGTTAAGTACAAGTTCAGATTTGACCGTAAATCCTCCTATATTAATATATAATAATAATATTTCTCTTACGGCTATTAGGTTTGGAACAACCTATAATTCAACATCTACGGTATTCAATATATCTTTACCATATACTATAAACACAGCATTTGTTAATACTAATACATATAAAGAAAAAAGTGCGGCCACTACGCCAAATCCAGTTATTTTAGGTATATTATGTTTAACATTTGATAGTAATGCATTTCAATAAAAATTTATAAATAAATAATTAATTATTTAAGATAAAATTAATTATTTAAGATAAAATTAATTATTTAAGATAAAATTAATTATTTAAGATAAAATTAATTATTTAAGATAAAATTAATTATTTATAAAAGTAATAAATATATATATACGTAAAACGATGAGTGCGCCAATATCATTCGTATTAAATAATAATAATCGTTCAGGTCAACTTCCTGGAATAGTTTATAATGTGCCACCAATACCTGGTAGTAGCACATATAGTGCAAGTTTCTATTATACTGATCCTATTCAAGTTTATTATGCAAGTAACGATTCTGGTAGTGGTGAAAAAACCTATACTGGACAACTAGATATAAAACCAGGTCAGTGGATTTCTGGAGGAATAAATGGATTTGCCTGGTTAATCCTTAGTTATCCAGCACCGATTTTCAGTAAGGATAGTTATCAAAATAAGTATGTTACATTAGCTTTACAAGACGTAAATAATTATAATTTATATTTAGATCCTGTGGGATGTTATGGCACACCATCAATAGAATCTTATTATTTATTATTTAATTTAGGACCAAATGGTATACCTTTATTTGTAGGTGTCAACGATTTATCGGCTATTCAATATGATATTTTATTAACATCCAGATTTTTATCAAATACAGGTTTTACTGGTAGTGGTTCTGGAAGAACAGGTCCTACAGGTTTTACAGGTCCTCAAGGGTATGGAACAACAGGTTTTACAGGGAGAACAGGTCCTACAGGGTCCACAGGTCCAACTGGACTTCAAGGAGTGACAGGGTTCACAGGTCCAACTGGTTTCACAGGCCCCCCAGGTTTTATGGGTCCGGCAGGAACAGCATCTAATACCGGAGCTACTGGAGTTCCAGGCCCTACGGGCTTTACAGGACCTCCTGGTGGTGGAACTGGTCCAACTGGATATACAGGAACCACTGGACCCCAAGGTTTTATGGGTCCGGCGGGAACAGCATCTAATACAGGTGCTACAGGCCCAATCGGTTTTACTGGTGTAACTGGTCCTCAAGGATTTGGCCTAACAGGATATACTGGTCCTGAAGGATTTGGTCTCACTGGATACACTGGATATACAGGACGAACAGGTTTTACTGGTCCAACCGGTTTCACTGGTGTAACTGGTCCTCAAGGATTTGGGCTAACAGGATATACTGGTCCAACCGGTTTCACTGGTGTAACAGGTCCTCAAGGATTTGGACTAACCGGATATACAGGTCCAATCGGTTTCACTGGTGTAACTGGTCCTCAAGGATTTGGGCTAACAGGATATACAGGTCCAACCGGTTTCACTGGTGTAACTGGTCCTCAAGGATTTGGACTAACCGGATATACAGGTCAAACCGGTTTCACTGGCCCAACTGGACCTCAAGGATTTGGGTTAACAGGATATACAGGTCAAACTGGTTTTATAGGCCCTACTGGTTTTACAGGCCCTGCAGGTTTTATGGGTCCAGCAGGGACAGCGAGTAATACTGGAGCAACTGGTCCACGTGGGTTGACTGGTCCAACGGGCCCCCAAGGTTTTACTGGGTTTACTGGCCCAACAGGAGTTCAAGGACCTCAAGGTTATACAGGTGTTGTAGGTCCACCCACTAGTACTACTTTGGATTATTCAAATTTTGGATTATCTAATTTTACACAACAATTAGGAGCTACAGGAGGTAATATGTATGCAGTTGCAATGTCAGCGAGTGGACAATATCAAACTGCTATTCAAAACAGTTCGCTCTATGTATATGCATCAACAAATTATGGATTAACCGGTAGTTGGAGTAATATTAGATTACCACCAGGAGACACTAAGACTCAGGATAGTATTTCAATAACATCAGATGGGTTAAAACAAGCAATTATACTTGAAACAATTTATGATGTTAGGTTATATGTATCAAACGATTATACAAATGGGTGGCAATTTATTTATAATTATTATGATGAACTTCCTTATCAAGTTACAATAAAAAGTTTTAATAATAGTAATTATTTTATTGGTGTTGCAACTTTTTACAGCGGACCTCAGTATTTTATTTCAAATGTATCAACTAGTAATTCGTTTGTAGGACCAATTTATTATCCAAATTATCCATCAAATACATTCCCGTATTATATTGCTGTATCACAAAATGGATATTATAATAGTAATCTTCCTGGACAAGGAAATATTTCAGGTTATACGTCACAATACCAAACTCTACTTTGTGGAGGAAATCCAGCCCCTAATATTATTTATACAACAAATGACGGTGGTAATAGTTGGAGTGGTCCAATAAATATAGATAATACTGGTAATTATAAATGGTCAGGTATTGCAATGTCTTCTAATGGTCAATATCAAACGGCAACTGCGTATAACGGAGACACCGTTGGTTTTATAGTTACATCAACCAATTTTGGTAATACTTGGAATCTGAAAAATTCAAGTAGTAGTCCGCCTGTTCCAACAAATGGTTATAGTTGTATTGCATTGTCTAGTTCAGGACAATATCAGGTAGCTGGAGTTCGTAATGGATCATTATATTATTCAACTGATTACGGTAATACATGGTATCAATCAACAGTTCCTATTATAGGTTGGAAGTCAGTAAGTCTATCATCATCGGGTCAATACTTAACTGCAGTTGCTAATAATAATAAATTATATACAACTTATATAAATCAAGTTGTAGGGCCAATTGGACCTACAGGTTATACAGGTCCTCAAGGTTATATGGGGCCAGCAGGAACAGCATCTAATACAGGAGCAACTGGACCAATAGGCGTTACAGGACCTCAAGGTTATATGGGGCCAGCAGGAACAGCATCAAATACAGGCGCAACTGGATCAACAGGAGCACGTGGGTTAACTGGGCCCACAGGACCAATGGGTATTGCAACAAATACTGGAGCTACAGGTCCCCAAGGTTTTATGGGTCCTCAAGGTTACATGGGGCCAGCAGGAACAGCATCTAATACAGGCGCAACTGGACCAAGAGGTCTTACAGGACCTCAAGGTAGTCAAGGTAATCAAGGTAGTGTTGGATTTGGCGTGGCAGGACCTACAGGTCCAACTGGTTACATTGGCCCAGCTGGACCTATAGGACCAGGTGGAATTGCGTCACTTACAGGAGCAATTGGACCAACCGGTTACACAGGTCCTATTGGGTATAGTATAGTCACTTCATTAGATTATTCCAATTTTGGATTAACACCATTTGTAAGAGGCAATGGTAGTGTTTCATTTTACCAACCTGTAAATAACGTTGCATCATCATCGTCAGGATTAAATGTAACAGCTGTTGCAGGTTATAATAGTGGTTCAAGTTTTAATTGTATATTACAATCAAGTGACGCTGGTTTAAATTTTGATCAATACTTAATTGATAGACAATTAATAAGTGGAGTATGTTTCTATATTGCAATGACACCAGATGCTTCGGCACAAGTTATAGTTGACTCCAGTAATAATATGTATCTTAGTAGTTCAAATGGAAATGGTGCCGCTAGCTGGAAGGCGTCGTGTTCTTCACCACCAATATTTACACCAACGTCAATAGTATATAATCCTACACCAACTGGTTATCAAATAAGTAGTGTTTCAATAATTCCACTATATACTGCGGCTGGAGTAAATAATTATATTACTGCATCATATTTTACTAGTGATACATCATGGATCGGTGGAAGCGGATTAATTTATTCCGTTGATAATGGCGCAAATTTTTATGATGCAGGACCTGGTATATCTAGTTATGGAATAAAGGGATACCACTGTATTGCTGTATCATTAAGTACAATATATTTTAATAAATCTCAAATAGGTGGTTATGCTTATTTCCCACAATATCAAACATTAATTAGTGAATCACCATCACCAGGATATATATATGTTTTTGTTACAAATGACGGTGGCCAAAATTGGAGTAACCCAATATCTTTGAACTGGCCAAGAAGCAATTCAATTTCTGGACAAGTAGCAATGTCTTCTAATGGTCAATATCAGTCAGCAGGTATTGGAAATTATATATATGTATCATCTAATTATGGAGTATCATGGAATCAAATTCAATTATTAACTGGCAATACAAATATCATTGGATATATTTCAATTTCAAGCACAGGAAAATATCAATATGCAGTAGCTAAAGGCTCAAACACGAAGTATTATTCAACTGATTACGGTAATAATTGGTATTTGTCACCAATAGCTTCTTATATTAGTAGTACTAGTATGTCTTCATCCGGTCAATATATATATGCTTTTTCTGGTAGTTCAGTATTAACTACTAGCATATCACAATTATATGCACCAACCGGGAGCCAAGGTTTTACAGGTTTTACCGGATCAATTGGACCTACCGGTTACATCGGTCCTCAAGGTTATATGGGTCCTGCCGGAACAGCGTCTAATACAGGTGCAACTGGACCAACAGGTGTTATGGGACCCCAAGGTTATATGGGACCAGCTGGAACAGCGTCTAATACAGGAGCAACTGGACCAACAGGTACACTTGGTCCAACAGGCCCTCAAGGTGTTACAGGACCGTTAGGTATTGCAACAAATACTGGAGCTAGAGGTCCAACTGGATATACTGGAGTTACTGGACCGCAAGGTTATATAGGTCCTGCTGGAACAGCATCTAATACGGGAGCAACAGGACAGACTGGTTTTACTGGTCAAACTGGACCTCAAGGGGTTGCTGGACCAATCGGTTATACTGGTTATACTGGTTTCACTGGACAGACTGGTTTTACTGGTCAAACTGGACCTCAAGGGGTTGCTGGACCAATCGGTTATACTGGTTATACTGGTTTTACTGGTTACACTGGGTTCACAGGACCAACTGGAGTCCAAGGACCTCAAGGATTTAGTGCAATTACACCATATTTTTCATTTACAGGTCCAATTGGTTTTGGTTTTACGGGAATAGGGTATACTGCAAGTAATACAGGATATACTGGCATTGTTTATTATCCACCTGTAGGTCCTCAAGGATCTACTGGATCAACAGGAACAATTTATACAAATAGTAATTTTTCAATACAAAACAATTTATTTGTTAATGGACCTATCATAATGTCAGATAGTAGTGTTATTACAACCAATATGTTATATGGTGTAAATATGACACAATTTGGATTAACATCATGGAATCTATCCCTAACAAATAGTTACATAATTTCAGTTTCTATGTCTGCATCAGGTCAGTATCAAACTGCGGTTATTAATAATCGCGGTATTTATAATTCATCTAATTATGGACAAACGTGGAACATTTCAACTGCTCCTGTATTAAATTGGAATGCGATATCATTATCAGCGTCAGGACAATATCAAACAGCTGTTGTTCAAAATGGAAGTGCTGGCGTTTCTGGCGTATGGTATTCAGCTAATTATGGGCAATCGTGGAATCCATCAAATTGTCCTTATGGAAATTGGCAATCAGTATCTTTATCTGCTTCAGGACAATATCAAACGGCTCTTACATTTTCTAATACAGATACAGCGACTGGTAAAATTTATATTTCATCTAATTATGGAACATCATGGGTTCAATTAACTACTCCAATTGGTAATTTCCAATCAGTATCATTATCAGCGTCGGGACAATATCAAACTCTTGTTACTAACCGTGGGGGTTCTGGAACAGGTAGTGTTTACGTTTCCGTTGATTATGGTAAAACTTGGTCACGAATTTCTTCAACTATTATTTCTGGAAGTTGGTATTCAGTTTCTGTATCCGCATCAGGACAATATCAAAGTGCTGTTGTTAATAATGGAGGTATTTGGTATTCTTATAATTATGGTCAATCGTGGAATCAATCAACTGCTCCTGCTGCTAATTGGTATTCAGTAGCTGTATCAGGATCGGGACAGTATCAAAGTGCTGTTGTTAATACTGGAGGTATTTGGTATTCGTCCAATTATGGTCAATCGTGGAGTCTAACAAGTGCACCTTCATATTATTGGTCATCAGTTTTCATATCAAATTCAGGCCAATATATTAGCGCATCCACTAATGATAATCCTTATCTTATATACACAACTTCTATAGCAAATGCGTTTGGAGGAAATATGATAGTTGGAACCATTAATAAAAATAATGATTTAACAGCGGTTGCAATTGGTAATCAAGCTGGTCAAAATAGTCAACAATCCAATGCACTCGCAATAGGTGTTCAAGCTGGTTATTCTAATCAAGGAAATGCTGCAGTTGCAATTGGTAATCAAGCTGGTCAAAATAGTCAACAACCTATTGCACTCGCAATAGGTGTTCAAGCTGGTTATTCTAATCAAGGAAATGCTGCAGTTGCAATTGGTTATGTATCGGGTGCTATTAATCAAGGAAATGCTGCAGTTGCAATTGGTAATAATGCAGGTCAAAATAGTCAACAATCCAATGCACTCGCAATTGGTGTTCAAGCTGGTTATTCTAATCAAGGAAATGCTGCAGTTGCAATTGGTTATTACGCAGGTAATACTAATCAGGCACCGTACAGTATTGTTTTGAATGCATCATCTAATAAAACGGTCAATGCAGGAACAACGGGTTTCTTTGTCAATCCTATTCGCGCGACAGGTTCAAACTATACATTAACATACGATCCAAATACCAGTGAAATTACTTATGCAACGGGATCTGTAGGTAATGGCGCTACTGGTGTTACAGGCTCAACCGGTCCGCAAGGATCTACCGGTTTCACAGGACCAACTGGCGTGGATGGATCAACTGGTTTCACAGGAAGAACTGGACCAACTGGTTTCACAGGACCAACTGGTTTCACAGGAAGAACTGGACCAACTGGTTTCACAGGACCAACTGGGCCAACTGGTTTCACCGGAAGAACTGGACCAACTGGTTTTACAGGAAGAACTGGTCCAACTGGTGTAACAGGGCCACAAGGAGACACCGGTTTTACAGGGCCACAAGGAGACACCGGTTTTACAGGGCCACAAGGAGACACTGGTTTTACAGGGCCACAAGGAGACACTGGTTTTACAGGACCCCAAGGAAACACCGGTTTTACAGGACCGCAAGGATTTACAGGTCAAGGATCTAATTATTGGACACTTGTGCCACCAATAGGATACTCGGGTCCAACTGGTGCAGTGTATTCAAATTCTAATGTAGCAATACCAAATAATTTGTATATGAATGGAGCTATTATATTATCGGATAATAGTGTCATTTCTACCAACACACCTTATGGTGTAGATATGAACCAGTTTGGGTTGACACGATGGAATCAAAATATATCGTCTCCTCCTGGCACTTTGTATCCATTATCTGTATCTGCATCAGGACAATATCAAACTTTTGTTGTATATGGTGGAGGTATTTATAATTCATCCAATTATGGTGAATCATGGGTTCAAAATACATCTGCTCCATCTGGTTATTGGAATTCAGTATCATTATCTGCTTCAGGACAATATCAAACTGCTGTTATTTATTTAGGTGGTATTTATACTTCATCCAATTATGGCCAATCGTGGGTTCAGAATACATCTGCTTCTGCTGCTGGTTTGAGTTCAGTATCTCTATCCGCGTCAGGACAATATCAAACTGCAGTTACTATGGGGGATTACATTTATATTTCATCCGATTATGGTAAATCATGGACTCACGTAACTTCGCCTCTGTATTATTATGATAATTGGAGATCAGTATCTTTATCTGCGTCAGGACAATATCAAACTGCCATAAATATAAATACAGGGCTAATTTGGATGTCATCCAATTATGGTGTAACATGGATTCAATCATCTTCTCGTTCAACTGACTGGTTTTTAGTGTCAATATCTGCTTCAGGACAATATCAAACTGCTGTTATTAGTGGTGGACGTATTTATACATCATCCAATTACGGTGAAACATGGACTCAAAATACAAGTGCTCCATCTGCTGATTGGAAATCATTATCATTATCTGCTTCAGGTCAATATCAAATTGCATCTATTAGGTATGATTCTATTTGGTTTTCATCTAATTATGGGCAATCGTGGAGTCGAACATCTGCTCCTTCTGATAATTGGCTATCAGTATCGTTATCAGCTTCTGGCCAATACATTACTGCTATTTCAAGTGCAAATATTTACACAACTTCTATAGCAAACACTTTTGGAGGAAATATGATTGTAAATGGAAATATGAATATAAATGGAACTATTAATAAAAATAATAATCCATCTTCTGTTTCCGTTGGTAATTACGCAGGTTATACTGGTCAAGGCACTGGTGCAATTGCGATTGGTAATTATGCAGGTCAAACTAATCAACAATCTAATGCAATTGCAATCGGAAATCAAGCCGGGTATACGGGTCAAGGAACAGGATCCATCGCAATAGGTTATTATGCAGGTAATAATTATCAATCACCATATAGTATTGTTTTGAATGCATCCTCTAGTAAAAATGTCAATGCGGGAACAACGGGTTTCTTTGTCAACCCAATTCGTGCAACTGGTTCATATTATGCATTAAATTATAATCCAAATACTAGTGAAATTAGTTATTCGCCTGGTTTTAATAAAAATAATAATCCATCTTCCGTTGGAATTGGAAACCAAGCAGGTTCTTTTAATCAACAATCTAATTCCGTTGCAATTGGTAATTACGCAGGTTCTTCTAATCAAAAATCTAATTCCGTTGCAATTGGTAATTACGCAGGTTCTTTTAATCAACAATATAATTCAGTTGCAATTGGAAATTACGCAGGTTATACTGGTCAAGGCACTGGTGCAATTGCAATTGGTTATTATGCTGGTAAAAATTATCAGGCACCATATAGTATTGTATTGAATGCGTCTTCTAGAAAAAATGTCAATGCGGGAACAACAGGTTTCTTTGTCAACCCAATTCGTGCGACTGGTTCATATTACGCATTAAATTATAATCCAAATACTAGTGAAATTACCTATTCTCCAAACTATTTCACTTTAATTGGACCAGAAGGAGTTACTGGAATTGGATACACTGGAACTAATGACGGATACACTGAAATTACATATTATCCACCAGTTGGACCAAGTGGAACAATTTATTCAAGTGCGAACGTAGGAATTCCTCAAAATTTGATTATGAATGGCGCTATTATATTACCAGATAGCACAGCTATTACTACTAATGCACCTTATGGTGTAGATATTACCCAGTTTGGGTTGACATCTTGGGCTGTAAACACACTAGTCCCTGGTGGTACTCTGAGTCAAGTATCTGTATCAGCGTCCGGACAATATCAAACTGCAGTTTCTAATGCTGGATATATTTATAGATCATTAAATTATGGTCAAACGTGGGTTCAAACTTCTGCTCCAATTAATTATTGGGGGCCAGTATCTGTATCAGCGTCAGGACAATATCAAACTGCTTGCTGTAATATTGGTATTTATACTTCATCTAATTATGGTCAATCTTGGCTTCAGAATACATCTGTTCCTGGTGCGGTGACTTCAGTATCTCTATCCGCGTCAGGACAATATCAAACTGCTGCTGTTAGTAATGGAGGTATTTTTACTTCATCTGATTATGGTAAAACATGGATTCCATACAATTTGAATTTATCTTGGAAATCAGTAGCTGTATCTGCGTCAGGACAATATCAAACTGTTGTTCCTAATGCTAATAATAGCGCTATTTATATTTCATCTAATTACGGTAAAACCTGGACTGCATTAACTTCTCCAAAAGCTGCGTGGTATTCAGTATCATTATCTGCATCAGGTCAATATCAAACAGCTGTAAATAATAGTGGTGGTATTTATGTTTCTGTTAACTATGGTAATACATGGAATAAAACATTTAATATCAAAAATTCACCTAATTTGAATTCGGTATCATTGTCTGCTTCTGGACAATATCAGGTGATAGGAACCAATAATAATGGTATTTTCTATTCTTCTAATTACGGCCAATCATGGAGTCAAACATCCGCTCCTTCTAGTAAAAACTGGTTTTCTGTATCGTTATCAGCTTCCGGTCAATACATTACTGCTATTTTAGGTACAAATATTTATACAACCTCCATAGCAACTACATTTGGAGGAAATGTAGCTATAAATGGCACGTTTAATAAAAATAATGATTCATCTTCAGTTGCAATTGGGAATCAAGCCGGTTATTTTAATCAACAATCTAATTCCGTTGCAATTGGTAATTACGCAGGTTATACTGGTCAAGGCACTGGTGCAATTGCAATTGGTTATTATGCTGGAGTAACTGGACAAGCACCATATAGTATTGTATTGAATGCATCTTCTAGTAAAACTGTCAATGCAGGAACTACTGGATTCTTTGTTAATCCAATTCGTGCAACTGGTTCATATTACGCATTAAATTATAATCCAAATACTAGTGAAATTACTTATTCTCCAAATTATTGGACAAACATAGGTCCAACTGGGGTAACTGGAATTGGATACACTGGAAGTAACACAGGATATACTGGAATTACATATTATCCACCAGTTGGTCCAAGTGGATCTCTTTATTCATCTGCAAATGTAGGAATTTCACAAAATTTATATATGAATGGTGCTATTATATTACCAGATAGCACAGCTATTACTACCAATATGCCTTATGGGGTAGATATGACCCAGTTTGGGTTGACATCCTGGGTTTTAAATATATCGTCACCATCTGCTTCATGGCAATCAGTATCTTTATCATCATCAGGACAATACCAAACCGCAGTTTATTATGATGAAGTTGATGGGTTTATTTACAGTTCATCCAATTATGGTAAAACCTGGGTTCCAACTTCTGCTCCATCTGCTAATTGGTATTCAGTATGTTTATCATCCTCGGGACAGTATCAAACTGCTGTTGTAAATGGTGGAAATATTTGGATTTCATCCAATTATGGTCAATCATGGAATCAATCATCTGCTCCTTCTATTAATTACTCATCAGTATCTGTATCTGCATCAGGACAATATCAAACTGCTGTTATTCATGGTGGCATTTATACATCATCCGATTACGGTGTAACATGGAATCAATCATCTGCTCCTTCTTCTAATTATTCATCAGTATCTTTATCTGCATCAGGACAATATCAAACTGCTGTTACTAATGGTGGCCGTATTTATGTTTCATCTAATTATGGTGTAGTATGGTATCAATCAACTGCTCCTGCTGCTGCTTGGTCTTCAGTATCTGTATCTGCATCAGGACAATATCAAACTGCTGTTATTAGTGGTGAACGTATTTATGTTTCATCTAATTATGGTGTAGTATGGTATCAATCAACTGCTCCTGCTGCTGGTTGGCGTTCAGTATCTGTATCTGCATCAGGTCAATATCAAACTGCTGTTATTAATGGTGGCCGTATTTATGTTTCATCTAATTATGGGCAATCGTGGAATCAAACATCTGCTACTTCTGCTAATTGGCTATCAGTATCGTTATCAGCTTCAGGTCAATACATTTCTAGTGTTATTTACAATGGAGGCATTTATACAACTTCTATAGCAAATGCATTTGGAGGGAATATCATTGTAAACGGAAGTATTAATAAAAATAATAATCCATCTTCCGTTGCGATTGGAAACCAAGCAGGTTCTTTTAATCAACAATCTAATTCAGTTGCAATTGGAAATCAAGCAGGTTATACTGGTCAAGGCAATGGTGCAATTGCAATTGGTTATTATGCTGGAGTAACTGGACAAGCACCATATAGTATTGTATTGAATGCATCTTCTAGTAAAACTGTGAATGCTGGAACTACTGGATTCTTCGTCAGTCCAATTCGTAATATTGGTTCAAACTACACATTAACTTATGATCCAAATACTAGTGAAATTAGTTATTCACTTGGTTTTAATAAAAATAATAATCCATCTTCTGTTGCCATTGGAAACCAAGCAGGTTCTTTTAATCAACAATCTAATTCTGTTGCAATTGGTAATTACGCAGGTTATACTGGTCAAGGCACTGGTGCAATTGCAATTGGTTATTATGCTGGAGTAACTGGACAAGCACCATATAGTATTGTATTGAATGCATCTTCTAGTAAAACTGTCAATGCAGGAACTACTGGATTCTTTGTTAATCCAATTCGTGCAACTGGTTCATATTACGCATTAAATTATAATCCAAATACTAGTGAAATTACTTATTCTCCAAATTATTGGACAAACATAGGTCCAACTGGGGTAACTGGAATTGGATACACTGGAAGTAACACAGGATATACTGGAATTACATATTATCCACCAGTTGGTCCAAGTGGATCTCTTTATTCATCTGCAAATGTAGGAATTTCACAAAATTTATATATGAATGGTGCTATCATATTACCAGATAGCACAGCTATTACTACAAATGCACCTCCTGGAGTAGACATGACTCAATTTGATTCATTATCATGGATTAAAGTTATACTACCTAGTAGCGGAGTGAATTCAGTATCAATGTCATATTCAGGTCAATATCAAACTTATGTTGATATAGGTAATGGTATTTATACTTCTTCTAATTATAGTAAATCATATGTTAAAAGTTTAGCTATCCCTGGTTTTTGCGCAGTATCTGTATCTTCGTCAGCTCAATATCAAACTGCTCTTTACAATGGTGGAAAAATTTATACTTCATCCAATTATGGTAAAGCATGGGTTCAAAATATATCTGGTCCATCTGCTTCATGGACATCAGTATCTTTATCATCATCAGGACAATATCAAACTGCTGTTAATTTCGATGATGGGTTTATTTACACATCATCCAATTATGGTCAATCATGGGTTCAAAGATCTGCTCCAAATATTTATTTTAGATCAGTATCCTTATCTGCATCAGGACAATATCAAACTGCTGTTACTAGTTATACTGATGGAACCAATGGATATATTTATACTTCATCCAATTATGGTCAATCATGGGTTCAAAGATCTGCTTCTAGCGCTTTTTGGTATTCAGTATCAATATCTGCGTCTGGACAATATCAAACTGCTGTTATTAGTGGTGATCGTATTTATGTTTCAACTAATTACGGGCAATCGTGGAATCAATCAACTGCTCCTGCTGCTGGTTGGCGTTCAGTATCTGTATCTGCATCAGGTCAATGTCAAACTGCTGTTGTTTATAATGGTCGTGTTTATGTTTCAACTAATTATGGGCAATCGTGGAATCAATCAAATGCCTCTTCTGGTAGTTGGTATTCGGTATCTGTATCTGGATCTGGACAATATGTAACTATTGGTGACGAGTCTGGAAACATTACTAGTAGTTCTATAGCAAATGCATTTGGAGGGAATATGATTGTAAATGGAACTATTAATAAAAATAATGATCCATCTTCTGTTGCCATTGGAAACCAAGCAGGTTCTTTTAATCAACAATCTAATTCAGTTTCAATTGGAAATCAAGCAGGTTATACAGGTCAAGGTCAAAATTCAGTCGCAATAGGTTACTACGCAGGTAGTAGTGGTCAAGCTCCGTATAGTATTGTTTTGAATGCATCTTCTAGTAAAACTGTCAATGCAGGAACTACTGGGTTCTTTGTTAATCCAATTCGTGCAACTGGTGGTGTATCTGGTTCCAATTATGTATTAAGTTACAATCCAGGAACAAGTGAAATTAATTACACGAGTAACATATTAGCATACAATTTATTTTTAACTGGTGCAACCGGACAAACTGGTGGCGCAAATAACTCAGCAAATTCAAGTAACAACGTTTATTGTAACAACGTGTATGCACGTAGTGCTGTTTATGCAAACAATATCGCACTGACATCAGATTATCGTATCAAAGAAAATATAAAAGAATTGGATAATAAATTTCTAGTAGACTATTTGACCCCAGTTACCTTTATGAATAAACAAACCAAAAAACAAGATATTGGTTTAATTGCTCACGAATTACAAGAATATTACCCAGAATTAGTAAACGGAGAGAAAGATGGAACTGAAATTCAAACAGTCAATTATATTGGATTGATACCAATCTTAATAAGTGAAATTAAAACTTTGAAAAGTGAAGTGAAGTTTTTGAAAAATAATAATGAAAATTTGGAACATAGAATTAGTGAATTAGAAAAATAATAATTTTTTATCTGTAAATAATATTATAAATAAAAAATAAGCAATGCAGAATAGCAACAATACAGATAACCAGAGAGACAAAGAACAATCGTTGTCCCATATAATTGAAATCACGACCGAGGAAAATAATATATTGGTTGATTTAGCATTTCAAATATTCGCAAACCCTTCAAATCAACCAGAATTATTTTGTTTGCAATCAAAGGAATGTTCAGAGAAGGTTCCACAGAGAATAAAAACAATTTTGCAATCTTTCGCAGAAAATGGAACACTTACTGGCTTTCTTATAATAAAAAATATTTCATTTGATAATATTGCACCTAATTTACCTTTTCCGATATCTATGTCATTTCCAAAAACACCTGATAACAACAATAGTAAAATAGGAGAGAATACTATGTTGGCACGTATTCAAAGTATATTACTTTGTGTTATTGCCGAAATTGTTTCGTATGAAGCTGAAGGATATGGTAGATTATTTCAAGATGTTGTTCCAATCAAGAAAATGGAAAATGAACAAACCAGTGTTGGTAGTAATACAGAATTAGAGATTCATACAGAACAAGCTTTTTCTAAGTTGCGGCCAGATATTTTAAGTTTAGCTTGTATACGTGGTGATCAATTAGCTCAAACATATATATTACCCGTCAAGAGTATATTAGAAAATTTATACAACGAAGAGAGAGAGTTACTTCGCTTACCACTGTGGAAAACAGGTGTTGATCTATCATTTAAATTAAATCAGAATGAATTTATAGAAGGTGATATTCGTGGACCGTTTCCTATCATTAGTGGAGACGAGCATGACCCCAAACTTGTTTTTGATCAAGATTTGATGTTTGGAATTAATGAAGAATCAAATAATTTATTTAAAAAAGTTATTGATATTTATTATCAATATCGCAATCAACATAATTTACAAACAGGGGAAATTATTTTGATAGATAACATGCGCGCAGTTCACGGGAGGTCGTCTTTTTACCCAAAATATGATGGCGCCGACAGATTTTTGATCAGGTGTTTTGCAGTATATGATTATGAATTTACTAGTTATGCTCGCACAAACAATAATAATTCTCGTATGATTTCTGCAATATATAGTTGAATATAGAAAAGTTAAATTACATACCAGTATACATTACCATACTCAAATTATCTCCCAAGAAATTAGGTTTTTGTCCATATAAACCATGCACCAAGGGAGTATTCCAATATCCAACCCAACCTGTAGGTTTTACATCAAGAGGTTCTAATATATGTTTTCCTCCCTCTGAAATAGTCACCAATATATAATTACCTATTATAGTATCAGATTCCATAACTTGTTTTTCAGAGAGTCTGCAGAACCAGTTATAATGATGTCTTTGTAGTAATTCATAAGCAGGTATGTAAATACCGTAAGTTTGAGTATAAATATTTAAATAATGATTGGATAGAAGATCATCAACTAATATCGTTTTATCATCCATCGTTTTGGTTCCAATTTCTTTGCCGTCAACAATATTTATTTCACCAGTTCTTACACGTGCCTCGCACCATCTATTGAAATCACCTAAAAATCGCGATTCTGCTGTATAATCTCTAGAAATAATTCGTTGCATGAATTCAATGAAATTTCCAACTGTAGGGCATTCTTTTTTTGCTCCTGAAAATATCAAATTAGGATAAAATTTGTATTCTGTAGAAGTAATATTTCTATCTACAGTTTCACAAACAAACATTTTATTTCCAGAACTTCCTTTTTCATATAAAGGTAATAGATCTTTAATGCATAAAAATGATATTGGGCAGATCATACCACCATACATATATATCAATTTCATTATACCAAGCATTCTCATTTTGTCTGAAATTGGTGATGAAATTTTATTCATATCAATGGTCCATCCAGGAATTAATTTATAAAATGTATTATCGTCAATCAAACAAATAGTAAAAGATGAATCGCATTGTTGAATAATAGATTTAACTGTTAAATATAAGTAAGGTTGGTTTAAATCAAAAGAACTTCTAGAACCAAAACTCAACCAGTTTCTAGAATTGTATTCATAAGGGACATGAATCCATAAGATTGGTTTTTTACTCTTGGCTAAAGTTGCGTCATCTAATAAATATTTACGAACAATTTCCATATTATCTTGATTTGCTTCGGCTAACCTTTTATTTTCATAACGATGGTAAAGAACACCGACTACTATAAGTATTACAAAAAGTATAATATAATTAATAAATGGTTTCATAATATATATTATATAAATATATTATTAAAATAAATAAATTATTATTTTGTTTTGATTGTTTGTTTTGTTTTATAATTTTTTACCCTGTATTTTTGGATATTTGATTCTCACATCGTTTAAATGATTACCACATCTTTTGAAGAATGCATCCAAACCACTTGGCTCTGCACCAGTAACCATGTCGTCTGGTATAAAGGTGTCGTTCCCTTTTTTATAGCATAACATTACCGGAATACCGTTTACCATTTTTTTGCTTTTTAACATAGAATAAAAATCAAAACATTGGTCGACGTCAATGTCGGCGCAAACTACGTCTAGAGGTGAAGTCGCAAAAAAAGCATGAACGATGTGTTTAATTTGTTTGCATGGACCACACCATTCAGCTCCTAATTTCAATACAATTAAACCAGGATTGTTATTCAACAAGTGAAAAAATGCATCTCTGCTAGGGATCTCGCTAATTATTTGTTTAGTCGCCATAATTATATTTTTTATTAAAATTTTCTTTTTTTTACTTATTTTATTTTTTTGTCATTTTAATTAAGTAAAAATAATAAATAAATATATTTATACTAAATATATTGTGTTATATGAAGACATGTGTATACGTAAACGTTAAAAATGAAAAAAGAATAATAGAATTTGTAAAATATTATTATAAGATAGGTATTGATTATTTCATATTTTTTGACGATAATTCTACAATTGATGTGAAGGATGTGTTGATACAAAATAATGTAAACGAAAACAATTATTCTGTTTTATATACGGGAAAACGAAACTTTTTTTACGGAGTATATAATACTAAAGAACATTGGTATAATGAAATAATTCCGCTACTTATAAAAAATAATATAGACTATGTTCTTCACGTTGATGCAGATGAATTTTTATTTTTAGGTAAACACAAAAATATTAGCGAAATGATTGAATCTTACCAACCTTTTGATTCACTGCGAATTAATTGGCTAGTATTTGGCTCAAATAATATAATTAGAAATAAAACAGATAGTATTATTAGACAATTTGATAAATCTTCTTCCCAGTTATCGAATTATATAAAGTGTTTAACAAAAGTAAAATCAATTTGTTCAGACCACAATTCTTGGTTTCCAAGCCCCCATGTTTTATCTATTAATAATAACTGTGTAAAAAAAAATATATTTAATGAAATAGTGAATAATAATAATGCTAATACACAAGACTTATCAATAAAGGAGTCTAGTAAAGCACCTATTTATATTGCACATTATATGTGTCAAGATATTAGTACATTCATTGATAGAAAGGTATGTTCAAAAATATTTCTACTAGTAAGTAAAAAATTTAATTTAACAGATGATATTATAAATTTGATACAAAATAACAAGAAATTGTTTGCTAATTTTATTTCAAAAAAAGATATAAACGACGAAGTAGAAATAAATAATATACACGCAACAACTACATTACCTGTGGAGATTATTCAATTTTTGAAAGAATATTTCTATTTTATAAACAACAATGACATTGAAAATAAGAGTATTATTAATTTTTATCTCAGATAAATTATATCAAATGAGTAAATTAGAAAATTATTTACAAAAATACGATAAACTAGAAAAAAAAATAGTGTATGATTTTAATTTAATAAATGGCGGAATTGGTGACATGATTAATTTTTTTGTGCATTTATTGTCTATATGTGTTGATAATAATATTAAAATACTTTATTTGGTCAATAATATACATATTGAAAAATATTTGAAGTTAAGTTATACAAAAATGTATATTAAAAATGAAGATATTATAGGTAATGTAAGTAATATAAATAATTTTGATGATATCTTCCGTATAGAGAAAAACAGGTTTTATTTTTTAAAACCAAACATTCTATACAATACTTTTTCATATGATATTATAGATGAATTTCCTGTTTACGAGTTATTTGAATTTTCACATGAAGTTAAAAAAAATATTGAAAACTATTTGAAAGATCAATATATTTCTATCCATTTACGATTAGGCGACAAATTTTTAGAGACAGATCACTCGTATGTATTTTCCAAAGAAGATGTAAGAAAGTATAATGAAAATAATATATTTTCTACAATTCAACAAAACAATGATAAAAATATAATGTTTTTTTGTGATAATAATAATTATAAATTGAAAATTAAAAACAAATATGATAACGTTGTAATAACTAATTTTGAAATTGGACATACTACATTGTTAAACACAACAGATGTTCAGGTTTTGAATTCGGTAAGTGAATTTTATTTACTTATAAATTCTACTCATATTTATGCTGCGTCAAATAGTGGTTTTTCAAAAGTTGCTTCAAAATTTAAAGGCACACAGATAACCTATATATAGTTTATAATAACTACTTAAACAAAACTTACCATATAAAGTAACTACGTATTAAATGGTAAAGGTTTGCAGTTTAACACATTATCCAAAAGAAAATGAATCAAAATACCAGTCTTATTTTGAAAAATATCAGTATCCTTTGCATATTTTTCAAAAATATTCTATAGAAGCAATTGTTGACGGACATCATGTGTTGGCAACAGCTCCAACCGGTAGTGGTAAAACTTTGCCTGGTGAATTTTCAATTGATTACTTTCATTCTAAAGGTAAAAAGGTTATTTATACTACTCCTATAAAAGCATTAAGCAATCAGAAATTTTATGATTTTAGTAATAAATACACTAATATCAGTATTGGACTTATTACTGGTGATATTAAAACAAATCCAGATGCTGATGTTCTTATAATGACAACGGAAATTTTATTGAATAAACTTTTTCAAATCAAAAGTAAAAATAACAGTGCTGTGAATGTTCCGCAGTCAAGTATTTCTTTTGAAATGGATATTGAAAATGAATTAGGTTGTGTAGTTTTTGATGAAATTCACATGATTAATGATGCTGCAAGAGGCCATGTTTGGGAGCAATGTATTATGTTATTACCAAAACAAATACAAATGATTGGGCTATCTGCTACTCTTGATAACCCAGAGCGTTTTGCATTATGGTTGGAAAATAGAGGCGTTCATAGTGACAATCCTGAGAAAGTTGTTTATTTGGCGTCAAAAAAAGACCGTGCAGTTCCGCTAACGCATTACGGTTTTATTACAACAACATCTCTAATTTTTAAACTGTTAAAAAATGATAAACATATTCAAGAAGAAATCAAATCAATGATAAATAAACCAATTGTTTTACAGAATTCCCAAGGTGAATTTGATGAGTTACAATATTCCAAGATGAATAATTTGATGAAAATATTTGAAAACAAGAATGTAAGATTAAAACGTCAACATGTTTTAAATCAAGTAACAAAACATTTAGTTGAAAATGAAATGCTACCAGCATTATGTTATGTTTTTTCACGAAAACAATTGGAAGTTTGTGCAAATGAAGTAACTACAAACTTGCTGGAATTTGATAATAAAACGCCGTATATTATTGATCGTGAATGTGAACATATTATACGAAAATTACCAAACTACCAAGAATATTTAAATCTTCCGGAATATGTCAATATGGTTGCTTTACTACGTAAAGGTATAGCAATTCACCACAGCGGAGTGACTCCGGTTTTAAGAGAAATGGTAGAACTTTTATTTGCAAAAGGCTTTATCAAACTTTTGTTTTGCACGGAAACAATGAGTGTAGGTATTAATATGCCCGTTAAAACGACTATTTTTACTGATATTTGCAAGTTTGATGGAGAAAACAATCGCATGTTATATTCACACGAATATACACAAGCTGCTGGTAGAGCTGGTAGACTGGGTTTAGACACAGTAGGACATGTGATTCATTTGAATAATTTATTTAGAAAGGTAGAAACAAAAACAAGTTATACAACTATGATGAGTGGTAAACCTCCAGCATTAAAATCTAAATTTAAAATTTCATACAATCTTCTATTGAATTTAATTGATATTGGTGACAACAACTTTATAAATTTTGCAAGAAAAAGTATGGTGAAAGATGATTTGGATAGTGAATTGAAAGAAATATATTACGCGATCTCAAAAGAACATGCTGAATTAGACTCGCTGGAGCAGTCTTTTAAAACAATTAGAACTCCGATTACTGTGGTAGATGAATATTTCAAATTAATAGAAATGCAAAAAACAGCCGTCAATAAAAAACGTAAAGATATTGAAAGACAAATTGAACACATTAGAGATCAGTATGTTAATCTTGAATTTGATAAAGTAAAACTGGAAAAATATAATCAAAAATTAAAAAGAATTGATGATTTACAAGACCAATATAACTTTGTTGAAAAATATATAGATAGTAATGTCCAAACCATTGTTAATTTGTTACATGATGACGGATTTGTTCAAATAGAAACTGAAAATAAAGAACCAGATGAACCGACAATCAAACTTACTGTGCGAGGTATGATTGCAACTCATTTAAAAGAAACACATTGTCTTGTTTTCGCACAACTCTTTGAAGAAAATGTTTTTGATAAATTGAATTCAATACAAATAGTCATGTTATTAAGTTGTCTTACCAATATTGTTGTAAAAGATGAATATAAAAATTACATACCTAGAACAGATGATACTGTTTTGAAAGAAATTGTTTTTAGGATAAAAAATATGTATAATGATTATATTACAAAAGAAACCAATTTGAATATCAATTCAGGTATTGAATATATTTTCCATTATGATTTACTCAACTACGTAGATAAATGGTGCTATTGTGAAAATACAGAAGAGTGTAAACAATTTTTACAAAAATTGGAAGATGAAAAGGAGATATTTTTGGGCGAGTTTGTAAAAGCGCTATTAAAAATCAATAATATTTGCAGTGAATTGGAGAAAATAGCAGAATTATTTGGTAATATGTCTTTATTGAGTAAATTAAAAGAGATTCCTTTAATGACATTGAAATATGTTGTTACAAATCAGTCGTTGTATGTATAATCATAATCATTATGTGACAATATATTTAAAAATAAAATTTTAAATATAATGTAATATGGATGTTACAAATATAATAGGTAACAAGTATAAAATAATAAAACAGATTGGAAGTGGTTCTTTCGGTTCTATTTTTGAAGGTATAAATATGAGAACAAGTGAAAAAGTTGCGATTAAAATGGAGGCTATTTCAGATGAATTAAAATTATTGAAACATGAATCAAATATTTATAGAATACTTTCTACTGTAGATGGCATACCAAAAATAAAATGGTATGGAAAGGATCAATCAAATTATTATATGGTAATTGATTTATTTGGGAAATCTTTACAAGACTTATTAGATAGAAATAAAAAACTGTCATTGAAACTCGTCTTGCAAATTGGTATTAATATTTTAACTATTTTAATGCAAGTGCATAACAATGGTTTTGTTCATAGAGATATTAAACCAGAGAATTTCCTTTTAACTTTAAACAAACCAATCAAGGTTTTCTTAATAGATTTTGGGATTTGTAAACCATATATAATAAATGATAAACATATTGAATTTAAATACAAAAATAAATTTATTGGAACTCTTAATTTTGCAAGTATAAACACACATAATTTGTATGAACAAAGTAGACGAGATGATTTAGAATCAGTTGCTTATATGTTAATTTATTTTTATTTTGGAAAATTAGATTGGATCCAAAAAGAAAATGAAAATGAGATTATACGTGATTGTGATTTTGCATCAGAAAATAATTGTGTCAAATCTATAAAACAAATGTTGGTTAATAATACTAACATACCAAATGTTTTGATGGATTTTTATAAAAAAATAAGAAAATTGGAGTTTGAAGAGAGACCAAGTTATGAAAAATATATTGACAGTTTTAGAGAAGAGCTTGTTAATTTATGATAAATAATAGTAAATAACAAGTAAGTATAAAATATAAATTAATTTTGTTATATAAGTATAAAATACGAATGGAATTTGAAAAATCAAAAGAGTATGTTGAAAGTATCTTTAACTTTATGGAAGTATTATATAAAAAAGCAGTCAAGCTTAATGATAATAAATTAGTGCAAATTTGCAAATTAATTTTTAATTATTTAATTACTTGTTGTAACGAAAGTAATTTATTGGTGAAAAATTTAAAGAAAAATGATGATTTTAGTATGAAACCAGTTTATGAATATATTCAAGACAACAAAATTGAATTACTTGATTTGAATAATTTATCACTAGAAGATATAAATGTAACAAATGCTCGTGATATTGAAAAATTTGTATTATCCCATATTTATTACATTTATGAAAATAATTAAATTGTTAAAAAATAATATAAAGCTAATAATTTATAATAAATTATAAAAATATGTCATCTAATAGCGATGTTACAAGTTCACCAGAAACAAAATCTGCCTCTCGTTTAATAGGTCGTGTTAAGTGGTTTAACAATAAAGCCGGTTATGGTTTTATTACAATTACCGACGGAGAAAAGACGGGAATGGATATTTTTGTTCACCACAGTTCTATTAATGTTTCAAATCAACAATACAAATATTTAGTTCAAGGTGAATATATTGAATTAAATTTAATTACTGTTGAAAATAGCACTCACGAATGTCAAGCAGCAGATGTTGGTGGAATTAAAGGAGGTAAACTAATGTGTGAAACAAGACACGAATTTAAACTTGCAAGAAATAATTATAGAACTACAGATAATGATAATGTTGATGAAAATGAATATTCCGAGCCAGTTAAATTACCTAGACAACAAAGAGTTAGAAATGTCCCAGTAGTTTCAAATGAATCAATGCAAGCTGGAGATAAGGATGATAGCAAATCGTGGTCTTTAGTTTCAAAAAACCAAACAAAAACAAGCGAACGATCATCTACAACTGTTTCCAAATCAGGTAGAGGAAGAGGTAGACCACCTCGTTCAAATAATTAATTAATTAAATAAGAAATATATTTAGTGAAATATTTATTATATTTGTATTATATATAATAAATGAATAGTATTAACCCAACGCCAGCTCCTACAGCAAATACAATGGGATCCAGTCCAGCACAAAAAGGTGGACGTGGTTATCATCACAAAAAAAGTTGCAAATGCCCTTTATGTAAAAAAAGAGGTGGAGCTGATGGAGATGATGATGACGATAACGATGATGACGATGACGATAAAGTCGTTGTAACGAATTCTGATGATAAAGACAAAGAAGAGTTTATTGATGATGATGATGAATTAAATTTAGCGGAACTAGGAGAAGCAGGACCAGGCGTTAAAGCAGGTGGAAGACGTAGACGCGGACGCGGAAATAGTAAAAAATCAAAGAAAGGAGGAAAAAGTAGAAAAACACGCCGTCATAGTCGTAAAGGAAGAAAACACAGACGTAAAACACACAGACGTCGTTAACTTCTCATAATTAGAAACTAGTTTTAGAAAAGGTTGAAAATCATAGTGGAGAATATTTGAATATACTACAACGTTCATTTTCAAATACCTTTTCTTCACAAAAACGATTTTCTATATCATAATCAAATAATAAATCGCATCCATGATCATCTTTTATTTGTGTAACCCAAATAGTTTTACATAATGGCATATATTTTTTATATATTTCATTACCTCCTATACAAAAAATTTTAAAAAACTTATTTAAAACGTTATATATCTCACTATATTTATTAGGAAATAATAATATATTTTCATGTATATTTTCATCGTCTGTAAACAAAACATTTTTAAATTTTTCGGTTATTTTGTTATATTTCCAAGGTTCTCTCGTTAATACAACATTCAATCTATTTTTTAATGGTCGTTTATTTTCAGGAATTGAAAAATAAGTATTTCTTCCCATGATAACAACATTGCATTTTGTTTTACTATAAAAAAATTGTAGATCTTCTTGAACGTTCCATGGTAGTTCACCATTTTTTGATATTCCTTTTTTTATATCAAAAGCTATGATTGCTTCCATTAACAAATAATACATTATAATTTTTAAATAATAATAAATTTATAAATTATAACTATAATTAGTTGTTATAATAATGAATGATGATAGATTACAATACATAAAAGTTTTTAATGATACAATATTTAGCAATGAAAATATAAAAAATAAAAACACAATGGTTTTTATATATACTCCACCAAAAGTGGGTTCGACGACTTTAGTAACATCCTTACGTGTTTCTTATGCGAGAGGGATAAATGTATTACATATTCATGATGAAACAATGTTAAGTGTTATTACTGGAATAAAAAATAATGATAATATTACAGTCAATGAGTTGATTAATTATAATGCTTTAATTGGAAAAAACGTAGTAGTTATTGATGTTTATAGAAATCCAATAGAGAGAAAAATCTCTGAATATTTTGAGTTACTAACGTCTTATCACTTTAATACAAGTGAAAATAATATAAGTAATTATAAATTGGAATTACTTATAAAGCGTTTCAATTCATTATTTCCATTTTTAGGAAGTAGTGATTATTTTTTTGAAAAATATGATATTGATGTTCCAGACAAGTTTGATTTTGATAATAAATATTTGTTAGTAGAGAAAAATAATGTAAAGTATGTTAAATTACGTTTATGCGATTCTAATGAATGGGATAGAATATTAACAAGTGTTTTGAATATTGATATTGTAATTGTAAAAGATTACCAAACAGAGAATAAAATTATTGGCGAAGTTTATAAAAAATTCAATGAATCGTATCAAATACCGTTTAATTTATTAGAAATAATCAAAGAGGATAAGTATTTTAATTATTTTAACACAGATAATGAAAAAGATGAATACATGAATAAATGGAATTCAAAATCAGTAATGACTACTTTTGAACCTTATTCATTGGAAAATTATAATTTTTATAAAGAATTATGTAATGAGAATCAGTATCATAATGTTATTCAGAGAGACCATTACTTAGATCATGGCTGTATTTGCAATTCATGTTGTTATAAAAGAAGACAAATTTTTTTGAAAATTAAAAATGGCGAACAAGTGGATACCAAAATAATACACGAAGAAGTGGTTCACGAAAAAAAAATAAAAAAAATGGAAAGAATTGAAAACATTTGTAATAAAGTTAAAAACAAGCTCAATGAAATGTCGCGACAAAAATCATCAAAGAAGTTGAATAAATTTGATATGAAAATAAGTATATAAGGAGGGGTCGTAGGGGAACCTGGGTTCCCCACAAAAAAAAAATGTAAATAGTAAAAATATATGAAGAAAAAAAAAAATTGATAAATGATTGTTGAAAGTAAAAAAGTGGTATAAAAAGCAAAGCAAAGCCAAATCAATATGTCAAGTTCAATGTCAAAGTCAATGTCAATGAGTAAGGTGGTAAAAGTGATTGAGGAATGTGGAAAGATGTATAATTTTGATGTGGAAGATGCGCTTCGTGCATTAAAAATAGAAAAAGTGTCGTCAAAAGTAGAAGGGTCAAAAAAGTTAAAATTGTCATTTCCAATGCCTTTTGGAGGTGTAAAGAATGAAAATTGTTGCAATGGAATAGTAAAAAACCACGGTTTATACACCCAATGCGAAAAAAAGCCGATGCTTGTGAAAGAGGGAGAAGTAAAGTCATGTTTTTGCAAAGGATGCCAAGAAGAGCCTTACGGAAACATAGATGATCGCGTGTCAAAAGGTTTATACGAATTCAAAGATCCAAAAGGTAAAAGTCCAAAAAGATATACCGAGGTCTTGAAAAAACTAAAAATCGCAAAAGAAACAGTAGAGGAAGAAACAAAAAGATTAAACCTAACAATAAACGCGGTTCACTTTGAAGAAGTAGTTGAGGAAAACGTGAAAAGGGGAAGACCAAAAGCGGAAAAAAAGGTAAAGGAACCAACAGGTAAAAAAGGTCGTCCAAAGAAGGAAAAGAAGACGGTAGAAGTGAGTGAAGATTTAGAAGAAGATTTATTTGCAAGTCTAATCGCAAAGGCTCAAAGTCAACCTTTAGATCAACCTTTAGAAAAGGTTGAGCCAAACTCACAAGAAAATGTGATTGTAGAGGAGGTCAATGAAGTTTTGGCTGAACCTTTACCAAAGGTGGAAAAGAAGGCAAAGAAAGTAGATCCAGCAAAGGAAGCAGAGAAGCAAAAGAAAGCTGAAGAGAAAGCAGCAAAAGAAGCTGCAAAGGAAGCAGAGAAGCAAAAGAAAGCTGAAGAGAAAGCAGCAAAGGAAGCTGAAAAGCTAAAGAAGGCCGAAGAGAAAGCAGCAAAAGAAGCTACCAAAGAATCCAAAAAGAAGTCAAAGGATTTGGCTAAACCTTTACCAAATGTGGAAAAGGAAGAAGAAGCCGACGTAGTAAAAAAGATTGAATTCGGAGGCAAATCATATTATAAATCAAATAAAAATGGTGTGATTTATAATATGGAACAAGAAGTAGTAGGCAAATGGAACGCAGAAACAAACGACATAGACTTTGAAGAAGAAGAGGAAGAAGAGGAGTATGACGATTAAAATCCACCTTTAGAAAAGGTGAAGCCAAAATAGTGCAAAAAATAGATAGTATATTTGTATTAAATTTGTAATTATGTTTTAATAAATAAATAAAAAAGACCTAAATGGTTTTTTTTCGTTACGGTAACGGTCATATTTTTGTCACCCATTTCTCGTTTTGTCACCCATTTCTCGTTTTGTCACCCATTTCTCGTTTCCATACTCATTTCTCGTTTCCCTTCTACGGAACATTCGGGGAACGTTCTCGGCGGGCAAGGAGGGGCGAACCCTAGCGCTGGCACCCCGGGTGCACGAGTTGGCACTGTATATGGTGCGAAGCGGGTGATAGAGTGTGAGATGGGTGCATGAAAGTATATAACTATTTCGCTCACCCTCAAAGGAAAGCAAAGATTACACCCTATCATTTTCTCTCTTTAATACCAAAGAAAGAGAGAAAACCTAACAAATATTTTTTGCACCACTTTTCTAAAAAGTGATAAGGTTGACTTTATCAATACCAACATGTTTTGAAATCTTATGAATAATTTTATTGTCTTTCATAGATTCATCATCTCCTTTGCCTCCCATAGATTCATATACAATTGTATTAAACACACTGCTTTTTTTAGAATCACCATTGTCACAATCGGGATATTTCTCTCTAAACTTCTTAAACATACATATATTTTTATGGGCAATTGCCTTTATCAACTTTTTCAGTTTAGGTTTATTATCTTCTTCCTTTTCCCATTTATCTTCATCTTTAATGTATATAACTTCTCTTTTATTGTCTGTGCAATGTATGGGTCTTTTTTCCATCTCTAAAGCATTCAAATTTTTAATGATTATATTGGAAATGCCTTCAATATAACCACTTTTTCCAACATTTTCCAAATCAGATAACTCCAATTGGACTGAATCCACAAACTCTTTGATATTCATAGCATCTTTGCATGTTTCATTTAAAAAGAGTTGTAGATTGAATGTTTTATTGTTATTATAAGAATTGTTAGCATTGTTATTAATGTTTGATGTTGTTTGTTTTGACATTTCAATAAGGGATTGTTGAAGTTCATTATTTTGTTTAAATAACATTAAAATAAGCTGTTTGGTTGAAATATCAAGCTCTTCATCTTCTTTACATGCTTTGTAGTGATTTTCTTTTGTATGACAATTTTTTTTGTGTTTCCACAATCCACTTTTATCACAATATTCTTTATTACAATTTTCACATGCATAAAGTTTTTTTTCGTTTTTTTCGTTTTTTTCGTTTTTTTTGTTGCGAATATGTTTTTGGGTTAACAAATGTCTATTGTAGTCTGTTAGTTTACACGTAATAAAGTCACAACATTCGCAACAATAATTTGTATGTTCACAACTGTCGTTTTTTTTCGTTTTTTGGTTGCCTAAAGTTGCCATTCTCTCTTAAAATATATAAATATAAAAAATTTGCAATGTTTAACACAAAAAATTATCGTAACAAATATATAATTATTTTTTTGGTGATCGCATGCTAATTTTGCATTTCAGTCACAAATGTTGTTTTTTCCAAACTATTTCACCCCTTTTCATTTTTGGACATTTTTTTTGTCCATTTTTGAAAACCCAAAATACTTTTGGATACACTTTTTCTTTAACATTTGAGAGAAATATTATATAAAATATATAATATCTTTCAATATAATCGCATCATATATGCTGTCAAAACATGGGCGATAACTCAAAAAAGCACTCATTTCTAGACCCCCTATGTATAGCCCCTTGCATAGTGTTCCAATCCTATGGAACATTCGCGGAACATTCTATTGAGGCAAGGGTGGGGGCGAACCCTACCCGGGTGCCTGGGTGCACGAGTGTATAGTGTGTAGTGTTATCAGTGTTTTATTTTCTTCATTTCACTCTTTGATTAATAACAAAAGAGTGAAAATAATTTATATACCACCAAAACACGCCTTTTGATTGTTTTGATCGAACGAAACATAACAACCATAATTTTTTGCAATTGATGCTTGACATTCTCCTTTATCAATTGATAAAGCACTACATTGTGCTTTTGTATATTTACCACCTGGACCTGGTTGTGGTATTGTTGGTGGTGGAGGTGTTGATGGTTTTGGTGGTGGAGGTGGTGGAGGTGGTGGAGGTGGTGGTGGTGGTGGTGTTGTTTTTCCAGCACCTTCAACAATTTTTCTAAAGAACAATGCGTAAATAGCCCAAATAAACAAAATAACCAACAAAAATTTAAAAAGTTTTTTGAAACTAAACTTCATATTTATATAATATATTCATATATTTTTTCTCTCTTTCATTAATGTTAAAGATAAAAAATGAATCACTAAAAAAAGAGTAGTTAGTTATAAATTACATGTTACCTTATCCACCTTTAAGAAAGGTGGAGCCAAAATAATAATACAAAATAATAATACAAAATAATAATACAAAATCTCTTTGGTTCAGCCGTTCTTAAAGGTGGAATAACATTTGGCTCCACCTTTAAGAAAGGTGGACTAATACATATCCATAATAGTATTCTGACGAACACTAGGAAATTCAATCGGTTCAGGAAACTGTGCGTATTGAATATCGTCATCGGAATCTTCGTCGTCCTCATCATCATCCGAGTCAGACCACTCGTCATAATCCTCAGAATCACTGTCGTTGTGACCCACAGGCATTACACCCTCGCCGTAAACCTTTCTAGTCTGAAACAAATCATCACGGCAAATAGGACAAGGTAACTCTTCGCCGTTTCGTTTGATACTGCTCCAGCATGCAACGCATAATTTATGACCACATGCTGTTGTGGTTTTAGTCGTATCCAAGCAAACGGAACACTCTTCTGGATGTTCTTCATCGCATGGAAGGTTTGTTAAATCATAATGACCCCAAATATAAGGCGCCTCTTTAGGATGTTTATTTTCAGGTGTTGTTAACACACCATTCAACTTGTCAAACTTCATGACCTTAATATCTTTATGAATATGCTTTAAAACGCTTTCATAATCCTTCAACGTATACTTTGTTAGTTTTTTAATATATGTTTTTCTGAAGAGAATTTGTTCAATTCTAATACCAATTCCGTTTTTCCATCTGGTAATACGACCATCAAGACCATTAGTCTCGTCAGCCCTGCCATACATTTTTAAGTTATCACAACGGATTGAAATTGACATGCCGTTCTGATTGACAATAAAATCACATTTAACCTTCAAACAATCAATGTTTTCAACCGGTAAAACTACGCTACCATATTTTCCAAAATAGGAATTTTCTTCCATATCTTTTTCAATGGCAAGTTTAATGGATACCGGTAGCTCTTTGCTGGCAATAGGCACGCATCTGCAAACAGCCTCCTGACAGGCAACTTGGACAACATTATCGGCATTGACAGTGATTGACATTCTGCTTATTAATTCTGCTTGTTATTAGGTTCGCGACACTTTTAATACAATTATATGCCTATCCAAGAATCCTGGAAAAGTATCTCAATTTTTTTTATCCACCTTTCAAAAAGGTGGAGCCAAATTTTTGACATATTTTTTCCACCTTTCTCAAAGGTGGAGCCAAACATACTTGAAGTTGAAGTTGAAGTTGAAGTTGAAGTTGAAGTTGAAGTTACCGCTATCATTCTAACCTAGTTAGCACCCCGGTGGACAAATCTTAACAAAAAAATGTCAAAAGCTTTGGCTCCACCTTTCCCAAAGGTGGATAAAAAAAAATTGAGATATTTTTCCAGGATTCTTGGATAGGCATATAATTAACTAACAAGTGTCGCGAACCTAATAACAAGCAGAACAATAACGAAACCGATAACGAAAATGACAACAACCATGCCAGCAACCATCCCATCATCAATGACCCCTGAAATGCACGAGATACTCTTGAATTCCATCTCAAAACCACCGACTTCTCAAGAAGATAGAGTCAAATACCTTGTGGCTTCTTTAACAAGAATCGTGGAAAAAGAGCCAGATTATTTCAAGTATTTCTTCTTTAACGACATTGAGGATTTCAAAACACTGGCAACCTGGGTGGACAGAAAGACCAAAGACGAACCTTTTACAGATGGTGAGATGCTCGGGTTGAAGGCTTTAAATAGTGCACAAATTAAATACTTTGGATTAGCCATTTTCAAGGAGCTTGCATTAGGCATATTTGACCAAGACCAATTTTACGAAGATTGTGGTGTTCCTGAGAACGCAAGACGTCAACGAAAACAACCAAAAGATATCCTCAAATGGGATCTAATAAAACAATAAACATTTATACATGTAATTTTAACTAAATTTAAGGCCCCAAATAGGGGTCTTTTTTTATATTACAATTAATATCAAAAAATACGTTGACAAAAGAAAACTATTATTTCTTTTCACTTTTGTAGACGTTATTATAAAAAAAATTGAATTTAAAAACTCCATTTAAAATATTCAAAAGTATATATTATTATAAATTATGAGTTGCTACAAAAATAATTACTACCGTAAGTTTTGGGATAAAGTTGCAACTGCTGAAGGAGCCAAAAATATGACAGACAGACAGATTGCACAAGAAATTGAATCTACAAAATTATTAAGTGAGGAATACAACAATCATATACCAGATGATGTATATTTTTCCGACTTAAATGTTCCATACAAACAAATCCAACTGGCGAAAAGAGTAGACAATTTACAAAAAAATTTAGATTCTAGAGGAGACATCTGGGAAAATGAATTTACTCCTCATGGTGGTTTGAAATCTAGAAAAACATTGAGATAAACAAAAAATATGTCAAAAGCGTTGGTTCCACCTTTTTAACAGCTGGATTCAAAAAAAATTGAGATACTTTTTCTCTCTATTCTTAAATTTATTAAAACAACTAACAAACCAATTATCAAAATGCAACTAAGATCAGGACGTTCAACTTTAACAAGAGCCACCACTGCCGCTACCCCAGCACATGCTACAAGAGCATCAGTAAGAAGAGACTCCCGCAACTACGAAGAATTTAACGAAAGAAGAAGATACCAAGAAGAGCAAAAACAAGTTGAAGATTCTATATACGAAAAAGAAGACAATAAAACTCCAGCACAAAAAAAATGGAAGCATATCTCAAAAAGAATCAAACACTTATTATACTTAAGCGAATGCCAAAGAAAACAAAAATGCAATTTCACTGAAAGAGTCAAAACAATCAATGAAATCTACGAATTCATATTATACAATATGGACGATTTTATTGAGCTATTCAATGGTGAAATGAAACACAGAAAAGATTTTCCTCAAATCCTTTACACTAAAGGAAACGAACTACGTGGAGATATCGCCAGAGCAAATAAGAAAACCAGAGGCGAACAACAATTGGCTTGGGAATGCAATGACCTTATCAATCATACTACTCAACTAATCTATCGTCACATCCTATCAACCTTTAGAAAAGGTTGAGCCAAACTTTCCACCTTTGAGAAAGGTGGAGCCAAACTTTCCACCTTTGAGAAAGGTGGAGCCAAACTTTCCACCTTTGAGAAAGGTGGAGCCAAATCGCAAACTGTTTTGGTTTTACCTTTTTATAAAAGGTAAATTTATAAATGTAACATATAACTAACTAAAGTAAAAATTCCTTTTTTGCTCCACCCTACCACTTTTCAAAAAAAACTAGTGCAAGTTTACCTTTTAGAAAAAGGTAAACCCAAAAGTTAAGATTTTTGGCTCCACCTTTCTCAAAGGTGGAAAAAAATAAAATTGAGATACTTTTCTCTCTTTTTTTATATGGCATACAAATTAAAGTTGAAGTTGAATTTGAAGTTAAAGTTGAATACCCCGAATAACAGTAAGAATGACAAGATTTGAAGATACTGATCCTCGTATTGATACCGGAATGGTTATCTTCAATAAATTCATTGAAAGAAGTGGCATGGAAAAAAAATCATATCAATATGATGGTGTTAAGTGGTTATTGCAAAACGAATTGCGGGATGATACTAGTGGCGGTTTCGTTGCCGATGAAATGGGCCTCGGTAAAACTATCATGATGATCGGTTTATGCCTTGCCAATTTCAAGCAAAATCGCAAGACCCTTATTGTTCTACCGCCTGTATTGATTGAGCAATGGTATGCACAGATATACAGGACTACAGGCCATAAATCCGTAATCTATCACGGTGAAAATAAAAAAAATATTGACAAAAAGGCAGCAGAAGCCAACGCAGAAACCAATACCAATAGCGACCCGTTTGAAGGCGCAATAATTGTCCTCTGCAGTTATGATGCCATATCAATCTTTAGAGAGAAAACAGGCAACAAGAATCTAAGTTTCAGTGACGACGGTAAACAATCAAAAAAACGTATTGAGAACTCTCTACTACATCGTGTTAAATGGTCACGAGTCATCTTTGACGAAGCTCATCACTTACGTAATAAAAACACCAGTAGATATATCGGCGCAAAATTATTGAAGTCAGATATTAAATGGCTTGTCACCGGAACTCCAGTTCAAAATAGAAAGCAAGACTTTTATGCTTTATGCTCATTGATTAATTTACCAGTTTCATATTATACTAATCCAGAAAACTACTCTGAAATAGTAGAAACATTTATTTTAAAAAGAACAAAAAAAACTGTAGGCATTGATTTAGAAGACGCACATCACACAAAAAATATTGTAGCATGGAAAAGTGAGGCTGAACTAAAATTCTCCCAGGAAATCCACGCATTGATTGCTTTTACAAATGTCAAATCCCCATCCCCATCCCTATCTAATGAAGACAACATAGTAGTAGTAACAAATGGATTACTTCCACTTTTACTAAAAGCAAGACAAAGTTGTATATATCCAAAGATGGTCAAGACCAACGCCAACCCTTACAACAAGAGTAATGGCTTACTTGACCAAAACCCATCATCAAACCCAACAAGCACTAGCAAACTAGATTCAGTTGTTGGTGCTATTTTGGAGCGAAAAGATAACGGAAATGGTAAGCTTGTATTCTGCCACTTTAAAGAAGAGATTAATGAGATTGCAGAGAGACTACTCAACAATGGTTTAAACGTTGGAATCTTAGACGGCAAAATTACACAAGTTGCACGCCGTAAGCTTCTAAGTGAAAAAAAAGACGTATTGATTTTGCAAATTCAAACTGGTTGTGAAGGTTTGAATTTACAGGATAATTATAGTGAGATCTACTTTGTAAGTCCTCATTGGAATCCTTACGTTGAAGATCAAGCTATTGCAAGATGTCATCGCATTGGACAAAAGAAACCAGTATTCGTTTGGCGCTTTGAAATGGATGGGTTTGATTCTATTGATAACCCAATAGCAAAAAACTTGGAGGAGCATGTAATAGACATTCAAAATGCTAAAAGAGATGTTGTCAAGCAAATTATCAACCTTTAGAAATCCACCTTTAGAAATCCACCTTTAGAAAAGGTGGAGCCAAATGTTTTGAACCACTTTTTGAAAAGTGGTAAGGTTGAGCCAAATGTTTTGAACTACTTTTTGAAAAGTGGTAAGGTTGAGCCAAATGTTTTGAACCACTTTTTGAAAAGTGGTAAGGTTGAGCCAAAACCCCTTGGGCAAAGGGTCCATTTTTTTATTCTATTTCCATTGGGTGAATTTCTATTCCTCGCGCAATATCATACTGATTAGCAAATTCTCTTATTTTTGCATCATTATCGTTATCTAATGCTATATTAATGTTTTCAGCTAATTCGTTCCATACATTTATACGAGGATTATTTGGATTCCTAGTAATTCTTCTATTTAAATTATTGAGTAAACTATACACTCGGATTCTATTTTTTTCTTCTTGAGTAACATTATCTCTAAACTCTGTATATACATCTCTTTCTATAGCAAAATCTAAATCAGGATCAAAAAAATCTGTAAGTTCATAACCCACATCACGACCACCAATTTTTTTTCTTAGAATCAAAGATGCTGAACGTATATTTCTCTTTGGTCTTCTTGACGTTGATTTTCTTTTAGATACTCTATGCACTTTATTTCGTCGTCTAGTATAGCGTTTATGTTTAGTCATTATATATATCTACTTTTAAAAAAAGTAGAGCAAAAAAATATTTTAAACCACTTTTAAAAAGTAGAGCAAAACATTTGGCTCCACCTTTTCTAAAGGTGGATGTGGAATTCCATTATAAAATACTCTTTTTTTGGTTCGTATCGTTCAAACCTCATTAACATTGGGTGGTCAGTTATTGATTCTCTCGTCCACTTGAATCCATAAGCTTCATAAAATAATACAGATTCCTCAACCGAGCTTAGTATTATTTTTATATTAATTCCGTTTCCAAGATCAGTGTCATTTTCTTTTTTGATTCTTTCTACGAAACCATCTAGAAGTTTGGAAGCATACCCTTGATTTCTAAATTTTCGTTTTGTGCATGCAATCAACACGTAATATCTTATTTCTTTCTCATTATATTTACACTTACGATAAACTAACATAGACGGACAATTCTTCAATGAAAATTTATTATCATTATCTATACAATAAAAAGCAATTACGTTCTTTGTATTACCTAAAACATTAAATATATATTTGGAATGAATGTTATGATAGGAATATCTTGCAATTGCATTAAAACATTCTTCGCCGAAAGTTTCAACTGAATCTAATACAGTTTCTAGCGGTTCATTATCAATTATATCGTTCATAATAACATCAGAATAAAAGTTCATTAGGTTATATAAAGGAAGTTGTTTTACTATTATATTAATATCATAATAGTAAAACAAATTAATATCAATTATTTTTTAAATTCTTCTTCTTCTTCTATTTTCTATTCTTCTCTTCATATAGCTTCAAAAATTGTTTCAAAACAGTCAAAGAAATACCATTAGTATCTGGTTGAAATTTTTTTTGTATTTGATTACAAATACCATTAGTCATATTATTTTTTAATTCATCATCTGCCACACTATACAGATACGAAGCTAACATACGAGCAAAAGAGCGAATCTCCGTCAAAACGATGTTGTTTTTAATATCAGTTGTGCTAGAGTAATTATCAACACCATCGTATTGCAGCCAATCATGAAACAATTCATTCTTATCATTACGCCTTGTTGTATTATCAATCGGGTTTTCAAAAAAATCAAAATAAGAAACTAGCGAATAATACGGATTTCCATAACTTTTATGGCTCTTGTCCAATTTATTTGTAATAAGGAATGCATTTTTGCGAGCATTACCAATATCATCAAGTAAAAATTCTTCCAAAACAGGTTGTTGAACAACAAGTTTTTGTATAATGGAAGCTAATTCACCGTCTGATAATTTTATATTTGGATCATATTGTTTAAAATATTCGGCTATCAACTGTTTAATAGCTTTGTATATTTCGTAATTAGTATGACGTGAATTAAAAAAAAGCGTATCTTTCAAATATTTTGCCGATTTAGATTTGTTTTTAACCTTTTCATCTGTTAAATAAAAGTTGAAATAACGCTGCAGTTTGAACAAAAATAAAAACAAATAATTTTTGATTGATTTTATCAATGTTTTATTTCTAGATTCAACTAGTTTGAGTTTGATTATTTTGTTTGTTGTCAGCGTTGGACTTGATTTGTTATAATTTTCAAACAATTTATTAATGCATTTTTCAATGTTTGCAATCACCGCAATACGCTCATCTGCGATTCTTTTATAATTTTCAAAGTTATTGATAGAATCCTTTGCAAGTTCTTTGAAGATATCAACCATATCTTTAATATGACATGAAAACGTCATTTGAGGGACAAAACAAATATCATCAATATCTAATTGTTTATCAATTAGATGTGTTTGCAGATAATATAAATTTGTCTTAGGTAAGTGATATAAATTACGTATTTCAGTTTTTTTCATAATTTCTTTATCGTCTTCGCTGAAATTCATGATGAGTCTTCCTGTTTGCTTTTCTAATTGATTTAAATGAAATATCAAATTTTTGGCAACATTTATAAAAGTATTAAGAATGATATTTTTATTTTGTTTTGGGTTGTAATAAGTCATAATCCATTCTACGTCGGAAAACATTCCACAATCCTTTTTGCTCCACGTTTCAAAATTAAGTTGGTATTTTCGGCCATTTTCTGTTTCAAAAGTGTAAAGGTTGTTTTTATCAATTAGATCACCTTCTGTTTTTGTATTTGTATTATTTTTAGTATTAGCGGCGTTTACTGTATCATTTATATTGCAAAAAACATTCAGGTATTTTGTGAATGGTGTTACAGCCATGTCATTTGCCACTAAAAACGTAGTATCTTCCGCCTTCACTAATTTAGTTTCTTTCACACCCTTTCCTTTTTTGGTTTGTTGTTTAGTTTGCTCTTTGGTTTGCTGTTTAGTTTGTTTGTTCAAACTTTCGGTAGTATACGCATCTATTTCAAGTGTTTCTTCTAGACGGTTAGCGTAGTAGTCGTAATCATCTTCATCGTCTTCATCGCGTTCATCATTATCGTCATCTTCATCGCGTTCACCTTTTTCGTTACCATTTTGTAGTTTCATCATTTTTTCATAATCTTTTGAATTGGTATCAGTGTTCAACAATATAGGCTCATTTTCATTATCGCTTGTAATAAGTGTAAATTTTGCTAAGCTCATTGTTTCTAATTCATAACCGATACTCAATATCTTTCTAAATATATTTTGTTTATCTATGTCACCACCATGTATTTTTCTGGTTTTATTATGTCTCACAATTGTTGATCTTCTATTTTTAGTTTTCATTTATATATATCTACTTTTAAAAAAAGTAGAGCAAAACAACATTTGAGTTCCACCTATCTACTTTTAAAAAAAGTAGAGCAAAAGCAACCTTTCTACTTTTAAAAAAAGTAGAGCAAAACAACATTTGAGAAAGGTTACGCCACCTCATATAAACAACTTTTCAAAAAATCCACCACAAAACGTTTGGCTCCACCTTTTGAAAAGGTGGATAAATAAAATTGATATCAATTAAATACGTCCATACAATACCAATCTTTATGAACATTCAATCCCCTACGCAGATCAAGACGCTTTGCATACCAAGAATTCTATCAAACACCACAAAAGAAAATATTCATGATATTTTCAAACGTTTAAATATTGGCACAATACACCACATAGACATTATTCGCAACAAAAATTTATCAAACAAAGCATTCATCCATTTTAGCAAATGGAATAATGGAGGTAATGCTGATATTATAAAAGAACGATTACTAATCGGCAAAGACATTAAAATTGTATATGATGAACCTTGGTTTTGGAAAATAGTAGTATTTCGCGAAACAAAAAAATAAAAACCTCAATTATTTATTATATTATTTTATATAAATAAAAACAATGGAAAATAACAAAAAACAAATAGAAACTAATAGCGACAGTTCAAGTAGTTGCGGCGAATGTCCTAGTAGTAACAGTTCACATAGTTCGCACAGTTCAAACAATTGCAATATATTCGCTGGTTTTAATAATGCCAATAGCATTAATAGTGTTTGTAGTGAAACCACAAATAGCTTTAACAATAGTAATTTTTTTTATCAAAAAAATAACAATCCAAACAATCGCAATCATATAGCAATTTGCAATAAGGTAACAATTGATGTTGCAGTTTTATGTCAAGAGTATACCACAATTGAAACAATGTGTAATGATCATATTATAAATTTAGACGAAATAGAAATAACAAAAGATTTATTTCAATGTATTTTTTATCCTTATTATGAAAATTTCGGGATCAATAAAAACACTATATGCAATAATTGTTTTTACCAACAATATATTTCATTTCTACCCGAATACAGAAGTGTAAATGGAAAGAAATTTTATTTGCTTGAAGAAATAATTTCAAACATAGAAAGCGATCTAAATATTTCAAGAAATTGTTTCACAGTAGAATCATTAGTTGAATTAACAAATGAAATTATTAGTATTAATTCATTCTGTGATTTGAATTGTTGTAGTGTTTTATCGTCATTGACATGGTGTAATATTTTAGAAATAATTAAAAACTACAGCATGATAAATGAAAACTGTGGTTGCGCCCCAGATTCCAGCTCCAGCTCAAGCTCCAGCTCCAGCTCCAGCTCCAGTTCCAGCTCCAGCTCCATGAAACAACCAGTAATACCAATTTGTGTGATAAGTGTTGTTTTTAAAACTCCAACTCCAGGTGTTAAAAATACAATTGTTAGGTTCAATTACCGAATTACCGATTTATAAAAATATATTATTATTATTAAAATATAATAATAAGATAAGATAAAATTTAATGAGCACCAATACAGATTTTGATCTAAGTCTTGATAATTATAATTTCAATGAATTATTAAATTTATTTAAAATACATGACATTGGATCTGATGATAAAAAATATTACAAATACAAAATGGATGAAAAATTAGCAGGTATCAAAGAAAAATATTCAAAAGACATTTACAACTTTTTCTACAAATCAAAAATGATTATTTTATCCATTTTTAATCTGCTACATAATAATATCATAAAAAATAATAACAATGAAATTGAAGGTTATGTAAACTATCTAAAAAATATGAAAAATTTAGAAATTTATGTAGATAGAGAAGACGATCTATATAATAAAATAGTATCAGACAATCAATATAAAATTAAAATACTAGACTCCGATCAGAATTCAGTATCCAATTCTATTTTCAATCTCAATTTAAACACGCCTTATAAAAATACAAACAGTGGAAGAGTAGACCCAACACTCAATGATAAAAACAATACAAATTTTATTGTGAATTCACAGATTAATGAAATAACCCCGGGAGATCTCAATTCTGTAAAAAGAATTATACAACTTTTCAATTTAAATTTGAATAGTTGTTTTCGTAATAATTATTATCAAAGCAGCCCATGCGATTTTTTATATATGATTCCTTCAGAAATTAAAAATGTAACATCAATGCGTCTTGCATCCATTGAAATTCCGAATTCATGGTATCTTTTATCAAATTTAAAAAAAAACAATGTATTTGAAATCGTTTTCAGTGTTCCTGCTAATTTTAATAATAATGGCACAAACACTAGCACAACGTGTGCTTACGTGATAGAAATACCAGAAGGAAATTATGATAGCGAAAAACTACAAGATTTTCTCAATTCAACTTATTTTTATGAAGCACCCACAAGTTCCGAATACAAAAAAACTTACCTGAACTACATAAAGTTTTCCATTAATAAATACAATCTAAAATCAACTTTTGAACTAATAAATTTACCATCATCAGAAGCAAACAACAACAACAACATTTGCAGCGAAAAAGACTACCTAAGGTTTTCTTTAAAATTTTCTCAAGGTATCAATCAAAATATAATGAATACGTTTGGTTGGGTAATAGGTTTCAGGTCAGGAAATTATATTAATATTGACGAAAGTATAACATCAGAAGCCCTTTTTGATGGCGGCGGTGACAGATACATATATGTATGTATAAATGATTTTCAATACAATACCAATCCGTTGAATATGGTATGCTTTGATAAAAGCACATTCAATGAAGATGTAATAGCAAAAATACCCATGGTCAATGGTAAATTATCTTTGATAATAAATGACAATAACAATCCATTGGCAAAAGTAAGACGTTACAATGGTCCGGTGAATTTATCCAGATTACAAATTAAAATAGTAGATCATTTTGGCACAGTAATAGATTTAAATAACATGGATTTTAGTTTTACATTGGAATTGCAATTATTGTATGAAAACTTCAATTTCAAAAATGTAACTTCTTAAAAAAATAAAAATGAGATTATAGAAATAAATAACAGCATATAATATAATAATAATATTACCAATATATTAGATTAAACAATGAGCTTTGGTAAATCTATACAACACAATAGAAAAAGTAAAAGTAAAAGCACAAGTAATAGAAAAAATAAAACTAGTAGAAAAAATAAAATTAACTCGCGTAAACATAAGAAAATAACCATGAAAAAAGCAAGACGTTTGAGTGGAGGTGAATTAGATGAAGACAGTAATTTAGGTAAAAAACGTGAACGTAAAGAAGTCATGCCAGTATATTCAATTGGTAGAATTCCAGGAAAATTGATTTCTAATATTAAACATGCTCCAGAAAAACAACTAATTAGTTTAGTAAATATGATAGATTATGGACCACAAATAGTAAGTTTACCAGTGCCCCCATACAGACATGCTTTTCTTGTTGATGTTCAGCAAAGGAAAAAACGGATCATGGTATCTGATTGGGGAGGTCCAGAAAATAAAAGAGCAGGTATTAAAGGAAGCAATAATTATGAACCTAGTTGGGAACAATATTCGGATCTTATGATAAAATTAGAACAAAAATATGGATGGCCAATTGAATATTATCCGGTAGATAAAGAATTATACGAAAAATCAATGGAACATAATAATATGTGTAGTGGTGGCGGTTGTTCCCATTACATCTATGCTTGGAAAGAAGTGTATTATCCTAATTATAGTTAGACGTCGCCTGCTTCTAAAGCAACATAATCCTTTATTTTCCTATAAGTGATATCATCTTCTTTCAGTAATTCTTTAATTTTTTTTATGACATCATCATCATATTTTTCGTTTAGTTCTCGTTTAGGTTTACCAAAAATGCTATCATAAATTTCATATTCAGGTAAAAGTTTAATCATTGATGTTTTAAATACCATTGTCATGATTTCATTTGGATCGCGTTTACCATTTATATTTGCATCATAATCTTCCAACAATTTTTGTTTCTCAATCAAAACCTTAAATACTTTCAACATCTCATCATATGCAACAAGCTCATCAGTTTTATAGATGTCACTATGATATTTTATTTTATGTTGTATTTCATCAATAAAATATATATTTTCTTTTAAAACATTCCATTGTTTGGAAACAAGAGGTATTAAATAATTATTTAATATTCGCTCCTTCAATTTTTTTATTTTCAAATTCGTAGAAGTAGAATTTACGTTATAATTGTAACTGTTTTTACCTGTTAAATTCATCTCATTTCCATAATAGTTAATACCGGTTAAATTATTTCCAGATTTAATACTAAACATTTATCAACTTGTTGTTTATTGTTACTTAATAGATATAATATAATTTATTCAATGAACCAATCAATCAATCAATACAAATTATATATAAAAAAGCGGCTTGCCTTTTCTACATAAACCACGTTTACATCTTTTCTTACAACAACATCTTCTTGGTCCAGTCGGTCCAGTAGGTCCAGTAGGTCCAGTAGGTCCAGTCGGTCCAGTAGACCCAGTAGGTCCAGTAGGCCCAGTAGGTCCAGTCGGTCCAGTAGGTCCAGTAGGTCCAGTCGGTCCAGTAGGCCCAGTAGGTCCAGTAGGCCCAGTAGGTCCAGTCGGTCCAGTAGGTCCAGTAGGCCCAGTCGGTCCAGTAGGTCCAGTCGGCCCAGTAGGTCCAGTAGGCCCAACATTACAACATTCCTTTCCATTTATACAACCATTAAAACCATCAATATTAACATTGTTATAAATTTTAGAATAATCAATATTAAAATTGTTCGCACACCATTTATTCATATTCAAATTAAAATGTAATTTTCCCCCACAATTAGTGCTATTTGAAACAAAGACACTTTCTGGATATAAAACTTGAGATGTTTGCACACATTCATTATATATTTTAGATTTACCACAACCACTAGGACAATTATCTAAATTACTAGTTTCAACAGTGTTCTCATAATCTACAAAACTAATATTTGAATTGTATAAATTTTTTGTAGCTTGAAAAGAATAATTATTTACATTCGTCTTTGCATTTGTATTTACATAATTGGAATATGTTTTTGTATAATTTATCATATCACTGTGATTAGCATATTTATTAATAACCCCACATGGTTGAACATTCTTAATATTTTTTAATATTACTACACCTTTTTTATTTTTAATATAATCATTATAATTTATTTCACCTGATTTTGATAACACTCTTTGTTTTGATGACATTTATTCAATAATACTAATATTAATATATGTTATTATTATTATTTATCCATCAACTATCCATCAACTATCCATCTATCTACCATTGAGATGAAACAACACTTTCGGCATTGTCTTTAATTATTTTAGAAATTTCAGACATAACATTAGTATTTAGTGATTTAGAATTAGAAACAACTGAATATTCGTCATAGTTTTTGGATTCAAAATCCGAAAAAACAGACATGTTGTCATTGAAATCAAAATTGCTTCTATCATATACCCTGTTATCATTACTGTATGGATTACAATCACAACAAAATGGTACAGTATTTTTGTAACATGGAATGTTAGTAACATATGAAAAGGTAGTTAACAAAGTTGTGTCTAAAGGTTCAAAATAATATTGATAGTTAACTAAGAATGTTACATTAGCAGCATCTGCTGTTGTGCCAACAGCAATTTCACCAGTTCCAAGCAATGAAGCCAATGCTTCATCATAACTTAACCCTACAAAATCTCCGCAAACTGATCCTAAACTTTTTGTCAAAAAAGATTGCCTTTCAAGCTGAATGTTTATTTTTGGTGAAATAGCGGATTCAGGTTTACTATTTTTTTTGGACCATGCTTTTCTAATTTGGTCAGCTAAATTAAAGACAACATTTTTATTGTATGTAGTCTCATAAGTTTGATAGTTGAAACTTACCGCACTGACATTATTATTAGAAGGGCTAATGTAAAAAGCACCACTAGGACTTCTGAAGAAAAGTGTGCTAAAATCAGTCCAACTCAAATAAATAGTATTCAAACTAATACTAACATCAGGACTTTTATCACTAGAAGAATTAGATAACGCTGCTAAGTTCAAAGTTGGAGAAGTGGTTATTTGATTACTTGTAATATTTCTAAAATATCCTTGGTCATTGTTTACAATTCCATCAACACAATTTTCAGAAGTTAAATTAATGTTAATATCCATTTTGTATTATTATTATTATTATATATATAATTCACATTTAAAAAAAATTAAAATAATAAAACATTTGCAAAAGAAAAAAATATTAATTATAATAGATATAATTATACATTTTTAAATCATGAATTCAATAATTAATGCAGTCAAAAATTACAAAGTTAAGGTTATAAATATTACGAATGACAAATCTCTTGTTAAAAGTCAAAAAGTAAACGAAAACCCAATAGAAGAAACAACTGAAGAAGAATCAAGTGAAGAAGAAGAATCAAGTGAAGAAGAAGAATCAAGTGAAGAAGAAGAATCAAGTGAAGAAAATAGAACAAGAATCAATGAAAAAGTAAAAAAAATATATGTGATCAATTTGATAGACGATGAATTGAAACGTAACTATATTGTCGCTTTAATGAAAAAACTAAAAATTAATTTTACTTTAGTGATAGTAGAGAGAATTTCATCTGATCTACATAAATCATTATCTAATAATTCAAAAACTTTCATATCCAAAGGCGAATTAGGATGTTGCTTAAGTCACTTATGGTGTCTCTCTCAAATAATAATAAAAGGCTATGAAAATGCAATCATTTTTGAAGATGATATTATTTTACACAAAAATTTTGAAAGTGAGTTTATGAATATACACAACGCCTGCACTACAAACAACAATAATTTAGATTTCATGTTGCTAGGCGCCCACGATTTCAATTTTTCAAAAAACAATTATAAATATGTCAAAAATAAATTATATCGTCCAGACGAAACTGCAAACAATCTCTTGTATGGCGCACATGCTAATTATTATTCGTTAAAAGGCGCAAAAGCAATGTTCAAAATTCGCACAACAGAAATATCATTTTTTGATAAAGAATATATGCTCTTGTTCAATCACTTCAATAATTCGTCTTTTATATGTTATCCTAATCTAGTAGTTTCTAATGTTTCATCAAGCACATTGAATCATAAGCGCGAAATATTAACTCAAATGGAAAGCGAATATTATAATAAATGTTTTATAAAATTCAACTTCAATAATTATAATTTTATTTATGTAAATCTACTCGACAAGACCTTATTCAAGAATGATGAAATCAAGTTTGACGAAACAAAAAATGACTACGAATCTTTTATAGATAATTGTTTATACCATAAATTTCATGATTTGAGTAAAATAAATATGATCAAAAAAAGATTAGTTATGAACTTTTTTGATTTAAATGATTTGAAAATGATATTAAATATGTGAACAAAAATATTCTTCAACAATATATAATACCAAATAATCTTTCCAAAAAATGATTAGGAGAGAAATCCCTATTTATTGAGTTGTTTTCATACAAATTATTCAATAAAAAACTTCTATAATTATTATTTTTAACAAAATCCAAGATATTATCAAAAACAGCAGATGACGCATAAAATATAGTCCCTCCTACAAAACTTTTATTCATATCTATTTTTGATAAATGTTTTTGTTTCAGTGCATCATTGAAAAAATCTACTTGAATGTTAACATAATAATTAGGTTCTCCTATACAATTTGACGAAAATAACTGATATTCATTTTCATTTATTAAATCAAGTAAAGGTTTTGAAGTTAAAAAATTTGTCAAGTTTTGATAAATAGTATTAATGGTTTTTGTGTGAAACTTGAATATATGCTGAAATTTATGTGTTTTGACAATATCGTCATACATCAAAATAGTAGGAATTATATCAGATCCTAATTCTTTGGACTTATAAATAGCATAAAAATCAAAATTGGTTGTTATTAATTGTTTTATAAGTTCCAAATTTTTAACAGTATTTTCATTAAAACAAAATGCAACATTGAAATTATTTTGAACATTCTTATATTTTATTATACGTTCAATCAAATCAATTCCAATTTGTTCATCACCTATAAAAACTAAAAGTAAAATGTCATAGTTATCATTTAAACAATTATACTTTTTATTAACTAATTTATTACTTAATATATTAAAACTTGAATTATACACATTTTTATTTACAAATTGATAAAGTGGCATTATATTAAATTCTTGAATAACATAAATATTATCCAAAAAAGTATAAAATAAAATATTTGGATAAATATTCAATAATTGTTTTGGATGATAAATAAAACCATCAAGTGCAATTTTGTTGAAATAGTTGATGGCATTTACATCATTCGTGTATTCAATATTATTGGCTTTACAAAAGAAAAATAGATCAATGTCAAATGCATTCTCACTCTGATCATTCAAATTAAACGATAATGGCAGTTTATTAAATATCAGTAGTTTATTCAGATTACTTTTGGGTTTATAAATTTTAAAATTAAAATTTTGTTTCATGTGTGATTTCCAGTGATCATTAGAAATCCAACATTTGTGCGCTCCGAAACTATTTTTGTTAAATACGATTTCCGAAGAAAAATTATGTGCAATTTCCCAATTAGCAACAATTCCTATAAAGTGTTCTTGCATGCATTTGGAAAAGTATACGTCTTCTGGTGGAAATTCCAAATCAACATAATTCATATATTCAAGCGTTGAACTATTATATTTGTATTCCCTAGCTGAAAATTTGCTAATAACCTCAATCATTTTTGACTTGGTTCTCAAACTTAATCCTCCATTACCAACGCAATTCGGTGTGTCATTACTACTTTTTAAAAAAGGTGCTCCTATAAAATCGTATTCTAAAAATTCGTTAATATTATTTTTAAAAATAATAGAGTCTTCTTGGTAAATGAGTATTTTCTCTCCTTTTAATAAATTCCAGAAGTCCATTGTTGTTAAAAATTTACTATAATCACTTTGACTCATGTTATCAACATCAATCTTAACGATATTAATGTTTGATGATATTCTTTTACAAATATTTACAACCGAATCATGATTTAAATTTCCGCAAATAATTGTGTGAGACCACCTGGTCCCTAGTTTCATTATTGCATTACGGATTTGAAATTCAATGTGTGGAAAATCTCTAAATTCAATAAAAACTGCTTCATACAGACTAGTTTTTTTGAATTTTGGTAAAACAGCATATTTCATAAAATAATTCATCTTGAAACACAATAATCTGAAACTATAAATAGAATCAATAGTAACAATCTCCTTAGTTATATTGTATTTTTTACAGAAAATATCTAAAATATAATAATTAAATAATTTATCCAATTTATTCATCTTATCAATTTTATTCACGTTATCAATTTTCATAATATATTTATTGTTAATGTTTTTTTCTATTTATATAGAATATGAAATAATTATAATAAAATAACGATAATAAATACAATTTAAATATTTACAAAGAATTATAAGTATAGACGATGAAACTTTTAGTATATGGCTCAAGAGGCTGGATAGGTAATCAGTTTCTACAAATTTTAGAAAATTTTAAAAATACACGAAACGTGCATTTCGTCAATTTGGAGTATATAGAAGGAAAAAGTCGTGCGGATAATGAAGCTGAATTACAACAAGAAATAACAGCCAACAATCCTACTCATGTAATTTCTTTCATTGGACGCACACATGGCAAAATTAACAACAAAATATATTCTACAATTGATTATTTAGAACAAGACGGGAAATTATTAGAAAACGTGAGAGACAATTTGTTTTCACCTTTGTTATTGGCTGATATATGCAAAAAAAATAATATTCACTACACCTATTTGGGAACAGGATGTATTTTCAAATTTGATGAAACTCATCCTTTTGGAAAAGAAGAAAATGGTTTTGCAGAAGATGAACATCCTAATTTTTTTGGCTCTTCCTATTCAATTGTAAAAGGATTTACAGATAGATTGATGCACTTGTATGAAGATAACGTATTGAATTTACGTATTCGTATGCCAATTACTGGGGAAAAAAATCCCAGAAATTTTATTACAAAAATAGTGAATTATGAAAAGATATGCTCGGTCCCAAATTCCATGACAGTTTTACCGGAACTACTCCCTTATGTTTTAGATATGATGAAAAACAAAACCACCGGAACAATTAATTTGACAAATCCTGGATTAATAAGCCACAATGAAATTTTACAAATGTATAAAGAAATAGTAGATAAAGATTTTAAATGGAATAATTTCAGTCAAGAAGAACAACGAAAAATACTAGCTGCAGATAGATCCAATAACTATCTGGATACAACAAAATTGGAAACTTTATATCCAAAAATAAAACATATTCGCACCAGTATACGCGAATGTCTTATTCAATACAAGGCTACTTTGAAAGAAGAAATCAATCTATTGATAACCGGTGGATGTGGGTTTATAGGAAGTAATTTTATCAATTACTACTTTCCAAAACAAAAAATAAACAAACTAGTCAATTTGGATGCAATGTATTATTGTGCTGATAAAAACAATGTTGATGAATCTATTAGGAAAAACTCAAATTATATTTTAGTAGAAGGAAACTTGTGTGATGAAAATTTGATAAAACAAACTCTCTTGCAACATCAAATAACACACGTAATCCATTTTGCAGCGCAATCACACGTTCAAAATTCATTTGAAGATTCACTCATATTTACAAAAGACAATGTTCTAGGAACTCATATTTTGTTAGAATGTGTAAGAAAATACAATAAAGTAGTAAAATTTATTCATGTTTCTACAGATGAAGTTTATGGTGAGTCTATGAATAGTGTTGATGAAACACATAAAACAGAACATTCAATTTTATGTCCAACAAATCCTTATGCTGCAACTAAAGCAGGAGCTGAATTAATAGCACAATCATATAGTCATTCATATAAAATGCCGATTATTATTACAAGAGGAAATAATGTTTATGGACCTAGTCAATATCCAGAAAAATTAATTCCACGATTCATCAAGTTGTTAAAAGAAAATAAAAAGGTTACTATTCAAGGGAAGGGAACAAGTGTAAGAGCATTTTTACATGCGTATGATACGGCAAAAGCTTTTGAATGTATATTAGAAAAAGGAAACATAGGTGAAATATACAACATTGGTTGCGATGAAGGAATGGAGTATTCTGTAATGGATATAGCAAAAACTTTAATACATATAATAAAAAAAACTGATAATTATGAAGAATGGATAGAATATGTTGATGATCGTCCATTTAACGATCAACGTTATTATATAAGCAATCAAAAACTCAAAGATTTAGGTTGGAACATAGAAATTGATTTGATGAATGGAATACAAACAATAATATAGAATTACAAATTACAAATAAGACAATATTAGTAATTTATAATAAAATAATTTACATGAATATTAATAATATAAAATTAATATTTATTTTCAATGAGTAAGAGTAAAAATATAAATATAAATAATTTACCAAGTGATTTTAATTGGAAAACATATATAAAATTAAATAATGATTTAAGTATATTTGCTAACAAAATAGATGCAATAAATCACTACCTAGATTATGGTATATTTGAAAAACGACAATATAAAATATCTATCCCGGACGATTTTGATTGGATACAATACATTATATTGAATAAAGACTTGAAAGAAATTAAAAGTGAAAAAGACGCGATTCATCATTATACAAATTTTGGATATTATGAAAATAGAGGTTATATAAAAGAATCAAAAAATATTTTATATGATTTAATGATAAATAAAAAAATCAATTACGAGGATAATTTCTTTGTGATTTTGAATAAAATTATTAAAAAGAATATTAAAACTATTGATAAATTTATAAAACCTAATGAAAAACAATTTTATAAAAATATCAAATTAGTATTTCCGAATATTCATTACACGAAAATTGAAAGTGGAATTGAGAATGAAAATACAAGCGATCTGTCTTTGTATTCCTCTTTTAAAATAGAAGATCTAAAAAGTGACCCCCGCATACAAAACGAATATTCATTTATTGACCATAAATTTTCAAGTTTTGCAAATATATATGATTCATTTATTATAATAATTGACCTACCCGAAAATTTTTATGGAGGTAGTAAATTTTTTATTAATTCAATAATAGATAAGTATAAAAAAACCCAAAATTTTTTAATTTTACGACCTACAAACAATAATTTAATAAATATAAGTATAAATAACAAAATCTTTTTCAATTTTGAATATGATATAACTACTATAAAAAAAATAGTAGAAAAAAATCAAAGTAAAATAAAAAAGATTTTTATTAATCATACATATAATTTTTCAAAAGAATTAATTGATTTTTTATTCACTTTAAAAAAAAAGGTTTCAGTTATTACACACGACCATTATTTATTCAATAAAAATAACATAACACAATTAATGTATTATGAAATAAATGATAATATATATAAAAATCAACAATATGATTATGATTTTAATTTATTTGAAAATATTATAACTCAAAATAAAAAAAATTTATATTTGTTCAAAAATTTGAGTGAACTAAAAAACATTGTGGTCTCTGAATTACCTGATTTCAAGGCAAGTTATGAAATAATTACCACTAATAATAAAGGCACAGTAATCGGAATAATAGGAAATATATCAAATATTAAAGGCGCTGATTTTGTAAAATTTTTGATTGAATATTTTAAACATACAAAAAAACAAATAATAATCTTTGGTAATTTAAGTTATTCTAATTATGAACATTGTTATCCATATGACAATATAAACGAATTGAATAATTTATTGAAAAAGCACAAACCAAATATGCTAATAGAATGTAGCTTGTGGCCAGAGACTTATAGTTATACATTAACATTATCTATGCTAACTGATTTACCCATTTTGATGTTAAAAAAAAATATATCAAGTGTTATTGATAAGAGAATTAAAAAATATGAAAAAAAATATTATTTCAAAAACCTCAATGAATTGTTGCCTTTAATAATGAATAACAAACAAAATTATTTTAAAACAATAAAACCAATTCTTTATTTCAATCAATTTTGGGATAATTATTTTACACCAAAATCACATAATTATGAATATTACATAAGAAATAATGAAAATAAAATAGAAGAAGCACACAATAAAAATGTTATTTTAATAACATCAAAAATTTATGTCTCAAACAGACAATTAAGTTATTCAAAAAATAGAAGTGTTTATACTCACGAACAGCGTTTTAAACAAACATTAAAAACAATTTCAACAATTAAACAAAAAATTCCAGATTATTTCATAGTGCTTTTTGATAATTCCAAATTTACAGAAAAAGAAAATATAATACTAAAAGAAAACGTAGATTGTTTTATCAATATCAAAGATAATGACATGTTAAATTACTACACGAATGAATGCGAATACAAATATTTAGCCGAACTATTTCAGTTAATCAGTAGCTTTTATTATTTTTTTAAATTTATTGATTGCACAAAAGTAAAAAATTTTTTCAAGATATCTGGCAGATATTTTTTAAACAATGAATTTAATTATAATAATTATGACAATAATGATAATATTTTTAAAAAAAACATCAACTTAAGCGATAGAGATTATTATTATACAAGTTTTTTTAAAATTTCAAATAGCTTTTTAACAGAGTATTTCATGAAATTGATTGATATTTTTGAAAACAAACATCACTATTTTGGTTTAGATTTAGAAGTGATTTATGGAAAATGTTTTTTTAAAAACATGACAATTTCTAATAAATTAGGCGTAACTCAATTAATATCTTGTTGGCCTGAAATAAGCAATATATAAAATGCAAAAAATGTATAAAAATATAAAACAATGAAATTACATATATACATATTTGTAATGAATACACTTTTTTCAATAAATGATGAATTTGATATTTACCAAGATAATAGAAAAACCACACTTTTTACTATTACAAACAACAAGAGCGCTAACAATATCAATCCATCATCAAATCATTTATTAAATCCTTTGTTTGATTCTATAGTAAAAACAAAATTGATTAGTAATTCAACAGTATTAACACAAAATAATATATTTAAATCAATTAGTTTTAAAGCTTTTAATGTTGAATCATTCAACAGTTTCAAAGATCGCCACGCTAAAACAAATGGTTCGCATAAGTTACCATACGAAATCATTCTAAATATTATTTACTCATTATCAAAACAAATATTGTATTTATTAAAAAATGAATCCAAATGCTTTTATAAGCTTGATGTTTCAAATATTTTGGTGATTGATGATTGTAATTTTATATATTTGTCACATCAAGATTTAAAAGATATAAAAGGTAAAAATATTTGTATCTATACTCCTATTTCAAAAAATACAGGTTACTTATCTCCAGAATTAAAAATATCAAAAACGATTCCAATTTTAGTTAGTTACAAAACAATATTTTATAGTTTAGGATCATTAATTATAGATAATATAGACGATTTGTCTTGTATCAAAGATACAAAATTATACTATTTTTTAAAAAGATGTTTATATGAAGAACCCGATAAAAGATTTTTGTTATATGTATAATTATCAATTTCATCATAACATATTATCTCACAATATGTTATAATGTCACTCGCCACTTTTAAAAAAAAATCAATTAATCAATATTCAAGCGCAACAAAAAGATCCGGAAAACCCCCTGGAGGTATATTTTTACCGCAAGGACCATTTGGTCGTTCAAATAATTTTTTATCTATTGCATTGAACTCGCCTGGATTAGAAGGATTTTCATTAAATGGATCTCATAGAAATGTTGGATATGTTGGAAAAACATATAGATTTTCAAAAAATGGAACACCCTTTAGAGGAGTCTTTGCAAGAGGAAGTGGCTCACAATTAGGAAGTAAAAGAGGCGCACTGGAACACAATGTTCCAACTCAACCAGTATATAATGTAAACGAAGTTTATACATTAGGAGACCAATATCGTTATGTAAAACCAACAGTTCTTTCCAATTTTGCAATGTTGAGAAAAAAATATAAATGGGCGTATTATGGACAATATCCAAATTATTGGGTTCAGCCCAATTATGGTCAATCAAATCAATCGGACACCAAAAGTCAAGGAAATTATTTACACGATTTAACTGTTTCTAATATTTGTGTAGAAGACATTAATAAAACATACAAATATGAAGGCTTTATCAAGAACGGTAGTGGAACAACTTGCCATGCAACACCAGCATTGTTCAAATATAACGACGTTGCAAGAAATTCACTTTATACAAAAAGATTATACCAACCATTAGATGCAAGTGAACAAACAATGAGAGTTCAACGTAAATGTGCACATCCAATTGGAAAACAGAAGCCTTTTCCATATGCAACAAGTGGAAGCACATGTAATCAACTTCAAGCATATTATGTTGCACCACCGACATGGTATACAAGTATTGGTAATGGTAATAATGCTCAGGTAAACTAAATCCACCTTTTCCACCTTTCTTAAAGGTGGAGCCAAATCGCAATATTTTTTGGCTCAACCTATCTACTTTTCAAAAAGTAGAGCAAAAGATTTGGCTCAACCTATCTACTTTTCAAAAAGTAGAGCAAAAGATTTGGCTCCACCTATCTACTTTTCAAAAAGTAGAGCAAAACATTTGGCTCCACCTATCTACTTTTCAAAAAGTAGAGCAAAACATTTGGCTCCACCTTTCTCAAAGGTGGAAAACGACTTAAAAATAATACATAATATACAACTATAATTTGTATATTATATATGTCAAAAATAATCCAAACTCATATTCAAACACAAATACAAACCAATCAACTTCTAACACAATTATTAAAAAAATATGATAAAATCATGTATTTAAAATTATTTGTTTCAGGATCAAACAGTTTAAAAAATATGTATTATGCTGCAGTTGACAGACACAACAATAATTTAATTAATAATAAATTTATTGATGCAGGATTTGATTTATTTTTACCTGAAAACGAGGATCCAAATGAAATAGATAAATGGGATGAAACTATTCGTTTTTTTGGAACTGGTTGGAATACCAATCCAGTAAATAAAGTTGATTTCAAAATTAATTGTTCTGCAAAAATGTATTGTGATACAGGCAAAATTTTCAATACAGGTTTTTATATGTATCCTAGATCAAGTTTGTCTAAAACCAAATTACGTTTAGCCAATAGTGTTGGCATTATTGATTCCGGATATCGTGGAAATTTAATTGGAATGTTTGATGTAGTGAATATTGATGAAGAACAAAAACAAAACCGAGAAAAAGACTATGATTATTGTGCAAAAGTAAATGATAGGCTGGTTCAAATTTGTGCTCCAGGGTTATTACCAATTTATGTAGAAATAGTTAATTCACTATATGAACTAGGAAATGAAACTGAACGCGGTTCAGGAGGTTTCGGTTCCACTGGCAATTAAAGAATTAAAATATAAAATATATATATACAAAAAACAACAAACCAAAATATGAAATTTAATTCAAATTTTAATAAACAAAATAATGAATTGTTGGTAATAGGATTGATATCTATTTTAATAGCTATCTGGATGATATTATATCTCATACCAAACATTTTTGTAAATTTATTTAATACACTTTTAGGTAAATCAATTTTAATATTAGCTATAATATTGATAAGTTTTAAAAATTTATATTATGGCATGTTATTGTTATTTATTTTCATTATAATTTATAGATTTTTAATTTTATCTCAAAATTTCAACATGAAACAAAAAGAAGGATTCACATGGAAACAATCATCTACGAATCAATTTCTTGAAATCCAAAAAACAATTAACCCTCAAATTGTTTTTAATGCACCTGAAATTCAAAAACAAGCGTCACAAGAAGAAGTAGATTATTTCAACCAAAATGGTCGTTGGCCGTGGTCAGAACAAGTAAAAAAATTGTATACAGAATCCTTAGATAAAAATCCTTATGTGCGAACAAGCCCAGAAGACGCTATTAACACTATAAGCACGATTTATAACGAAAATGCCATTTTACAAATGTTATCTTGGCAAGCAAAAGAAGGCCAATTTTTGTTAAATGGTGTGAGCATAAATAAAAACGAAAAAAATCCATATGTAGATTTGCCTAGTGGATGGGGGGATTTTGCGTTTAATTCTAAACAAATATCAAAAAATAACAATATCATAAAATGTGGTTATAACAACAACAACAACAATTTGTCTCTGCAAGAAATTGAATCCATGGGAAATGATGGAATAGTCTATAGTCATGTAAAAAATATAAAACATGTTGATTATAATGATTTAGAAAATTTGATACCAGGATTTACTTTCTTGAAGGGTTCGTGTAATCCTTGCGAAAATTTGAACAATCCACCTAATTATAATTGCCCGTTTCAATTAAATACGCGCGGAACAGAAAAAGGTGTAAGCTCAATATGGCAATATTTATGGAATGTTAAATCTTGATAAAAAAAATTACAATTTTACAATTTTACAATTTTACAATTTTACAATTTTACAATTTTACAAATATATAAATAATTTATTTATCATCATCAATATTAGCACTACAAGATCTCATTAAAGATAAAACAGATAGAGTTGAATATGGGTTATCAATTTGTTCAGATACTTGATATTCTTCATTAGTGTCATCATAGTTATTCAAATTATTATTACTAACACTTTGTGGTTTTTTAAGAGTCAAATTACTCGGGCTAAAAACATTGTTATCGTATACTGTCGCTCCAAAATCTGGGATTTGTGGATATGTTCCTGGATCTAGAAATTCATCATCATCATGAAAGTCAAATTTACCTGCATACGATCTCATTAGTATAGGGGGAGATCTCGTTAGTATAGGGATAGGGGGAGAAGAATCAAAATTATTATTATTATATTTAGGAGCGTAAGTTGCACTATAACTTCTTTGTGAACCTTGTGAAACTTGACGAGCGCACGAATACATGGCACTATATTTTTGATTGAAAGTTTGCATACAAATATAAATATCATCACACAACATTTTTATTAACCCACAACTATCTTTGGAAAGAGTGGATGCAAATTCTTTCATTTCACGGAGTAAATCCTTCATTTTTTCTTGTAATATCTTGTTATCGTCTTGTATTTTTTTGCAAAATGCATCATAGTCATTATTTTTAGACAATCTATTGAATTCTATAGGATCGTAACATTTTATCTTATTAAAATTATGCGTATTAACTTCAAACAAAAGCTGTAAAGTTTTTTGTCTATATTTATAATCAGAAAGATCAACGTAATCATCTGTTTTTTTAATGTTTTTATCAAATAATTCTTTTGAAGAACAATCTACACTATGAATCTCACATGAAAACTCTTGTGGATTTTCAGATAAAATATGAAATATTTTTTTACTTTCACTAATCAAATCGCCAATATTAATACTGCTTACCCAAATATTTTTTTTCCAATCGTAAATCAACCCATTTGTAACATTGATAACTGTATTTTCCAAATTTCTATAAATAACAGAATGCAAAACTTCGCCATAAACAAACCCTGCTTTTTCAAGTTCATCTACAAAGTAATAATTATTTTTATTATCATGTCCAGATAATTCTTTCAATAAATATGAATTATGTTCAATTCCAAAACCAATGAATATATTTGACACTAACGGAGTTAGACATTTTTTTAATTCACTTGGAATAGTGTTACCTTGTGTTGCATCTCCATCCGTCATGAAAATATGAGTAACATATGTATCCATATTTTTATTAACAAAATCAATAATATAATCAGAAGAGTTGTTTAATGCTTTTTCAATGTTTGTCACGCCCTTGGGTCTAATTTTTTTTACATCTTGAATAAGTTTATCTAAATTATCTTGTGTTACTTGTTCATTTTCAATAATAGTATAAAAAGAGTCGTCAAATGCAAATACAGTTATTGAAACGCCAAGTTCATGATGTTCCGCAAAATAAGTAATCATATTTATTAATGTATGATTACTATGATCAATTTTCATTCTACCATCATTGCATACATCACTCATTGAACCGGAACAATCTGTCACAAAAACAAAATGCCGTTTTTGAATTATAGGATTTTTTTTGTTTATTTTTAAATTAACGATACCAAATCTAGCTGTTTTTAGATCTATTTCTATTTTATTATTCACATCATCAAGATGAATATTCTCGCCCAGTTTTATAAAATCATCTGAAATGAAATCTTTATCAAATTGAATCATAGATTCAATATCACAAATAGTATTTAATAATGCTTCAGTCATCGTATCTTTTATTATGCGTTATTTTTATTTTTATTGTGAATTAATTAATTTTATTTCAATTTTTTTTTAAATGATTTAAATAAAATATTACAAATGATAATATAATTATAGGAATTATGGCGACCCCCCAGACAGAAGAAACAACTCAAGAAACAAGTCAAGCAACAACTCAAGAAACAACTCAAGAAACAAGTCAAGCAACAACTCAAGAAACAACTGAAAAAAAAGAACCACGGTTAGTGGATGTGGCAATTATTAATGAAAATACTGCCTTAAATGTAATGGTAGGTTTTTTAAGTTTAGCAAATAAAAGAGGTTGTTTTTCAATTGACGAATCGGCTAAAATTTGGGAATGTATATTGAAGTTTAAAGTTAATCAATAATACACCGTAGGAGGTGTGGTTTCAAATCTTCACTGGTATAAAATATTAATAATTATATATCATTAATATTTTAGATAATTTTCGCTTTGTATAGGGTTTGAACCTATGACCTTAAGGTTAACAGCCTTACGCTCTACCATCTGAGCTAACAAAGCATTTTTTTTAGAAAATTTGTGAAACAAATAAATTTTCCACGTGGTTTTCACTCCACATTTTAAAAACTAGTTATACTTTTAAGTTCTTTTATAACAAATAAAATTTATTGAACTACGCATCCACAATCGCAATATTTTTTACCAATTTTACCACAATTACTTTCTTCATCATCATAAAATTCATTATTTGAGATGATTAAATTCATATTTAATAGAGCCATAGAAGAGTCAATAATATCAAACAATTGTTCTTTTGCAACATTTGACGGCATGATAAGTATTTCATAATCCAAAATAACAGCAATTGTGTATGTTATGAAAACAAAAAAATATTCCGTTTTAGAGTTTTCACATTTGGGGACTACAAAAAAATAAGTATCTGCAATAATTTTTATGAGAGTGGGAATATTTTCTATTCTAATATGTCTATCTTCTGTAATAGAAAGTAAATCAGTATCAAGTTCGTTGATTGTGTCCGGATATTTATTTATAAACATACATATCCATTTTTTTTCATCTTCATGAAGATTGTATTCAACATAATCAATATTATCCAATAAAGTATTTTTTAACCTATTCATATTTTCATAAATCATTCTTTTTATTATAAAATAAAATTATTTTATACCAGTGGAGATTTTTTAAATGAGTTTTCAACATCTAAAAGCAAATGCAAAAAAACCAACAGCTATTATTCCTAAAAGTAATCCTGTATGATAGTAAACTGACATAGTTCTATACATTTGCAACCAAATTTTTGTTTGTTCTGAATTACTAACGTGATTTAACATCCAATCGCTTTTTGGTGACAATATGTAATAGAAATAATTTGTTAAAAAACATGTTGCAATGACAATACAAACTAAAGATTTGTTACTTAGTTTTTCTCTCTTCAATTGTAAATTATAAAAAATGATACATAATGAGAGAAAAAATCCTAAAACATAACCATAAATTGAAATAAACAATCTTTCGTTTGATAATTTATCATATAATAGTTGTAAATTTGTAGGCAACTTTTCTCTATAATGTTTAACGACTTGGCTATTTTGTGTGGCATTATAAAAATAAAATTTACCGATAATAAAAGCGGTTGCTATAGAACAAGAAATAGAACATACCATTCTCTATATATATCCACTTTTAAAAAATCCACCTTTAAAAAATCCACCTTTAAAAAATCCACCTTTTAAAAAGGTGGAGCCAAAAAAAATATACTAAACTTTTACTCAAAAAGTTCAGGGTTTGTATACACCTTTCCCAAAAAAGTTCAGGGTTTGGCTCCACCTTTCTCAAAGGTGGAAAAGGCGGATTTAAATTGTTTATTACATCTTTTACATTGTCTAAAAGACCCCTCGTTGTTCAAAGAAATGGAATCACTACAAGAACAAAATATGCACACAGGAGAGAAACTAGGAATTTTCATATTGTTGATAAAATCGCTATGTGTATTTAATTGATAAGCATTATTAATAGGTGTTTGTGTCAAGTTATTATTGAATATATTTGAAAAACTCATTATTATATAAGTATTTATATAAATATTATTTGTGTAAATACTTATAATGATGTATAATGTTTTTGTTTTTTGCGGAGGAAAGTGTGGCGGAACAACATTATCAGAAACCTTTAATAAAAATGATTACAAAGCACTACATTTACACAGCTTTAATTGCAATGGATTTAATAATCCAAATATAGACATAACAAATATTTATGATATTTTAGAAAATTCATGTAAAAATTATGAAACAGTTTATATTATTGATAGTTATAGAAGTCCGATAGAGAGAAAAATATCCAGTTTTTTTGAAGGTATAAATACACATTTGCCAAATTATAAAAATTTACCTATAAAAGATTTAATAGATTTTTTTAATGAAAATTTATTAAACAAAATAGAAGATTATCATCCTATGAATGATATTTTGAGTTATTACAATATGACACCGTTTGAAGAGTTCAATTTTGAAAAAGGATACGCTTTATGTAAAAAAAATAATATATTATTTATAAAAATATTATTCAAAGATATAAATATTTGGAATACAATTTTAAGTGAAATTTTAAAAAAAAACCTTTCAATCCATCCAAAAAATTTAACATCTAGTAAAGAAATTAATAATTTATACGAAGAATTTAAAAAAAACTATAAAATTCCAAAAATTTATATAGAAAATGAATTAACAAAAGATAGTCAGTTTCAAATATACAATACTAAAATCCAACAAGATGATTATATTAAAAAGTGGTTGAAAAAATCATTCTAGAATAAATAATTTTGACAATCTTTATCAATATGTTATAAATATTTTATAAAGATTTTATTATATTCATTATATTTATAATTAATACGCGTTAATAAATGTCATTTTATGATAGTTTCATATATTTTTTATTTTTCTTAAGATTTTCATCCATATTTTTTGGAATAACAACATCTTATCACAAAAAAATAATTACAACTCATGCGAATGTTGAGAATATAAAAGAAAATGAATATCACCAAAAAAAAATGTTAAGAAATAGTGCAATAAAAAAATTTATTGATTTTCTATTCAGTATTTTAATTGCTATTTTGATTTTTATGTTGTTTAGACCAAGTGATAAAAAAGGAGTTATACTAGATTTGAAAACTAATATATTATTAAAAATAGCAGCAATTACAATGATGATAAACGCTGATTGGGATAGTTTGTATCTATTCATCCATCCACATGTAAAAAAAAATGAATAACTTATTTCAAGTATCTTTTTGATATTATAATGTAACTCAAAAACAAACCAAAGAAATTTTTTGCAAATAGATCCAAAATATTATAAAAAGTATTCTTCAAGTAGTAAGGTAAAAGTGCAGCTACCCCATATAGAGACCAGAAAAAGAAAAAGTATAAACATAATTTCCAACCATTAGTTGTTTGGCGCACATAGTTTATGTATATAATATAAAAATATATCAAAAATGGAATAAAGCCTAAAACAACACCAGTTAACGTGTTAATTATTTTAGTTTCACCTAAATAACCAAAGATTAACATTAACCAGTCTAAATATATTACATAAGATATGGTGGTCGCATTTTCAGCTAACAATTTGAATAATTCTAATTTTGATGTGTCAAGATCCTTTTCTTTATATTTTAAATAAATCAAGTATACAATCAACGAAATTAACATCATTGGTGTTGTTAAAACCCAATCAGCATATCGTTTTGGAGTAACATTGTGTATTTCTTTATAATTACAAACTAACCATACATAAAATGAACCTTGAATCAATTGCACAAATACTTCTAATCCTAATAATTGTTTTATAATAGCATACGCAGGATCAACCTTTATAAAAAGAGCACCTACATCTATTAATCCACTAAAAATTTGCACAATAAATGAAAAAATTAGTGTAGTATAAAAATAGTATTTATTCATGTATAAATATTATTAGTATTATATTTTTCTTAAATATTATTAGCAGCATAATTTTGATATTTCACAAGTAATATCGTTTACTGATTTATAATGATAATTTATTTCAATAATAGATTTAATTTTTTCATTTAAAAAGGGACGAATAATGTTGTATGTAGATGAAACATAAATCGTCGGATTAATGATAATCACCTTTTTCAAATTTTTACTGAAGTTTGATGAAATAAGTTTTGCCAATTCTATTGCCACATCCACTTGTAAAAAATGTTTTAGATTAAAATCTGTTGCATCAAAGATCCAAACCCATTGCTTATTTTCTGGAATTTCACTTAAGACTCCTTGATAGTGATTAATTATACTAGTTGCATCAAAATACAGTTCCGCTTTTGAAGGACAAGTATAATAATATAACGTATTATCTTTTTCCGTAACCTCTGTTAAAGAATGAGATTGTGGATTTAGAGCACATATAGGACATCTATATACCATATAAGTATGGTATATAGTAATTGGTTATAGTTTTGCGCAACACTCCACCTTTAGAAAAGGTGGAGCCAAATCGCAAGTATATCAAAACATTTGGCTCCACCTTTTCTAAAGGTGGAAAAAGGTGGATAGTTAAAGTCGTCTTCTTTGAGACAAATAACCGGCAGATGTTCTACCAACCATACCATAATCATTATGCGGTTTGTATATAAATGTGCCCTTATTTTGCGTATAGCATAATGTATTTTTACAATTATTATACATCTTATTATACGGTAAAATAGCAGTATCACCAAGAGTTTTAAAATTATTACTTTTGTGAAGACTACTAGAAGGATATGCTTTTACATTGCTAAAAAAAGCATTGTTGCTATTGTTAAAAACTAAAGATGACATAATATCAATATTTAACTATATTATACTGATATTATTTACCTTACTACTTTTGGAAAAAGTAGTGCAAATTTACCTTTTAGAAAAAGGTAAAACCAAAAATTATTGTGATTTGGCTCCACCTTTTCTAAAGGTGGATTATTTTCCACAAGAACCACAACCTGGTCTTACATTGTGAACGCGAGCAACCATGGAACCATTTAAAGCAGATGGGGCATTTCTTTGCTCAGCTTGTTGAGTTTTTACTAAATTTGCAATCATTGCTTGTCTATAAATATTGGAGGTTGCACCTGAATTTACATCCATTCTAATAGATACAGATGGTCTATATGGCATTGATTATAAATAATACAAATATTTTAATTCTCATTCAAAATCCATCTAATTAATTAAAAGGAGTATTTTTTATATCACTGTAATTTGGGAGAAAACATACCGAATCCAAACCGTTTACTAAAACATCTAAAGAAGATTGATAAGTAATTCCGTCACATTTACATGGAAAATATGGTCCGAATTCTGTTGATGAAACTGTCCTAGTTGTTCCATCATCAAATTCTATTACAAAAATATCGTGTCCTAGATCTTGAATAATTTTAGCTCTTACTTTGTCGTTAGTAAAATTTTCGTATGTATACACATACATACCAACACCGTATTCAAATACAACGTCATTGATATCATAAAAATTATGGTTTTTATACAATTTAGCGTCACTTATAGAAGTATTTTGATCTTCAGGACAATTACAATCCGCGACAATTGAAGTATTAAATTGTTTACCACCATAAATAGGAAAAGCTGGATTAAATGGTATTTGTGGTAATCCAAAAGTTGGTGGAATAACACCTCGTCGTAATACCTTTTTACCTTTTAATTTATTCAAATATCTGTCGTAAGAATTATGTTTAATATCGCAACCGACGCCACCAGGTGTTTGAGTTCCCGGACGACTAGAAGTATAAGAATGATGGCGACCATTCAAAGAATTGTTAAATCCAGTTTTAACAAGTGCTGGTTGAACACTAGGATATGCTCTATCACTTTGTTGATTCCAACCAACCCGATAGACATTTTTTGGTTTTTTAACATAAGAACTCAATGAGCCTAAATTCATCGTATACAAAGATTGATAAACCCGAACCGTGTTTTGTATTATTTTTTGTTTTTGATATTGATCTGCTGGTGTATTACCAGTTAATGCTTGTGTATTACACCCTCTGCATCTATAACCATACGGTTCTACAGCAAATGGTTTATAACTACTTCCATCAAATACAATTCCTGTTCTACCTAATATCATTATTTATATATATAATGCTATTAAATAATAATATAATATTTATTAAAAAAATTGAAACTTTTATAATTTCAACAAAGAAATTTAATACAGCAAAATCAAATCTATATGCAAAAAAATGAACAAAATAAAATTAAACACTCTGCAATGTGTTGTATTTATTGCGGTAAAAGTTATAAAACAAGAATAAATTTAGACAAGCATATAATTTTGTGTGAAATAACAAATAAATCAAAAAGAGTTAATGCTTCATCTGATCATGATGATAATGACGAGTTAGAGGAACAATCTATTTCTTCAAAAAAATTATATCAATTAGTTCTTCAATTGGCATTGAAATGTAATAGATTGGAAAACAAAGTAACTGATTTGAGTAAACATGTTACAAAAAAAATACAAAAGGTTGATTTTATTGATTATTTAAACACCAACACAAATTTAAATCAATCACAACCCAAAATACTTTTTGAAAATATTACAGAAATTATAAAAGTAGAGCAATCTGATATTGAATTCTTGTTTCATAATAGCTTTCTGGAAACAGTCAATTTAATACTCTCTAGAACCATTTATAAAGACAACGAACTGCCAATTACAGCTTTTAAAGAAAAGAAAAACACAATTTATGTTTATTCAAAGAATAATAACCAAAACTTAAATCAGCCCCAACAACCAAGATGGTCAATTGTAACGAGAGAAAACTTCATACGATTTTTAAATATTATACAATTCAAAATATCCAAAGCATTCAGCGAATGGCGTAAAACTAACGCACAAATATTGAATGACAATGACAATCATTGCATTCTTTATGATAAAACATTTTCAAAATTAATGGAACCTGATTTTAAAATAGAAAAAACTTTTATTAAATTTTACAATACTATTTACAAGGGGAACCTTTCAACCTTTTCAAAAGGTTGAGCCAAATCCACCTTTTAAAAAGGTTGAGCCAAATCCACCTTTTAAAAAGGTTGAGCCAAATTGTTTGTCTTAATTATTTTGCTCCACTTTTTTGAAAAGTGGAAGGAATTCAGCAATTGACACAACATTAACACCCAATTTTTTTGCTTCTAATACTTTACCTGTTTCATCATTTTTATCTTTTGCTACAACTAAATGAGTGTTTTTACTGACGCTTGTTCCAATCTTAGCACCAACGCTCTTGAGTTTTTCTTCTAATTCTTTGTTACGAAAACCCGTCATGACAATTGTTTTTCCATATAATGGGTGCGCTGCTGTATTTACTCCCAACACCTCCGCGTCCGCACCCTTATTTTTATGTGCATTCTGAAACTCAAATAATTTGTAATACATATCTGTCTCCATAAGGAAATCTTCAAAATCATCAATTTTCGCTACAAAAGCTTCGGCACTCTTTATAGCCATACCTTTTATTCCAGAAATTTTCTTTATTTTTTCAGCGTCACTTACATTAGAAGCAAATGCATCAGGATACGCTTCCATAATCAATTCAATTTTCTTTTCACTAAAGCCTCTACTGAAAATATTGGTTGCAGACATTAGCGTAACCAATGAAGCAGAAGCGATTTTTTCTTTAATACCGTTATGTATTTTTGTAGCGGATTTTAATTGAAACCCTTCTACATTCTTCAATTCGTCAACACTCATCTTGAGTATTTTTGGAACAGAATCATAACCAGCTTTGATAATTCTGGTAATGTTTCCACTGCTCAAACCTTCTACGCCAATTCCTCTAAAGAATCCAGTAATATTTTTTTCTTTTACAGTTTCATCTGATAAAAGATCCTCTAGCATAACATCAACATGGGTATCATTCCATTTGTAAGGAACAGAAGGCATTTTTGCTTCGTCTGCTCCAACAACCACTTTTCTGATGTAAGGAATAACATCCCCACTGCGAATAATTTCAACAAGAGCTCCAATGCCGATTTTATTATCATTTATGAAAGCACCATTGAATCCAGTTGCATATTCAATAGTAACACCTCCTAATTTAATTGGTTCTATTTGAATACGTGGCTTTAAATAACCATCTTTACTTGGGGACCATATAACGTCTACAACCTTAGATTCTGCAACTTGGTCAGATAATACCATTTTAAAAGCAAAAGCATGTTCAGGATTTCCCGACTTTCTAGGATAGATTTTGTCGTCAGTAACAATGACTCCATCAACTTCATACACATAGTTTTTTCGCCAATCAACTAACAAATTAGAAAGCAATTCGTTTGTCAATTCACCGACATCACCTCCAATATTTTCAAACAAAACAATTTCAATATCCAATGTTTTCAAAAATGCAAATTGTTTGGAAGGTTTCATACTAGGAACAATGACCTCGTATGCAACAAAATGAATATCTTTTATCTTTTCATCTATTGTTTTTTGATTGATAATGCCTGAAACCAAATTTCTAGGATTTGCAAAGTCCTTTTTATATTTATTTTCAAATACCATCTTGGGAATAATGAATTCACCGCGAATTACGAACCCCTCCGAACCCACCTTTTTAGCAGGTAATTTCAAATATGGAATGAAATGACTGACATCTTGTCCTACTTTACCATCGCCACGTGTATACAATTTAGGTTCTTTCCCCTCTGTTGTATACAAACCACTGACACCGTCTAGTTTACAAGATAATACATAAGGCCCGCCGAATTTAGCTTTCCAATTGTCAAGAGCCTTTGTATCTGGTTTGATTTTATCCATAGACCACATTTCGTAAGGTAATGTAGCTTTGTTTTTACCAACTGGAATAGGCGCGCCAATTTGTTTGATCACTTTGTTGTCAGGGTATTTGTTTCTAATGAAATCTTCCAAAATATCAAATTGATTGTCCGAGAGAATAGGTTCTTGATTTCTATAAAGCTCGTTAGTTAAAACAATCATTTCAGACAATTCTATTTCTGATAAATTATTCAAAAGAGAAATACCGTTTTTCCTAAAATCGTTCACAAGTTCAAGTGTATTTTTATTATTTTCTTTTTTTTCATTTTGCAGTTCCGGTTCCGGTTCCGGTTCAACAATATTCAATTTAACTGTTTTTTTCGTTTTAACAGACGTTTTCTTAACATTTATATCTTTTTTTTTTATTGTTTTTGTTACTTTGGTAGTAGAAGGTTTCTCAATATTTACAAGATTTACAACAGTTGCAACATCTACCACCTCTGGAATCTCTTTTTTTGGTTCTTCCACGCCTACTTTTACAACGGCGCGTCCATCAACCCTTTCCACTGGCGTTTTATAGAGCAAACCCAAATAGTCAAAGATGTCCTTTTCATTTTTAAAAACAGCATCCACTTTTTCGCCCTTTTTCTTGCCCTCCATTTTATATAATCCATGTTCATTCATTGTTACCCCCTTTTGCAGTGCTTCGTGACGCATAACAGTATTGAATATTTTTGAACCAGTAAAATACAATATGGAAAATGGAAATTCTTCTGGACTTGTATACAAGAAATCTACACGACGAGCAACATCGGACGAAGGAAGTCTCGCAACAACCAAACATTTGGTTGGTCCTCTTGAAAGAACGTGCAAAATAATATTTTCCTTTATTAATTCATCAATAAAATCAACGAACACTTTTGGTGATTTTGAAGTGATGATAACATCAATATCGCCGGAACTTTGAGCTCCACGACGATAACTGCCAACAATTTCCATATTGGATTCACTTTCACCACTAGCAGAAGCAACCTTGACAAAGTCTTTTTCAAATATTTTTTTATATTCTTCTACCTCTGTGCGAGGAATACGCTGTAAAATATCTTCGTAATATTTCAATCCAACTTTTTGAATGTCATTTAAAACTTCATTCTGACGCTCACGAAGTTGTTCAATATTGACAACCCCCTTCTCAACCAATTCCTTTGCCTTTTTAGGTCCAACCCCATAAATCTCTCCCAAGATATTTATAGGGTTATTTTTTTCTCTCTCTAATATTTTTAGAGTTCCTGTAGTTACGTATTCATTTAATTTTTCTAATATAGTTGGACCAATAGCAGGTTTTCCCTTTAATTGATCAACACTAGTAATATCATCAGGATAAGCCATAAGAGTCTCTTGAGCTTTTTGATAAGCTCGTCCTCTAAATGGTTCGCCCCGTTTAGTCATGATATTAGCTAATTTTTCCATTAAATCAATGAATTGCTCATTATAACGTGTATTACCTTCACCACCAGTCATTTTCGCACCTTTATCAATATATTTTGATATCTTTAAATCATGAAAAAAGTTTTCAATTTTATTATTTCCACCTTTGGGAAAGGTGGAGCCAAAAGCCTTTGACTTTATTGTTTTATTATTTCCACCTTTGGGAAAGGTGGAGCCAAAGTAACCTTTTGCTTTTTTTTTTAAATGAGTTTTTTTAATTGTTCTTCTTTTGGCTCCACCTTTCCCAAAGGTGGATTTTTTAAAGGTGAATTTTCTCATATAAAATGATTACATTAAAAAAAAGTTGTAAACAACTTTTTATTTTTTTACCACTTTTCAAAAAAGTGGTGCAAAATATTTGGCTCCACCTTTCCCAAATGTGGATTTTGCGCAACCTTTTCCCAAAGGTGGATTTGGCACCACCTTTTTAAAAGGTGGTAATGAAATCCCCACGCAACTCATAAAGGTCGTGAATCAGTTTGTAATTAAGCATCTCTAAATGTCTTACGTATTCCATGTTTATTTCTTTTTTGTTTGAAGTAGAATAGGTATCGTATTTGTTTTGATAGAGAATCAAATCGCACATATTGTTGTCGGGATCACAATCAGAATCAAATTCGGCAAGCATTTCGCGTTCAAATTTATCTTCAATTTCCTGAGGTAATACCACGACCTCGGTTTTTTCTTCTTCAAATTCAAAAACCTTAGATAAATCGTTAAGATCGGATAGGTCAATTCTCTCTTTACGTTCACCAGGAATATGTTTTTTAGCTGTGTTTTCAAAGCATGCCCAAAATAAAGGATCTCTGTATACAATTCTGGCCTCTTTATCTGGATTCTTTACACGTTCCTGAAAATGAAGTGATGCAATATTATCATACCAATATTCAAAATGCACAAATGCTGAATTATATGTATTACCATTTTTACCCATTTTTTCTACAAAATCAATATTTTTTACTTTACCAAGTGCTTGGAATTCAATAGTTTTAATCATGTAATCCTTGGTAATGTGACCAAACACACATGGAATGTAAAGACTCATGACGGTTGATTGACTCATTTTAGATTCACAAAGGTTAGTTACTGTTAACTTGTTTTATTTAATTTTCATAATTGTATTCAAAAGCATTTCAATTTTTTTTAAATTGTATGTATTTCAACAAATAACATTTATTTTGTAATTGTAAAAAATAAAATAAATGTCAATTGAAATTGGTAGCATAAAATAAAAAAATTGAAATACTTTTTTATTTTATAAAATAACAGTATAAAATAACAATCAACAAACTAACTGACTAACTAACTAACTGCAAGTTTCCAATAAATTAATCAATTAATCAACCAATCAAAATGACAACCAATATGTGCGATACTGAATGCCCAATTTGCATGGAAATCATTGATTTGTGTAAAAATTGTTCTACAACTGAATGTGGACACAAATTTCACTCAAATTGTTTGATGAAAAGTATCGCATTCAATGGTTTCGGGTGCCCATATTGTCGTTTTGAAATGGTTGAAGAAATTGATGATAGTGAAGATGAAGACGACGATGAATATCAGGAGGATGAAGAAGCTGGTGAAGAAGGTGAAGGAGGCAATGGTGATGGAGATGAGGATGATGATGAAGACGATAGTGAAGACGATGATGAAGATGACGAGCCTAACCCAAATGAGCCATTACCTTCTTTTGAGTTAATTCAAAAAAAATTTATTGAAAAAGGAATTACTTATGAGTGTTTGGTAAAGACAATCTTGTTTAACTCAATGGTTTATGACAAAAGCGAAAATTTTGTAGAATACCAAAAATGCAATACATTTATGGAAGAATTATTCTTTGATCTAGTTACAAAATACCAACCAGAACAAGAGGAAGAAGTGAATCCTGATAAAAAAGATTTCAACTTCTATTTCTTACAAGATGAATATAGTCAAAGAAAATATCAAAGAGAGATGGAAACAACATTAGAAAAATTCCTTGCTTTAGATGATGATGACGATTATGATTCAAACATTTTGGACGTTAATTCATATATCAATGATAACTTTTTGAATAATAGATTTATGGAAATCGTCTAATTCCACCTTTCAGAAAAGGTGGAGCCAAAACGTTTTGCACAACTTTTTGAAAAGTGACTAAAAAATAAAAAAAATGGCTATAAAGCCCTTTTTTTACCCTTTTCATCAAACACGATTTTTCAAGGTTTTAATTTCTTCTTTCAAAGTTTTAATCTCTGCTTTCATATTTTTTATTTCGTTAATCAATATTGGAATTAAACCATTGTAATTAATAGATTGTAAATCATCACCATCTTTTTCGCCGTATACTAATTCTGGGTAACATTCTTGAACTTCATGTGCAATCAAACCGATATCTTGTGTTTTAGTTTCTTTATTGAAGTAAGTAACTGGATTCAAATAGTCAACGTGAAATTTTTCATCTAAGGGTTTCACATTTTCTTTGATACGATAATCTGACGGGGCTCCACTTGAATAAGTAATTTCATTCGTAGAAGCATTATAACCTAAATAACTTGTTACTGCTGGGTTGTAACGAATAGGATAAACAAATAAACCAGAAGTTGTCGCATTGACAGTTTTACTAGAAGATGCATTCAAAACAATACTATTTGATGGTTGATTGTTACCTCCTGCATAGTAACCAATTGCAATAGAGTTGTTTCCTTGACCGTTAAATCCAGCATAGTAACCAATTGCGACTGAATAATTACCTTGATTAGTTGTTGTATCATAACCTGCAGCTGCATTTGCACCAATTGCAATCGCAGCTTCACCTTGAATAGAACTACGTGCTGAAGCATTTCCAATCGCAATTGCATCGTCTTGTTGCCCATTACTACCTGCATAAGTACCAATTGCAATAGCACGTTTACCTTGACTATAATCTTGTCCACCAGAACTGATACCAATGGCAATTATTGTATTATCAATACTATTGTCACCATTATATTTGCTTGCATCTCCACCAATATAAACGCTTTTACTCCCAACTGACCAAGAATTAATAATACTATTCCAATAAATATAGTCTCCAAAATTACCGCCATTGTTTATAAAACGAGGACCAGTAGCTCCAGTTATGGCCGCGTCTCCGGGGCTACCTACTGGACCGGTATAACCTATTGGACCGGTATACCCTTGAGGACCTATGGCTCCTGTGTTTGTTGCGATACCTGCTAATCCTTGCGGACCTGTATAACCGGTCAACCCGCGAGGACCTGTGGTTCCTGTATAGCCAGTCAGTCCGCGAGGACCGGTGGCTCCCGTATTACTAGCAGTTCCTGCTATACCTTGAAGACCGGTTGATCCGGTAAGACCGCGAGGACCAGTGGCCCCAGTGTTTGCTGCGGTTCCTGCTATACCTTGTATTCCAGTGAAACCTTGTGGGCCTTGAACACCTGTAGCTCCGATAACTCCTGTTGCGCCGGTTCTTGTTGAAGAACCGGCTAAACCTTGATTACCTTGAGGTCCTTGAGAACCGGTGGATCCAGTAATACCTATTGGACCAGTAAAACCTATTGGACCAGTAAAACCTATTGGACCAGTAAAACCTGTAAAACCAGTTTGTCCAGTAAATCCAGTTAACCCGCGAGGACCAGTTGCTCCTGTATTACTAGCAGTTCCCGCCACACCCTGAATACCTTGAGGACCAGTGAATCCTGTTGGCCCGGTTGCTCCAGTGTTAGAAGCAGTTCCTGCTATACCTTGAAGACCTATTGATCCAGTAAAACCTTGAGGACCAGTGGCCCCAGTGTTTGATGCGGTTCCTGGTAAACCAGTAGGACCAGTTGATCCATTTCCAGCCGGCCCATTTCCATATGTAATTTCACAGCTGATAGGATTGTAATTTAATATATAATTTGAGCCTGTAGAGCGAATTGGGTTAACAAAGAATCCTGTATTCCCCGCATTTATATAATTGGTTGCATTACTTGAAGATGCATTCAAAACAATACTATATGATGACTGCCCATTATATCCAGCATAATAACCTATTGCAATCGCCCCTGTTCCTTGATTATAAGCACCAGCATATGGACCGATTGCAACTGAATTATTTTGTTGATAAGAATATCCAGAATATTTCCCGATTGCAACCGCGCTATTTTTTTGATAAATTTGACCGGCGTAAGGTCCAATCGCAGTTGAATAATAACCTTGAAAAAGCTGGCCAGCGTTTTGTCCAATAGCAATTGCATGCTGTGATTGACTGTTTTGACCTGCTTGACAACCGATAGCAACTCCTAGTGTTCCTTGACTTATACACCCTGCTTGATTACCAATTGCAATTGTATTTTGTGCTTGGTTATTTTGTCCTGATTGATTACCAATTGCAATTGCATAATTTCCTTGAATATTATTTCCTGCGTAATAACCTATAGCTATTGCACTACCTTGTTGACTATTTTGACCAGAATTACGACCAAATGACAAGGAATTGACTCCTTGATTATTTTGTCCTGCTAATTTACCAATTGAAATCGCACCTAACTGTTGACTAGTTTGACCCGATTGATTACCAATAGCAATCGCATTTGGTGACTGGTTATTTTGACCCGATTGATTACCAATAGCAATCGCATTAGTTTGTTGACTAGTTATACCCGATTGATTACCAATAGCAATTGCATTACTTTGTTGACTAGTTTGACCAGATTGATTACCAATAGCAATCGCATTATTATTTTGATTATAATTTCCTGCATAATTTCCCAACGCTAATGCATTAATTTGTTGATTAGTTCGGCCTGCTTGAGAACCAATGGATACTGCATTTGTGCCTTGACTAGTTTGACCTGCATAATAACCTATTGCAATAGCATTATTTCCTTGATTATAATAGCCAGAATAATAACCTAAAGTAAGTGCATAATTACCCTGATATTCTTGGCCAGCATAATAACCCATTGCAATCGCATTTGATTTTTGAAAATTTGAACCTGCATTTAGTCCAATCGCAACTGAATTAGTTCCTTGATATTTGCTGCCAGCATTCAAACCAATTGCAACTGTATAAGGTCCTTGATGACTACCTCCCGCAAATTGTCCAATTGCAACTGAAAATCCTCCTTGGGCATAATTACCTGCATTATAACCTAATGCAACAGTATAATCACCTTGACTGTTTCTACCAGCACTTTGACCGATTGCTAATGCAGATATTCCTTGATAAGTTCTTCCTGCTAATTGACCAATTGAAATAGCATAGTTTCCTTGATATTTATATCCGGCATTGTAACCTATTGCTAATGCAGCTTGTCCTTGATTATCTCTAGCTGAAACATTACCGATTGCAATAGCAGCATTTCCTTGATTGTTTAAACCAGTATAATTTCCTATTGCAATAGCATCTTCCCCTTGAATTTGATTACCAGTAGAATTACCTATAGCAATAGCACCACTGCGTTGACTATTATATCCAGAATTAGGACCTATTGCTAGTGCAACATATCCTTGACTAGAATAACCGGCATTTACACCAATAGCAATGGAATTCTGATCTTGACTAGAATAACCAGCATTTACACCAATAGCAATTGAACCCCCACCTTGATAATTATAACCTGCATTTTTGCCCATTGAAATTGCAGCTATTCCTTGATAATTTTGTGAAGCATTTTGTCCAATTGCTATTGTTTCATAATCTTGATTTGTTTGACCAGCATTTTGTCCAATTGCTATTGTTCCATAATTTTGATTTGTTTGACCAGCATTTTGTCCAATTGCTACTGAACCATTTCCTTGGCCATAATACCCTGCTTGATTGCCCATTGCAACTGCATTTGACCCTTGAGTATTTTGACCAGCATAATTTCCTATTGCGACTGCACCGGTTCCTTGACTAGTGTTACCTGATAGAAAACCCATTGCAACAGCATTTTGACCTTGAGTATTTTGACCAGCATAATTTCCTATTGCGACTGCATTTGGTCCTTGACCGTAATATCCAGATTGATTTCCCACTGCAACTGCACCGGTTCCTTGAATAGTGTTACCTGATACAAAACCAATAGCAACTGTATAAGATGCTTGACTATATTGTCCGGCAAAAGCACCTAAGGCAGTTGCATTTAATCCTTGATTTTGGTAACCAGAACTATTACCGATTGCAACTGCACTATCTGATTGATTAATTTGACCGGAACGATTACCAATCGCAACTGCATAAGGCTGTTGACTATTTTCACCCGCATATTTTCCAATTGCAACTGCATCATATGCTTGATCAGAACTACCTGCAAATGCTCCAATACGAACTTCTGTATCTCCAACTGCCCAATTTTGACCATTCCAATAAATATAATCACCATAATTAGTTCCATCACTTATAAAACGAGGACCTGTAGCTCCTGTGTATCCAGTATTTCCTGTAGATCCTAAAACACCTTGAGGACCTGTATAACCAGTGTCTCCTATAGGACCTGTAGCTCCTGTATTAGTTGCAGTTCCTGCAACACCTTGAGGGCCTGTATAACCAGTGTATCCACGAGGACCTGTAGCTCCTGTATTACTTGCGGTTCCTGCAATTCCTTGAGGCCCTGTATAACCAGTGTAACCCCGAGGACCTGTAGCTCCTGTATTACTTGCAGTTCCTGCAATTCCTTGAGGCCCTGTATAACCAGTGTATCCACGAGCGCCTGTAGCTCCTGTATTTCCTGTTTTTCCAGTAAATCCTTGAGGACCTGAAACTCCGGTAAAACCCTGAGGTCCTGAAGATCCAGTGAAACCTGTAACACCTTGTGAACCTTGAAAACCTCTAGGCCCCTGAGGACCAACTAGACCTTGTAATCCTTGCGAACCTTGCATACCAGTCTCACCTACATCTCCCTGGACACCTTGAGAACCTGTATAACCCGTATATCCAGGAGAACCTGTAGCTCCCGTTTTTCCGGTAAATCCTGCAACACCTTGAGGTCCTGTAAATCCGGTAGATCCTTTCACTCCAGTTGGTCCTGTAGCTCCTGTGTTTGCTGCAGTTCCTCCTACACCTTGAATACCCTGAGAACCCGTATAACCAGTTGGACCTTTAGCTCCTGTATTTGCTGCACTCCCTCCTACACCTTGTGCACCCGTAGGACCATATAATGTAACTATGTTAGTTGTGTATATTGAATAATCAACTGCAATTCCACTTATGTATTGTCCTGAAGATGACATTGCAATTGAAACCCAGTTTAAAAATGGTGCGGTAGGTGATGGATTCCAACTTTGTCCATAGTTGGTAGAATAATACAAAGTTTCATTTTTTGTCCCTGCAACTTGATATTGACCTGAACTAGAAATTGCAACACTTAACCATTGGTCAATTGGAGCTGAAGCAAGACTCCATGTTACACCATTATTGTTAGAAATATAAATACTACCACCACTTACACAAACAGTTTGATATTGTCCAGATGATGATAGTGCAACACTTGACCATAATGAATTGTCATTTGCAAATGAAACTGTTTTATTCCATGTGTTTCCTGCATTAGTAGTATAATATATAAATCCACTAGAAATGTATGGAAGTGCTACTTGAATATTAGGATAAAATCCTTTTGGACCATTTCCATTAGGTCCATCAGACGTTATTCCTGACGTTGACGTAGAAATATATACTAATGTGTCGTAATTACCATTAGAAGGATCTACGCTAAACCAATTAACACCATAATTTACTGAATAATATAAACTACCTCCATTATTTTTAGTTTGGTATATACCAGTCATATAACTACCGTTTCCTGATATTGAAAGATTAATCCAATTAGCACCTGTTGGTGCCCCTTGTAGTATACTCCAATTTTGACCATAATTAGAAGATAAATAAATACTATTAAATTGACCAATAATTTGATATTGTCCAGATGAAGAAACAGCAAGTGATGTCCAATTCGCCGGAGCAAGACTAGTAACTATACTCCACGTTGAACCGTTATTTATTGAAATATAAACACCACCACTAGAAATAGCAGTTTGATATTGACCATTTGATGACATTGCGATTGTAGTAAATGAAGCAGGACTTGTCCCAATAACAAGATTCCAGTTTGTTAATCCAAAATTAGCATAATCTATTGTGGACTGAATGGATGGTCCGGGGGGGCCTGTAGCGCCATTTCCTCCAGGCACGCCTTGTGGTCCTACTTGATTTGTCAATTGAAACAAAGATTTACTAAAAAAATTATTATTAACAACGTTATCCATTTTGTTATATTATAAAATACGAAAACTTTTTAAATTTAAGCTTAAATATATATTATTATATTTTTTATACAATATATATAAATGAATTTTGATTTGACAATTAGTAATTATAACATAAACGAATTAAGAGAAATGTTTGGTTTACCTGAAAAATATGATAAAAATACGATTGATATGAAAGAGTCAAAAATAATAGAAAACATTATCAACGATAAGAATATTAAAGAAGAGACTAAATTAAAAACTATTGCTTTTTTAGTAAAAGCTAAAAATATATTAAATCAAAACGTATCTAACGATAATGATAAAAAAAAACCAGATTCTAAAAAAGAAACATCAACAGATTTAGTTAAAACACAGCTTCAAAGTTATGATAATCATATGGTTCAAATACGATCACCAGATGGGTTACCTCCAGATCCGTTATTTTCTAGAGGCACAATTAATCCTTTAAAAAAAAGAGTCATATCTAGGACAATCACAATTGACTCTCGGTTTAGAGAAAATTATTATAATTCGCCGTCAAGTAATTTTAATGTTCAACTACCAATGATTGTAGAAAATGTATTAACAATGTCATTATCTTCAATAGAAATGCCAACATCATATTACGTTATATCAAATCAATATAACAATAATTATTTTTCTATAACGGTAAACGGTGAATCTAAAGTAATAATAGTGCCTAGTGGTAACTATACTACTGCATCTCTTACATTGTTCATAAATACTCAATTAATAAATTTTGGTGGAAATTTTCAATACATAGTCTTTGCTGTAAATCTTACTAGCGCTTTTGGTGGGTCTGGACAAATGTTGATTGGATTAAATCCATCAAAACCATCAACTGTTAATATAACGCAGCTTGATTTGAATTTTCAAGCTGATAGAAATGGTAACGACGATAGAAGCACTCCACTCCCCTTAAAATTTGGATGGATATTAGGATTTAGAAATGGTATTTATACTGGAAATCTAAATTATATTTCAGAGGCAATTATGGATATTTCAGGGCCAAGATATTTTTATTTAGTCGTTGATGATTTCAATAATAACAATAACAATGGTCTTTTTTATACCGCATTCAATTCATCTATACTAAATAAAAGTATTTTAGGACGTTTTCCTTTAAACACATCACTTTACAGTCTTTTACTTCAAAATAACTTGAATGTAGTCGTTTTAAAGAGAGAATATTTTGGTCCAGTAACTATACATAATTTAAAAATTCAACTTTTAGATGAATTTGGTCGCATAGTAGATTTGAATTATATGGACTTTAGTTTTTCTATATTATTGACTATTGCTTATGATATCTAAGCAACTTTTATTAAAAGTTGCGCAAAAATAATAACTGTTTATATTAATAGATGGCTTATAGTTTACCAACAAGATTCTTCCCAACAACTCCAGGTAAAGGCGCTTTTGGGAAAACAAAACCTATAATAAACAGCGGAGATTACATTTTGAACAAAAAAGCAAAACATACTTATTGCAATATTAGTCTTTGTAGACCTGGTAATGTTGTAGTAAAACAAAGTGATTTGTTGCTATTGAGAAAATCAAATTATTTATACAATAAATGTAATTCATATAATTTCAACAAAACTAATTTAAATATCAATTTATACACTAAAATGGATTTAACAGGGGTAAACGTTATTTCAAATTTCAAAACTGGCGTATATCCAACCTCAATTATACCATTAACAACGGCAAACACATTATTTCTTGGTCAAAACCCATACTATACATTATATAAAACTGATCCATGTGGAGAATTATTTGGTAATAGCACATGTGGTATCAATAATTATCAGAATTTCATTACTTATAATCCACCATATAAAGCGAACGTTACTAACACTAATTTATATAATTGTCCAATTATTAATTAGTATATTTGACTCAAAAAAATATTTATAATCTTACATGATAATGATTATAAATATTCAAACAAATTCAACGTTTAGCTCCCATTTTTATAAGCATATTATTCGCTTTTTTAGAAATGTTTCTGTATTTTTTACCTTTTGTTCTGTATTGACGGGCTCTAATATATGCTGCGTAAACTCCTTTTGAACTAATCCTGCATGTATTTTTTTTGCAAATAGGGAATGACTTTTTAGACCCTAAAAAACATTTTTTACCACATTTTTCCATCATCATTGTTCTTTGATGATACCCAGGTTGTTCTGATTTCCAACCACGAGTTGCAACGCCACGTCCCTTATTTTTACGTGTATAACTCATATATAATACGACAACATATTATTTTCTGTAAAATAATATGTTGTCATATTATATAATAATTATTTTTTTTGTAATGTCATCAGATAGTGAAGAAAAAAATAGTGTTGATTCTGAATATAAAAATATACCAGGTGTAGCAAATAGCAAAAATGTAAGAGACTTGAAATTCAATGCCTCGTCATCAGCATTAGTTTACGGTTTTGACGAACATAATAATAATCAAAATAATAACAACAACCAACTACAAAATGATGTTGATGATGATATATTAGACGAATTGATTTTACATAATCTTCATGACGAAGATAATGATAAGGATCAAGATGAGGATGAAAATATGCGTCTTTATACATTTGATGAAATTATGGATACCGATCCATCGGGAAACACCACAACAGACCCATCGGGAAACACCACAACAGATCCATCGGGAAACACCACAACAGACCCATCGGGAAACACCACAACAGAGACACCACCAAAAAAACAAAATCAAAAAGAACTTAAATTGACTGTTGATAAATACACCTTTAAAGAAGTTGAAGATGATATCAAAAAAACTTATTTTGAAGAAAACCACAAATATTCAAGTTCTTTGGATATTTTGGCTAGTTATTTGAAAGGACAAAAATTGATTTATATGGAATCAAAATCATACTGTGAAGGCGAATTGAATAAACTGATGATGCCTGCTATCGTATTATCAACTTCAGCAACAGTATTATCCGCACTGATAAAAGAGTTCACTTGGGGCGCTTATTTTATTGCATCAGTAAACGGAGTTATTGCATTTTTACTTGCCCTAGTCAATTATTTCAAATTAGACGCAGCATCAGAAGCACACAAAACATCGTCTCATCAATACGATAAATTACAAACATCCATTGAATTTTTATCAGGAACATCGCTACTATTTCCAAATACAATTGCAAAAAATAATCATTCAATAGAACATGTAATAAGTGAAAAAATCTCCGATGTTGAAAAGAAAATTGGCGAAATTAAAGAAACGAATCAATTTGTAATACCTAAAATCATAAGAACATTGTATCCAATTATTTATAACACAAATGTTTTTTTAATAATAAAAAAAATAGAAGACTATAAAAAACGAAAAATTAACAATTTGAAAGAAACCAAAAACCATTTGAATTATTTGAAGGCTGTATTGTCAGCAAAAATGATGAATATGAAAGAGAGTGATGATAATAGTAAAATAAAAAGTTTACAACAAAAAATACGATCCTTATATGAAGTTAAAAACGACTACGTAAAAGAAATATTAGTATTAAAATCTGCATTTTCTATTATTGATGAAATGTTTATTAAAGAAATGGAAAACGCTGAGATCAAGAAGAAATATTGGTTCCGAAACTATATTATTGGATTATTTGGAAGCACATTTTTATTGGATACATTTTTAAATGTAAAAGACCCAAAAGAATTAAATGAATTTGTAATTAGTATTATGAACCCTTATAAGAAAGATGATATGGATATTAAAATTAAAGCTCAATTAGATAAAATCAAAGAAAAGGAAAAGCACAATGAAAAGCGATACAGAGAGCTGAAGAAAATAAAGCAAAATTTGGATAACATGACTATTAAAAATTTCAAAATAACAAATAATCTTATCAATGAAAATATTAATTTGTCAAAAAATATTTATGATAAAATAGAGCAAGGTATAGTTTGTCATAAAGAAGCTACTCCAACAAAATCAAGAATCAGTAAATTTATTAATTTATTTGAAATCGGAAATAGTGAAAAAAAAATGACTCCTGATGAAAATAATAATGATGAAACAGAAAATAATTTCATGAATTATAAAGACGCATTTTCATTTGAAAATCAAAGTTATTATAATAGGAAAAATTCAGATTCGGATTTTTCTGATATGGATATTAATGTTGAAACAAAAGTATGAAGAACGTAACTATTTTGTAACATTTGGAAATAATAATTTATCTATAGTAGTTCTTACACAAAATAATCTATGTAATATAATTCCTAAGATAAATAAAGATATGGTAGTATAAACAAGCGATATTTTTAAAAAATAAGAGATTAGTAGGGCTCCGATAATAGTCATAATAACATCTGCAATTGCTAAACCTAAAAATCTATAAGAATGTATCCCCTTCTTTGGAATACCAAGCAAATTTTTATATTTACATAAATTCATTTATAAATATAAAATATAAAATATAAAATATATATATATCCGGCTTACTGGATTTGAACCAGTGACCTATTGATTACAATTGAATACCTCTACAGTCAACCGCTCTGCCAACTGAGCTAAAACCGGACACATTTCATATGTCTATTTCTTTAAATGTTTTTATTTTAAATTGAATAAATGGTTCATACCATTGGGGTTGTGAATAGGCCTAGAATTGATTACTATGTTTCTATTGTTATTATTATTGAATGATAATTTTGTAGATTTAATTTGAGCAATGCGGTTTCTCTCGTTGATTGCATTTACCTTATTAATAATTAGTTGTTTAATTAATTCATTTTTTGTTAATGGTCGCATAGGTTGTTCATTTTGAATCTGATCTGGTTCTTTATAGCCTTTGAAAAATTTATTGTATATATAACTGTTTTTATTAATTTGAGGTTGTAGATTGTTTTGCTGCTGATTAAATGTAACATGTTTTTTGTTTTGTTGTTGTTGTTGCTGATTTTCTACAATATTTTGCAAATTATTTTTTCTAACAAATTCTAATTTACCATCAATGACAACTGTATTCATAGAAGAGAGAATATCGTCATATGAAACAGATTTTCTTTTTGGTTTTAATATTGGATTCGGTTGTTGTGTTTTAATTGTATTATTAACTATTTGTTTGTTTGGAACATTGTTTTGATTGTTATAATGCAACTTTTGCTGTGTATTTACTATTTGTGGAATCAAATCATCATAATAAGTATTATAATTTTCTACATTCCCTGTATCTTCCATTTCTGTAAAAGAAAGTTCCATTATTTATATATTTATAAAAAAATAATCTATATTTTCTATATAAACTATGTTGGACACATTTATAAAAAACAAAGGAATTACAAAAACAGTTTTTCATAAAAACAATAAAAATTATTATAATGAAGTAAATTGGGATGCAGATTATGATGGTGAAAATGCAAATCTCTCTTTAGATATTGATGATAACGGAACAAAGGGACATGTAGAAATGAATATGAATAATGATGAATTAGCAGAACTATTAAACATTCCTAGTGAAAATAATATGTTAGATAAAAGATTATACAGAGACTTTTTGAGTAAGCGTCCGAAACACGATTACAAAATACTAGAAATAAATGATGATATACCTAAATCTATTTTACATAATAATAGTTATTCTTTGTTAAAAAACAAAAAAAGTGTCCATTTTGATAATGAACCTGAAATGAGTGATGATTATTATACACATATATCAAGTCCACAGCCTCAAGAAGAATTATTTATTCCATTAATTTTGAATGAAACCAAAACACGTAAGCATAAAAGTCATAAAAAACCAAAAACACATCTAACCTATAAGGTTTATAGAAAACATAGACGTTCTCCATCGTCAGCAAGAAAAACATTAAGAAGACGTCATAGAAACAACGGACATTCACGAAGAACATTTTAATTTATTACTAGACGTTTGATTATGTTTTTGCATTGTATTCATTATCAGTGTGTCATCTTCTGAATAACTTCTCTCTCTCTTATTCAATTTATACATTTTAGCAATGTGTTTATCCATCATTTGAGTGAGATAAAATTTGGAGGCAAATAAGATATTGTTTGTATCATTATCATAAATAGATTCAACGTAAATTCCTTTTATGTTTCTAATTATTTTAAGAAATTTAACAATGTAATCTATATCAGAATTATAATTTTGAAAATTTAATGTAATTACGCAGTGATTTCTATTATAACGAAGATTATTTTCAAATTCAAAATCATTGTAATAATAACTACAACCGTTTTCAAGTGCTATGCTGACAATAAGATCTTGTGTTTCAGAAATATTGTGTTTCAACGTATTGAAAGATACTTCAATATTATACCCCATTATAATAGCTAAATATTTTTGTTTTTTAAAAAATATAACCCTAATTTGCTTATATTTTTTTCTCTCTATATATAGATTTACTTGATTAAATAATTTATTTATGTATGTGTATTTATATTAAAATCAAATATATATTTATATTAAATGTCTTTTAGAAGATATGGTGGTATTAATCGTGCTGCTAATAATAATATAATAAGAAACAATGTAACTACTACAGATAATTTAATTATTACTAATCAAGTTGGCGAACCCAATTCCAGAATAGTAGTTGAAAGTGAATTTAAAATAAATAATAATGTTGAAATACGTGGTAATTTGTTAGTTGATGGTCTCATTATAGGTGGAACCACTGGTCCAACAGGATTTACAGGTCCAAAAGGATTTACTGGTCCAACAGGTCCACAAGGTCTTCAGGGTATAGCAGGAACTGCTACTAATACAGGAGCCACCGGTCCAAAAGGAACGACTGGTCCACAGGGATTTACTGGATTTACTGGACCAACTGGATTTACTGGACCAACTGGATTTACTGGTCCACAGGGATTTACTGGTTTTACTGGAACAACCGGATTTACTGGATTTACTGGATTTACAGGAACAACTGGATTCACTGGTCCACAAGGGTTTACTGGATTTACGGGACCAACCGGTTTTATTGGGTCAACTGGATTTACTGGTTCTACTGGATTTACCGGACCAACCGGTTTTATTGGACCAACTGGATTTACTGGACCAACTGGTCCACAAGGATTTACTGGATTTACTGGAACAACCGGATTTACTGGATTTACGGGACCAACTGGATTTACTGGTCCACAAGGATTTACTGGATTTACGGGACCAACTGGATCTACTGGATTTACTGGATCTACTGGATTTACCGGACCAACCGGTTTTACTGGACCAACTGGATTTACTGGAACTACTGGTCCACAAGGATTTACTGGTTTTACTGGAACAACCGGATTCACTGGACCAACTGGTCCACAGGGATTACAAGGTATAGGAGGCACTGCAGCAAATACAGGAGCTACAGGCCGTACAGGACCATCTGGATCTACTGGTCCACAGGGATTTACTGGATCTACTGGTCCACAGGGATTTACTGGATTTACTGGATTTACTGGACCAAGCGGAATTACTGGTCCACAAGGATTTACTGGATCCACTGGTCTACAGGGATTTACTGGATTTACTGGACCACAGGGAGTTACTGGACCTAATGGATCGCAGGGATTTACTGGACCAATTTCTAGTTACTGGACACTTACTGGACCAACTGCATATACAGGTATCACTGGAATTACTGGTCCTTATTATCCACCAGTGGGTCCAAGTGGAACTGTTTATTCAAGTGCTGATGTAGGAATACCAAATAATTTGTATATGAATGGAGCAATTATATTACCAGATAGTAGTGTGATTACCACCAATATGCCTTATGGGGTAGATATGACCCAATTTGGGAATACTTCTTGGATTCAAAATACATCGTCGCCATCTGCTAGTTGGTATTCAATATCTACATCGGACTCAGGACAATATCAAACTTCTCTTGTTAATGGAGGAGCTATTTATACATCATCCAATTATGGTCAATCATGGATTCAAACATCTGCTCCTTCTGGTAATTGGAAATCAGTATCATTATCAGCGTCAGGACAATATCAAACTGCTGTTGTTAATGGTGGATTTATTTATACATCATCCAATTATGGTAACTCATGGGTTCAATCAAACACTCTTTCTACTCTTTGGAATTCAGTATCTGTATCTGCGTCAGGACAATATCAAACTGCTTGTGTTTATGGTGGTGGTAGTAATGCTTGTATTTATACTTCATCCAATTATGGACAATCGTGGGTTCAATCAAATTCTCAAAATGCTAATTGGTATTCAGTATCTGTATCTGCATCAGGACAATATCAAAGTGCGATTACACGTGGTGAGCGTAGTAATTGGATTTCATCCAACTATGGTCAGTCATGGATTCAATCTTCTGCTCCTTCCGTATTTTGGATTTCCGTAGATGTATCTGCATCGGGACAATATATAACTGCTGTTAGTAGTGCTGGCATTTATACATCATCCAATTATGGTCAGTCGTGGGTTCAATCAAATGCTCCATCTGCTAATTGGTACTCAGTATCATTATCATCTTCAGGACAATATCAAAGTGCTGTTGTTAATAATATTAATACAGGAACTGTAGGTATTTGGGTTTCAACCAATTATGGGGTATCTTGGAGTCAATCATCTGCACCATCTGCTAATTGGTATTCAGTATCATTATCATCATCAGGACAATATGTTAGTGCTTGTGGCGCATCTGGTGGATATATTTACACAACTTCTATACCAACCATTTCACAAAATAATATTGCATACAATTTATTTTTGACAGGTGCAACTGGTGCTACAGGTGGAAATGGTAATGTAAACAACACAAATAACAATATTTATTGTAATAATGTATATGCCTTAAATGCCGTTTATGCAAATAATGTTTTACTTACTTCTGATTATCGTATTAAAGAAAATGTAAAATCTCTGGACAATAAATTTCAAGTTGATTATTTAAATCCAGTCACTTTTATGAATAAACAAACAAAGAAACAAGACATTGGTTTAATTGCCCATGAATTACAAGAAATTTATCCCGAATTGGTAAGTGGAGAGAAAGATGGTGATGAGACACAAACGGTCAACTACAATGGGTTAATACCAATTCTAATCAATGAAATAAAAAATCTCAAAAATGAAATGAAAACACTAAAAGAAAAACTAGAAACTAAAGGTATATTATAAAAAAATTGAAAAATATTAATAAAATAATAAGAGTTAAATTATTATAAATAACTCTTATTATGCAATCAAACAAATACCGTGAACAATTATTAAAACCACTTCTCACGAACGTTTTATCCCATAAAAATAGACATCTTCGCGATGAAAACATTCAATTCTTTGAAGAAGGTCATAAATATCAAATCAAAACTGATGCTGAAGTCAAATATACATCGGTGACAACATGGAATCATAGTCATTTTCCTCATTTTGACGCAGATGCAGTGATAAAGAATATGATGAAAGGCCGAAATTGGAAAGAGGGGCATAAATACTGGGGTATGACCCCAGAAGAAATAAAAACAAAATGGAACGCAAATGGTGCTTCTGTTTCAGGTGCAGGAACAGACATGCATTTTGAAATAGAATGCTTTATGAATGATAAACGCATACAGTGTGACTATACACACAAAGAACTGTATCAAATTTACAAGTGTGATTATATTGATAGTTTCAATAAATTTCATGAACAAAAAAGTTTAGAATGGAAATATTTTATTGAATTTGTCAAGGATACGCCAGAATTAAAACCTTACCGAACAGAATGGACAGTTTATCATGAAGACCTAAAATTAGCAGGTTCTATTGATATGGTATATGAGAATCCAGATGGGACTCTCAGTATTTATGACTGGAAACGTGCAAAAGATATAACAAGAGTCAATACTTTTAATAAATATGCATTAACCTACTGCATCAGTCACATGCCTGATTCAAACTTTTGGCATTATGCTTTACAATTGAACACTTATAAAGCGATTTTAGAACAAAAATATGATAAAAAGGTTACTGATTTGTATCTAGTAAGACTTCACCCGGACAATGAAGAAAAAACGTATGAATTAATAAAATTACCAGATTTATCAAAAGATATTGCCGAATTGTTTCAACAAAGAATGGATGAAATAAGAAATTCGCAGTAAAAAATGCTTAAAATGATCTTTATAAATATATACAGATCCTCAAATTATGAATAATTACGAAGAAACTGATTTTGATATGATTGACATAAATTTAATTATTTTATTGATTTTTTTTATTTCACATGTTTTATTTATTTATGGTGCCTATAACAAACATTTATTGAACGATGATGACGAATACGATGACGAAGATAACAAAGATGAATTCCCCGATCAAATTACTTTGCCAATAGAAGAACCCAAAAAACAACCACAAATCCCTTACGAAGAAAAATATTTGACAAAAGTGCGTGGCATGAAAAATGAATATGTCTTTACTGATAAAGAATTAGAAATACAAGAAACAAAATTACGACAACTTGAAAAAGAAGAAAATAACAAAAAATTAGAGTCAATTTATGTTTTAAATGAGAAAATAGAAGAACTTAATATGAAATTATCCGAACTTAATATTGATGATACTCTTAGTGATATATCAAAACAAAAAATCAAAAAAGATGAATCAATTATGAAAAAAATACAAGATTCAATAGAATCTGAAATAAAGTTGAATAACACGCAATTGCAAGAATTGCAAGAAGAGTCATCTAATTCAGATGACTTGAAAGAAAAAGCACAGCAATACATTATAGACGAGCAGTTGAAACAATTCAAAAATAAATATATTATTGAACATACGCCATTAGGTAATGTTTTAATGTTTTATAACCATGATAAGCTAGCTTTTGATTATTATTCAGATCTAACAATTCCTTATAGATATTTAGAGACTGTTGTTAGGAAATATGTAATAACATATAATTATAGACCATTGTATATTGATATGGAAGAAGAATTGAAGGATTACGAAAGAAAATTAGATGAAAAAGAAAAACAAATGAAACAATTGCAAGAACTTCAAGAAAATGAAAAAATGAACCCTAACAATAAGTCAAAACCCAAGGATGTTTTTGCTAAATTTAAAAGTTATAATAAAGAGGCAGGAACGGGCCGTGTAAACACAGCACCTCCTCCAAAAAATAGCATACCACAAAATCGCATGGCAAATATAAATTTAAAAGACAGCAAAAAAGATGGTAATGGAAATGAAAAAATGTTATTAAAAGAAAGGGCAAATAGATATTCGTATCAAGGAAAATTTGTGAATTTTAATATATTACAAAAAGTGGATAAAAAAGTAGTAGATAAGAAATACGCTTTGACATTTGCTGATTTTAAAAAAATGAACAAGCTATAAAATAAAAACTAACTATAATATATCATGACTAACAAAAAAAGGATGAAAGTAACTAAAAAAACAAAACATAATGTAAATAAAAAAAATACAAAGCGTAATAAATACAACTATAAAAATATCATGATAGTAGGTGGAGATGATTTGTCTAGTGATAAAAGAGCCGATAAAATTATGGATGAAGTAAAAAAAGAACGTAAAAGCAGTTTCAATTTAGAAAATTTTCCAGTGTTGAAAAAAACTAGCGAACTAGCAGGAGGTTTGATATTAAAGGGTATTGAAGACATCGGAAAATTACTTGGTGTTGACTTATCCAATACACAAAATATAAATGAGAAATTGGAACAAATAAAAGTTGCATTGGCTGATCCTAAAAATAAGGAAAAAATGAGAGAAATTATCAATGAAGCATCTAAATTTGGAGCTGTTGCAATTGAAGCAGCAAGCCCTTTTATTGAACCTTTATTGGATAAAACTATCAAAGTAGGGACTAAGGCTATGTCAAAAATAGGCGAATCAGCTGTAAAAATTGGTTTGAACACAGCAGAAGAAATACCAGGAGTGGGGATTGTAATAGGGACAGTTAGATCACTTAGTAACGCAGGGGAAGCTTTTTTAGCTGCGTCAGGTGCAACGAATCAAATTATCGCCGCTTCTGCTGATACCATAAATGCAGCAAGTAAAAATTATAAACAATTAGTCAAGGAAAAAATGAATACTACGAATCGTGTCAATAAGTCATTAGATAATTTTCAATCTCCGGTGAATATTCCAACAAACAGTGTCACTAATAATAATGAAAAAAAATAACATATACGAATTTACTTAGTTACAAGAAAAGTGTAAAATTTACATTTTGTATATCAACCTTGTTTGTTTTTCCACTCTTTAAAACCATTACTTTTGTAAATATTAAATGATGATCCAAGATGTTTATAGGCAATCACATATGCTTTCTTTTGTTGTTCATTATTTGTTAGTTCTATCAAATAATCATGTATTTCTTTTTGTTTTATATCATCATAAGAGTATACAACGCTAGGAATAGGTATATCTAAATTTTCAAACATATTTTATTATTTATCATATAATACTATAATAATATGATAAATAACTTTCAATTTTTTTTAAAATTCATTGGTTGATATGTAATCAATGCAATCAATTCATTTGAATTGTTTGTATTATATCTTATAGAGCTTTGATTCATCATTTTGGTAATACTTGTGTCAATACTATAACCGTTAGATAATAAAAATGAAAATAGATCTGGTATTTCATCTACAGTCATGAGATCCGAACATGAGTATGAATTATTATAACTAAACCCATTCAAAAAGCGTAATGATCGTAATCCAAGTCCACAACTTTGTAAACGGCCGCAATTATTGAATTGTTTGAATTCACTAAGTGGATATATTTTTACTCGTCTGGTTATCTTTGCAAGTGGACCTCGTGGCGGAAAATTCATTGTTACGATGTTTAAGTAACATTGGCTACATGGATCATAATATGGTTGACTAAATAATGAAATTGTATTGTACATAAATTAGAAACATATTATAAATGATTATAAAAAAAAATTGAAATATAAAAGTTCATTTAAATTACTTACAAAAAAAATGAATTATGAAACACTTAATAGAAACCAATACGATGTTATTAGCAATTTCAATTATTGTGATATCCCTGCTAATATTAATGGAACAATTAATAATAGACTTGATACATTTGAGAAGACCGCGAATTGTGAATCAAATAACACGGGAAATACTAAATTTATGGATTATTATGTAGATGATCTTTATGAGAGAAACCATGATGAAAAATACGAAAAAAACGAAAAAATAAAAATATATCGCTACAAATTTTCAGATGGTTTTATAGAAGAACTGTATAACTTTTCAAAAATTCATCAATATGACGAGCGAAAAGATTTCAAGGATGCTTGGGAATTGTGGCTTGATATCAATTCAACTCTTATATTAGAAGAATCTACAAGATTAACTGATTTGGGTTATGACGGAGATATTTTGAATAAAATGTTTACAAGCGCGCGATATTATTTTAGAAAAAAAGGAACCGAAAAAAGAGAACCACGCACGCGTTGCACATACGTTGGAACACAAAAAGAATTGCTAGATGCAATGGATAATCATATAACTTTGAATTTAAATAAATCGTCGTATAAACCCTCTACTGGGTTTACAGAATTCTGCAAAGAACATATTGAATTATTAAAACAAGAAATAGAATTATTGATAAAATTTAATGTTGTATCTTGCGATGAGATCAAAAATAAAGTTAAAAAAACGTATAAAAATAGATATTTTATGATAATAAATAAAAACAGATAAATAGATTTTATTATATTATAACATATAAAATATAACATAAATAATGATGGAATTTGGAATTAACGTAGATTCTTTACAAAATATACGTTCTCTTGCAAACAAAGAAGAAAAAATGAAATCAGTTCTATTAAAAACCGAAAAATACAAATCAAAAATAGTAGAATATACCTTTTTTGTTCAAAATGAAATAGAAGTTAGTGAAAAACTAAATAAGTTAGGTTATCGTTTTTTAACAATACAAAAACACGACTTTGTTAAGATTTGTGAAGCAAATAAAGTAATACTAGAAAAGATGAATATTAATTTAGATTCATATAACAATGATGACAATAAAAGTAATACCAAAAAAATCGTTTTACTAAAATATAAAATTAATAATATGTTCCCTTTTATTGATCGTTTTTTTTATCACAATCACATAAACAATACTAGTCTTTTCCCCGATAAACCCCGAACTAGTTTGATTTTTTGGGATTTTATTAATGAATATGAATGTTTTTTTAATGATTTATTATTTTTGGCTGATAACCAAGTTCTATTTTTGGATTTATCATCTAAAAACTTACTTTATAATAGAAAATTTACTATTTTTTTTGAGAAATTTGATAAGTGTTTACTGCGAAAAGATTTTGGAGTTTCAAAAAAGGATATAGGTGAAGATGGTAATTTGCAAAAATTATCAAAATATATAGAAATTGAAACATATATTGATAAATTTATTATGATAATTGAAAGTATTGAATATTATGGGAATAAACATTTTGATTTATATTTCTCAAAACAATTGATAAAAAACAAAAATTTTTATAGTGTTTATAAAGATTTGGATAATATAATAGATGATTATTTGAATAATGTATATTATCTGAAAAATTTTTCAGATAAATTCAAAGATGATAACAAAATAAAATGGAAATCACAGATAAAAACTAGAATAGAAGAAAATATCCAGTTTTTAAATATTATTCCAGAAAAATTGAATTGGAAATTGTATTTATTAATGCTGTTAGAAAATTATCAATATACTGTTTGGGAAACTTTCAGTTTGAATAGTTTATTCTTGAATATTACTTATTATATGATAAAAATGTTCAATGTTCAAGAAAAATCCTCTGTAATACATAGATATTTCAAATTTTTATTTAAAAATATGGATATGAATTGCAGTAGCTTCAATAATAGTAATAGTAATAATAATATTAATATCATGACATGTAGAGATGAATATAATAAATATCGTGATTCTTTTGAAGATAAAAAAGATTATGATTGTCTTGAAAACTTGTTATGTTTATCGCATGTTACTATAGAACAACAACAAGAATTGTATGATTTATTATTAAACAACAAATATATATAGACGGTTTTACTTACGACGATGGGTTCTGTTTTTTCTACTCTTTTTTGAGTTCTTTCTACTTTTTCTAGTTTTTCTTGATTTTTTTGATTTCACTTCCATTCCCATTTCAGTATCATTTTTTTTGGACATTTTACCCATTGTAGAACTAGTGCCCATTTCACTTTTACGCGCACTAGCATCTTTTAAAGCTTGTTTGAAGCTATAGTTGCTATCTTTATTGTGGCCTTCGTGATAAATTTTTTTAACGAAATCGTTCCAAGCGGTCATTATAATATAATAATAGATAAAAAACTCATTAAAATCTTTCTAAACCATAATAAAATGTGAAATTAAATATAAAATATAATTAATTATAAAAAAAATTGATTTCAAAACAAATACCATATACAAATGTAAAAAAGTTATAAATCATGGTTAAAAATACAACTGGTGGAAGTAAAACAAAAGGTCAAGCAAGAAAGTTTGCAAATGCTCCAAAACAAAGTGCTAATATAAGATTATCAAATGATGAATGTGAGCTTTACGCACAGGTTAGTAAAATGTTAGGAAATGGTATGTGTCATGTATTGTGTATAGACGGTAATACACGTTTATGTCACATAAGAGGCAAATTTAGAGGACGTGGTAAAAGAGATAATTTGATTGGAAATAATAGTTGGTTATTGATCGGATTACGTGAATGGGAATCAGAAAAAACTAGTGAAACAAAATTTCAAAATTGTGATTTATTAGAGGTGTATTCGCCTATTGACGTTGATAGATTGAAAAATACTGTAAATGAAAATTGGAATTTATTCAATAACGATAATGGTAAAAAAATATCAGAAGATGATGTTCTGTTTATTGACGAAAGAACAGATGAATATATAAAATTAGTAGAAGACGAATTAACACAAAATCAAAATAATGCAAATAAAAAAACAACACTAGTTGTTGCCTTTGACGAAGAAGATGAAATTGATGTTGATGATATTTAAATATGATATTATACAGTTAGCACGCAATATAAAATCTGGTTATCAAGATTTTATATTTTTTCTTTTGGTATTAATTATGTAATTTATATTTTTATATATAATTAGTAAAGAATGAAGAATGTCTCGTAAAATCTTTAAAACTTTAAATTACAAAAAAAAATGAAATATAAAATAAGATCAAATATAAAGACATTTAAATTGAGAATAACAAACTTATAAAATGAATTCAACAAAGAGATTTGATTTATTGAAGGATAATAGTGGAATTAAAAACAATAACTACAAAAATTCTATCAGTAAAAAATATGAACCTTTAGATAATAATTTTAAAACAAATAGATTTGTTAGTAAAGTAATTAATGAAGAGAGAAATAAAAAACAGAAGGATGAAAAATTTGTAAAATCATTAGACAGTTTAACAGAATTTCCAGAATTACAAATAAAAAAAAAAGATAAAAATGAATTAAACACAGATAATAATAAAAATAAACCAAATTTTGTTGACGTAATCAATAACGGTAAAAATGAAGAGCATATGATAAATGAAAATGATAAAAATGAAGAATCCGTCCCCTATGGATCCGTTTGTATTAAATACGATAAGGAAACAAAAAAAATACTTTGGGGTTACGGTAGTAAAAATGATAATGAAGATACCCGTGAAGAAGAACCTTATTTTGTATTTCAAAGATTAGTAGATTTATACAAAACCAGAAAATATGAACATATTAGAAAATGGGGAATAGAAGAATATGATAAAATGTTCCTTTTTCAAAATTATGATTATGATTATTTTGAAAAATTAGATGAAGACATGGAAGAATACATAAAAAAATCTTATGAAAACGCTTATTATATGAATAATAGTTATGAAAATTATAATTAATTAGTTTAAAAAATGTATGAAAAATATTGTTGAATTATAACACAATATTTTGCTATAATTATGTTTGATGATAAAGAAGAAGATGACTTAGACGATTCGTGGATTAATGATTTTGAAAATAATGATAAGCCTTACAGTGAATTTTATAAAGATGATATTTATACGATCAATATGAATATTATTTATGTTAATAAAAGTAACGATATTGAAAAAGTAACAGAAGAAGTTTTTTTTTTGCAAAATCCAAATATTATTTCAAGAGAAGAAATAATAGGAATAATAAAAAAAAAATCACTAACAAGTAATAATAATTATTCTTTATTGTCAATAATAAAATACAATATAACATTGAATCCAGAGGATATAAACATATTTTTGAATAGTAAAAAATTTGATCATTATAATGACACATTTTTTTCTACTCTAAAAAACATTGACACTATAACCTTTGATAAAAGTATCATTACCTTTCAGGATTTAAATACTTTATTTCTCATTTTTTATGAAAAGGAAAAAGTTAGATCTAATGATGCAAATAATACTAAAAAAATATATTTAAGGAGGCGATTAAATTCAAAAAATAAAAAAACAATTCGTAACTGATGAACAAATATATTTAATTGTATATTGTATATTGTATAAATATATGTTAAAACAAAATTATGATATTACAATACCATTAAATATATTTCAAACATGGCACAGTAAAATTTTACCTTTTGGTATGGCAAAAACAGTTTTAATGATCAAAGCATTAAATCCAAGGTTCAAATATTTTTTATTTGATGATGACGATTGTCTTGAATTTATTAAAAATAACTATGACGAACGTGTTTTGAATGCATACAAAAGCTTAATTCCTGGTGCATACAAGGCAGATCTTTGGCGATACTGTATTTTATATAAAAGAGGCGGTCTGTATTTAGATATTAAATACAGACCATTAAATAATTTTCGTTTTATTAATCTAATGGAAGATGAACATTTTGTTTTAGATGATGATGAAAGTTCAATTTATAATGCATTAATGGTATGTAAACCTGGTAATGATTTGTTATTAAAAGCTATAAATAAAATAGTTGAAAATGTAGAGAATAAATTTTACGGAGAAAGTTTTTTAGAACCTACTGGACCAATACTATTGAAAAAAATAATTAATGAAAATAATTTATCTATAAATATTGATTTAAATCACAAAGAATTTTTAGGAAATAGTGATCTGAAATATATATTTTTTAAAAATACACCAATACTAAAATCGTATACTGGTCATATAAACGAACGAGAAAACAATTCCAAAATATCACATTATAGCATACTTTGGAAAAATAGAAATGTCTATATATAAAAGGATATTTTTTGTTGAATATTATATAAAGAATAGATAAATGAGTAAATTTATTTTAACGAAAACACCCGGTTCATTAGAAAAAATAAATAATAATAAAAAATATTTAAAAAATCTTAAATATCAAGTGTTTAATAGGCCATATACTTTTTTTAAACCGGTTTACAATAGTATAATCCCTTTGGATATTTATCAAACTTGGAGAACAAAAGATCTTCCTGAAAATATGAAATCAAGAGTTGAAGAATTAAAAAAAATGAATCCTAGATTCAATCATTTTTTATTTGATGATAATGATTGTAGAGACTTCATAAAAAATAATTTTGATGAAAATGTTTTAGATGCATATAACCGTTTAATTCCAGGAGCTTATAAGGCAGATCTATGGCGTTATTGTATTTTATATAAAAATGGAGGAATATATTTGGATATAAAATTAAAATGTATTAATAATTTTAGATTAATAGAATTAACTGAAGCAGAACATTTAGTGAAAGATAGATGGAATTGTGGTATATACAATGCTTTGTTAGTTTGTAAATCGGGAAATGAAATATTATTGAAAGCTATAAATAAAATAGTTGAAAATGTAAAAAATAATTTTTATGGCGAAGGTCCTTTACATCCTACAGGTCCTTCTTTGTTGAGAGACATAATAAATTGTAATAAACTATATAATAATATAAATATTGATTTGTTACACGATAGTGGAAATTTTGGGTTGATAAGTTATAAAAAACGGTTTGTTTTTTCAACTACCTATCCAGAATATGATTCTGAAAGATATGAAATGTATAGAATAAACAATACATCAAGGTATAATATCTTATGGGAAAGACGTGAAATATATAAAAATTAATAAAATAACACCTCTGGTGATATTCTTATTTTTGCATCTACTTGAGTAATAGCTAGTGCGTGAAATGACCTGTGTTCACAATCTTCGTATTTTCCTTTAACATGACCATAGTCTTGTAAAATGATGTTAGACCTTGCTGCTACTGCATGTTTTTTAATAAATTTTGCTGGTATAATATCCAATCTTAGTCTACCATCATAGTAACTATTTAAAAATTTTTCAGTCCTGTATATAGAAAACCCATTAAAAGATGAAATACATTTCAATAATTCCCCTTCTGGTAAATCTTCTAATTTTTTTGTAATAAAATCTTGAATCGTATGATAATTATTGTATTGATTTTGCTCAAAATGATTATAACTAAAACAATATGGTTTTATAGATAATCCCCATATATCATAATACTTTGGGCTTGTATTGAATGATAAACCATCCCAATCATCTCTCATGAAATATTTTGGTAAAATGTCAGTGTTTATGTTTTTAGAATTGACATCATCAAAATCCATCATAATAAAATATGAAAACCTATTTTGATTATTTCTTATATAATTTAAACAATGGTTTCGTGCATATGCTATATTATGAGTTCTATAGTTTGATTTAACTTTTTTATTTATAAATAGGACCAATCTTTCATTAATTTTTTGGTAATTTATTAATTTATCAAGTGTATCATCATTGGAATGATCATAAAATATGAAAATTTTATAATCCTTAAAAAGACTACCTATTTTTTCTATATTTTCTAATACTTTATCTAAATAAGGGCCACAATTTTTAACTGGGCCACAAATACAACATTCAATATTATTCATCAGTTAATTTATTGAATTATATGATTATAATTCTTACTAGAATTAAAATTAAAATTGAATTACGTATATGTAAAATAATATGTAGGACAAACAATAGTAATAATTATATAATTTTAAAGATAATTATGGCAGCTTACCTAGTTTCTACAAGATTTAATGACGAAACGTGGGAAGAAAATTCAAATTATAGAACAAAACATAAAATACAATGTATTTATGGAACACCGCTAGAATTTCCGCCAAATATTTGTATAGATGCAAATGTTTTTGTTGTAGAAATGAATAATACTCAAAATAAAATTGAAGGTATAGGCTTAGTAAAAAATAGACCTTGTATGGATAAGTATTACAGAATTTATCAAGAAGGAAATTATAACAGATATATTTATAAAAGCGACTATCATTTAAGTAGGGATCAATTGTTAGTTTTGAATGAGGAATTTGTAAGTATTTTTGATTATATTTTATTCAAAGGAAAAGCTCATTTAAAACGTGGTTCGGGTTTTACATCTATAACGGAAAAAATAATGAAACGCCATTCAATTTGTGAAAATAAAAACATGATACGAACTTTAAGAGAACTATTTATTGAATATTATAGATAATATTATAAAAACATATTTACTTATAATATTAATACATTATTACATAACTTACATGACTATTGATACAAATGTTTCTAATTATACAGTGAGTGAATTAATGGCAATAGTTGGTTTGAATGATTTGGATCCAACTAGTATACTAGAAGCAACATCATCTTTCATAGAAAAATTCAAAGATAATAACCCAACGTTGTCTACTTTTTTTCAAGGTATTCAAAGTCAATTATTACAATATTCTCAAGGATTATACGATACAGATGATGCAAATAATGATAATAATGATAATAATGATGATAACAACACTAGTAGTTCAGCAATTTATCCAAGTGGAGAAAAACAAATTCAGGATAGATATGAAAATGAGTATTTAACCCAAAGTGATGAAAATCAAACTAATAAAATCACTGATAGAAAACAAAAGATTGATGTTTTTGGCGACGAACATGTTCCTATGACGAGACAACAATTAGGCGTAAATGATACATTCAACGTAGCTGTAAAACAAGATTCATTAAATCCTAATTTGAAAAATACAATTTCACGTTTTGTAAACTTAGATAGTCAATTTCGTCAATTTAGTGGATTGAATAGCGCATCTACCAGTTATACGTTGGATTTATCAGACACATTAAAGAATGTATTATCAATGAGATTATATTCGTGTCAAATACCTTTTTCTTGGTATTTGATTGATCCTATATACAACAATACATGTTTATGGATAACAAATGGAAACGATAATGTTATCATTACTATGCCATCTGGAAATTACAACTCAACACAATTTGTAGAAACATTAAATACTGCCTTTGCGAAAGCAGGTTTTGAAAATTCACAAAATAAAATTGTTAGCTACAATATAAATACTGGTAAAATTAGTTTAAATTTATTTGGAGTAGCAATAAATAATTCGCAATATAAGTTTACCGTATCAGAAACAACAATTATTACTTTTTTTGATTTTACAGCAAAATTGAACTGTAATCTAAATTGTGTTAATAACAATAATTATTTGAATCAAACATTGGGATGGTTGATGGGTTATAGAGTTCCTTATGAAAAAGTTGTTTCAACTGGTAATACAGCGTCGTCTGTTTTAGATCTAGTGGGAACTAAATACCTGATATTGGTAGTAGACGATTATAATCAAAATCATGTTAATAACAGTTTAGTTTCTATTACAGAATATTCTCCTAATTTAAAAATTCCTGATTATTTCTCTCCGGATTTGCCTAGCACAATTATTAATGGAAGTACATCTAATTTGACACAAATTGTTAAAGAAGCAAATTATGATTCGTTGCTAGATGATCAGGGTGATATAACCGATAATGGCTTATTAATTGCAGGTAAATATAATGCGAATTATACTAAAACGCAGTTAGTTTTACCAAGCGCACCTAGAACATTAACCCAAGCACAAATATATACAATTAATGAAATTAATAAAAATCAAAACATTACAAATTTTAGATACAGAGCGCCTACCAGTCCAGACATATTAGCTATTATTCCTGTCAAGACATCTAATCTTGTTACAGGAAATGTTATAGTTGAATTAACCGGTGCATTACAAGATAATATTAGAACTTATTTTGGTCCAGTTAACATTGAAAGAATGGCGGTTAAATTATTAAATGATAAAGGAAATGTTTTAGATTTGAATGGATTAGATTGGGCAATCACTTTAATTTGTGATTGCTTGTATCAATATTAATATAATAAATATATAATATATAAAATGTTTACAATACTTCAAAAAATAGGTCAAAATGGTCCACTGTTACTATTAATAGTTACCATTTTTCTATTAAGAAATAAATATAATTTTTTATTTTATTATATTTTATTTTTGATAATCAGTTTATTAGTAAATATAGTTTTAAAAGGGATTATTCAACAACCAAGACCTTCTATTGACGCAAAAACATTTCAAATTATGATGAAAAATAAAGAGCGTTTTATTTATAAACATGGTATTCCATATGATATTTTTGGTATGCCGTCTGCACACTCTCAATCCGTTTTAATGTCAACTATATTTATTTATTTGTCACTGCACGACATAAAGATATTCATTTTATACTTATTTATAACAATAGTTACTTTAACTCAAAGAGTAATAGATAATCATCATACAATTATTCAAGTAATATGGGGTTCTATTATAGGAATTATATTAGCACTAGTAGCATACAAAATGGCTGAAAAAAATATAGAAGGGAAAACCACTGAAAAAGAAGATGATTATGGACCTATATGAATCGTTTAATTTAATGTATATTTAATACTGAATATATATATTAATTGAATGAATATTGGATTTTTTGTTAGACATTTTACTGAGCGTGGAACAGAAGTAGCAATTTATGATTATGCAAAATATAATGAAGAAATATTGCATAATAAAAGTTATATAATATGTTTTAATGAACAAACACAGGAAAGGATAGGATTCCCTAAACAAAGGTATTCGTATGATAAATTTAGTAAAAGATTTCAAATAATAGAAATAAATGAAATGAATGACATGACAGATATTATAAAGAATTTTGAACTTGATTTTTTTTATACACTTACTTATGGCGGATGCAATGATATTTATCAATTTAATAATAAAGACTTGTGGGGAAGTTGCAAAACAATAAAACATTGCGTTTTTGATACAAAATATCCTGAAGGTGATTTTTATATTAGTATTTCACAAACACTCAATGAAAATAATAATACAATTATACCAGTTATACCACATATAGTAAATTTACCAAATACAGATGAAAATTTAAGAAAGGAACTTCAAATACCAAATGATGCTATTGTATTTGGACGACATGGTGGTGTTGATCAATTTGATATAAACATTACACATAACGCAATAAAACAATATTTACAACAACATGAGAATAGTTATTTTTTATTTATGAATACTAATAAATTTTATGAACATCCTAGAATTATTTATTTAGATAAGAATTTAGATTTATATTATAAGGTCAAATTTATAAATACATGCGATGCAATGATACATGCAAGAGGAATGGGCGAAACATTTGGATTATCTATTGCCGAATTTTCTATTAAAAATAAACCAGTAATTACTTGTAATTGCGGTGACTTAGAACATATTAGAATTTTAGGAGATAAAGCAGTAATATATAGTTCAAGTGAACAACTTATGGATATATTCAAAAATATAAAAACAGTAATACATTCGCGCGACGATTGGAATGCATATAGGTTGTATACGCCAACTTATGTTATGAATCTATTCAAAACAATTGTTTTTGAAAAAAAATAATTTCATTATCTAAAATGAAGTAAAAAGTTCATTTCGTCAAATTTAAATTAATATATTATGTTTAGTGTATATATATATAATATATTATTGATGAATACATACATATACATACATGTCTGTTGTATAAATAATTGGAAAGAAATTTTAAACAAATTATTGGATGATATAAAAAAGAGTGGATTATATGAAAAAATAAATAAAATAAAATGTAATATTTTATCTCAGGAAAAAATTGATATGTATATTTTTGAAGATGAGAAAATAGAAATAATTGGAATATCAAATAATTTGAAGTTATATGAAGTTTCAACAATCAACATGTTACACAAAGATTCGTTAAATGAAGACTTTAATGTTTTATATCTACATACAAAGGGTGTCAGGCATAATAATTGCAATATAAATGTAAATGATTGGGTTAGATATTTAAGTTATTTCAATATTTATAAGCATGAAATATGTTCAACCCAATTGGAAAATTGTGATGCTGTGGGAGTAAATTTACACGGCGGTGATGTAATTTCGCATTATGCTGGAAATTTTTGGTGGTCAAAATCACAATATATAAGAAATTTAGATGAATGTCTTTATGAACATTATTGTTCGCCAGAAATGTGGATTGTTGGAAAGAGAATTGGTAGATATGTTTGCTTATGGAATTCAAATGTTGATCATTATCATAACAGATACGAAGAACATAACTATATTGATAAACCAATACAACACGAAACTATGGATTTTTATAATAAATAGCAAATCGCATAATATATTCAATATTATAATAAAAATATAAAATATATGACATCAATTCCAACACAGTTAAATGTATTATCACGATATGATATTATTCGTGATACTTGTAGAAAAACAAAAAAACAAGCACCTAATTTAACTCCATACATAAATAGTTTATCCCAATACTCATCCCAACTAAATACTTATATACAAATATATGTATACGGTGAAAATTTTTTACCAAATGGGCAAACAAGTGTTAATTTTGGGAATATTCAAAATATATCTATAAATTTTTTGAACTCTAATAGTTTTTATTTTGAATTACAGAATTTTGCATTTCCTGGCGTATATGATATTGTCGTTAACAATACTATCAATTTTAATGCAAAAAATATTACAGCGAATACTTTTAGTAAAGTAGTATTAGACTCTAATATTGTCCAATACACAATAACGTATTAGTTATTTCAATCAACTCTATAATACATTAATAATTGATAACATTTTGTATAATTCCATTCCAAAGGTGTTCCGTCAGTATTATTACTCCCTTGAAATTTCCATGTAAAATTACTTGAATTTAATTTGTTTTTCCATTCTAATTTAGTTAAACGAGAGAAACTCATGCCATCATAACCATATTCTTTATTTTCACATGTGATAGTAGCACAAAAGTGTTGTTTGGTGGTGTCTCTCACAACAGCACTATCTAATTTATATCTTGCATTATTGATAGTAAAAGTTAAAGGTTTTTTATTAAACATAGCTGCATCCTTTTCAAATAATTCTATGATAACAATGTGTGGTAAATGTTTTGTTTTTTTCATTTGTAAAGTAAGTTGTTCTTTCCATTTACTTGACGCTTCTCTCAAAAACAGCGTTTGAATAGAGTTATTATTTAGATAATTTATAATACTCATATAATAAATAATTGGATTACCTGCTTCATCAACATCCACAATAAGGGGATATTTTGATTTATAATTATTGGATATACTCGTATACAATTGATGAATAATACTATTTGTGTTTAGTTCATACGCGTATTTGTTTCCTGTTAGACAAGCGTCTATACCAAAATTCAAAAGAGCAAATGCATTGCTTAATTTTACAGGAATCTCTTTTCCGTCTTTTTGTTTCCCCTCAATCATAAGTTGTCTAAAAAAGTGAAAAAATTTACGTCCTTTATCACTTACAAAAAATGTAACAAACATTGAGTTAAACCAACAATTTGATTGTGATTGAACTGGTGGAATAATACTATTAGGATTTACATGTTTATCTGCTGCTAAATTTCTTAAAAGAAATTTCTTAGCTTCAGGACTATTATATAGAAAACAACTTTTCCCGTAAATATTTCCAGGGATCCCGATTTTCAATGGTTCTTTCAATTCAAATGCTTGTTTATTATTACAGTCATATATAGGATTTCTAGGAATACTTTTCAAAGTAATAAGATTTTGATTAATGGTAGGGGAATAAGATTTATGTGTATTTCCTTTCGCAAAAAAATTGTCTATATCTTTGCTTAACTTTATAATATTTGTTGGCGTGTTATTATGTAAAACAACATTCTTATTTCTAGATCTCATTTTCACTGTTTTTTTTTGATATTTATTTTGGTTTACCTTATTATTTTGTTTTTTAGTTTTATTCATATAAAATAATAATATTTTTATTTTATATAAATGGGAGCAGGTATTTTACCTACAACAATATATAAAAATAGACTGTATTTTTTGTTCGGTAAAGAGAATAAATATGAAGACACTGCACCAGGGTTCTCCGATTTTGGTGGTGGAACTGATAATAAAGAAACATACGTGGAAACTGCTATAAGAGAAGGTTGTGAAGAGTTAACTGGTTTTTTGGGTTCAGAAGGAGACGTAAAACAAATGTTAGAGAGAAGTGGAACTTACAATATTGACAATAAAACTCCTCATGGTTCAATTTACAGAATACATATTTTCCCTATGAGTTATGATCCACTACTACCTTTTTACTACAACAATAATCAACGTTTTTTACAAAAAAGATTAGATCCACAAGTGATTAAAAAAACAAAAATATTTGAAAAAGAAGAAATACGTTGGGTATGTGTGGATGAAATTAGAAAAATGAAATCACAGTTTCGTTTTTTCTTTAAACCAATTGTTGATAGAATTTATAATGAGAGAGAAGAGATTAAAAAGTTCATAATGAAAGGTCTGAAAATTGGCAAACAAAACTTAAAAAAGAGAACTATGCATAATAAAACACAAAAGAGAATATAAACGTAGTTAATATTTTAATGTTAAAAAATCCTTTTCATACATTTTGTATAGTATTTGTTTTAATTCTTCATCATTTTCAATGATTTCTTTATAATTTAAATTATATTTTATCAAATATTCACACCATTCATCTGTTGTAAAATGTTTTATTTTCTTAAAAAGATCTCTATCACAATTTAGTATTTTTTTTTGTTCTTTTTTATAAACATTATTGTTTGTGCAATAATTTAAAATATTCAATGAATCTGATTCTAATTCTGGATGATATTTTTTCAAAAAATCATATAAATGTTTGTTTAGGTTATCTTCAATTTTAACATAATTTTTTTTTATAGATTCATAATATGGAACGCTATTATGGTAATCTGTAATTAAGGTATAATGTTTTGTTATTGTTCCACCTGATGACAAATATTGACATAAATTGTAAAGTGTATTACTATATTTACTTGTGAATTCTTTGTATCCTTCAAACCCTAAATAAACATCCTCGCTTTTAAAAACATGTTTATCAATATATGAAGAGAGGAATCTATCATACGGGTTTCTAACGAATGAAATGGTATCTATATTTTGTAAATACGCGTTGTATCTATATTTGTTATAAAGCCAACTAAGTGATAAATGAAAGTTTTCCTTTTTATTGAATTCAATATTATTTACTAAACAAAATATATCAGTAATAGTAGTGCATGCACATTTTGGGTGCCATATAATTGCGTATTGTTTTTCTTTATTTACAAAAATATTTCTGAGAATATCATTATATACATTATTAAAAAAAATGGTCTCTTTGTTGTTGACAGAACAATGATTTACAATTATATTTGTTTCATAATATTCATTTTCATAAGCTACCTTTGATTTTTGTATGTTTAAAGATACAATAGAATTACTAATAAAATTCATATTAATATTTTCTTGACCTTTACTATTTTTGATTTTAATACCATCTATTGTAAAATTAGTATGATTTTCATGTTTATAAATAATGAAATCAGGTATTTCAAATGTAGTGTATAGTATTTTGGATTGAACAGGAACATAAAACAAACGTCCAATTGTATTATTCTCAACTAGTAATTCCTTTTCATCAATGTTGTAAGAGAGAGTCATAATATCATTTTCACCAATACTGTATGACATTAAAAAATCCATTTCAGTTAATAGAGTAACATTACTAGGAATATAATTTATTATGTTTTTCGTGTAAGGATAATTAGAAGTAAAAAAACCAAGATCTTCTTTTTCAACGTAAATGTTATAAGGTATTTTCAACATATTATAATGATTCAACCATAGTTTGAATTGTATATCATCAAATGTTCTTTTGTATTGAATATAAAATAACATTTTGTATAAATTATGGGAGTGGGCTTTAAGTGGGTTTAGATATTAAATATATTTGGATTCTTTAAGTTGTTTTGAGAATTTATTATATAAAACATCAAATTTTTTTTCCCAAAAAGTGTTTCGGATTTTCAATTTTGGACATTTTTTTTGTCCATTTTTGAAAAATCCAGAAAAGTCTTGGAGAAAAATAAAGTTTGTTACCATAATTTTAATTTATCGTCTGGTTGCCAAAAAAATAATTTTCAATTTGTTAGCATAATTTTTTAAGTAATTTGTGCGATAAGAATTTAGGAACTTTTTCTGTAGTCTATTTATACTACAAATGACTACAATTTTAGTTCCAAAAGGCCTAAAAAAGTTCCATTGTTTATGTTGTGACTTTAACACGTCACGTTTTAGCCAATATCAAAGACATATTGACACGATAAAACACAAAAGGTTACAAAATACTACAAATACTACAAAAAAGTTCCAAAAAGTTCCGAATTTAGAAGTAGAAATAATGGAAAAAAAATATGAATGTGAAGTTTGCAATAAAAAATATATGCATCACTCTAGTTTATGGAAACATAAACAGAATTGTAATGAATACTTATTAGAAACTGAAAAAAAAGAACCACCTATTGCCGGATTGGATGCAAATTTTTTAAAGTTTGTTCTAGAGAATAATACAGAAAATATTAAAAATATAGTCATGGAGGTATGCAAACAAATTCAACCAAATAATAATATGAATAATTCTTATAATACAACACAACAAACTCACAATAACAGTCACAATAAAACATTTAACCTGCAAATATTTTTAAATGAAACGTGTAAAGATGCAATGAACCTGACTGATTTTATTAATTCAATTGATTTACAATTATCTGATTTGGAAAGTGTCGGCAAATTGGGGTTTGTAAATGGAATTTCAAATATTTTAATCAAAAACTTAAATGCTATGGATGTGACAAAACGACCAGTTCATTGTAGTGATACAAAGAGAGAAGTTATGTATGTGAAAGAAGATGGCAAATGGGAGAAGGATGAAGAAAATAATGCAAAATTAAGAAAGGCTATAAAAAAACTTGCATTTAATAATTCAAAATTATTACCGGTTTACAGAAAAAAATATCCGGACAGTGAAAATCCTTTGTCATCAAAAAGTGATAAATATAATAAATTAGTAATAGAAGCATATGGAGGTAAAAACGATGATATTATTAATGAAAATAAGATTATTAAGAACATAGTAAAAGAGACAGGAATAGATAAAGATTTATTTTCTGTGTAAACTTATTAATGAAAAATAATATAAAAACAACAACAAAAATAATATAATGTCAAAAGTTGTATTTATAACAGGTATTACAGGTCAAGATGGATCTTACTTAGCAGAGTTATTATTAGAGAAAGGATATCATGTGTGGGGTATAGTCAGAAGGTCGTCTAACATAGCAACTAGTAGAATTGATCATTTGTTTGAAAAATTGAATTTACGATATGGTGATTTAACTGATAGTTCAAACTTGTTGTCAGTTTTGATGGAAATAAAGAGAAGTTATGAAGATTTAGAACGATTAGAAGTATATAATTTAGGTGCAATGAGCCACGTTAAAATATCTTTTGAAATGCCAGAATACACGTGTGATGTAGATGCCATGGGCACTCTAAGACTTTTGGAATCATTAAGAGCAAGTAATATTCCGTTAAATAAAATTCGTTTTTATCAAGCATCTACATCAGAAATGTTTGGTAAAGTAGTTGAAGTTCCGCAAAAAGAAACTACGCCGTTTTATCCACGTTCACCTTATGGGGTTGCAAAATTGTATAGTTATTGGATTACCAAAAATTATAGAGAATCATATGGTATGTATGCTTGTTCTGGTATTTTATTCAATCATGAAAGTCCTAGAAGAGGACACAATTTTGTCACTAGAAAAGTAACTGTAGCGTTAGGAAATATACTAAAAGGAAAGCAAGACAAATTAGTTCTTGGCAACATCAACTCATTGAGAGATTGGGGGCATGCAAAAGATTACTGTTACGGTATGTGGTTAATATTACAACAAGATAACCCAGATGATTTTGTTCTCTCTACAAATGAATATCATAGCGTTAGAGAATTTGTTGAAAAATCGTTTGCCTTAAAAGGTTTTCATATTAAATGGAAGGGGGAAGGAGTAAATGAAGTTGGTTACGATGAAACTTCTGGCCGCGAATTAATTTTTATTTCCGAAAGGTATTTCAGACCTGCAGAAGTAGAAGAGTTATTGGGAGACAGTTCAAAAGCAAAAAATGAATTAGGATGGTCCCCTATAATTTCATTTGATGAATTAGTAAAAGAAATGGTGGAGTCCGATTGTAATTGAAATAAATTGATATAAATACATTCTTATTATATATTTATTATGTCACTTAAGATAATAAATATAACCATACCAGAAGACAAAATATTGCCAGAAATTTTGTCAACTTTCTCTCCTGAAGAGAATTATATAATGTTAAAAATAGGAATTCAATGTTTGGAAGAAGGTAGAAAATCGGTAATTGGGTTTTCACAAAAAGAAATTTATCAAAAAATAAAGGATGAAAATAAAGAAGAAATTTGTAAATTGGAATTGGATATATTGGTTGAACGCGAAATGGCATCAAGAATGGGAGAAAAGATTTCAAAAATTTATGATACACAAGTTGAACAAATGAAAAAACAAAATGAAAAATTAGAAATGGTAATTCAAGGATTAAAAGAACAAATAAAGAGTTATGAGTCAGAAAATGCTGATTTTGTTAAAAGTGAAGTAGATAAAATGAGAGAAAAGTGTGACATAATAATTCAAGAGAAGGAGAACCAAAATAAACTGAATAGAGAAGCAATTGAGAACTTGAAAGATAGTGTAATAAAATTAACAAATAAAAGCACGTCGCATAAAGGATCAGAAGGTGAGAAGAAGTTTAATGATTATGCGACAGAAACGTTTATGGATTTTAAAGGATTTCAAATAGTTGATAAGCATACTCAAGCAGGGGAAGGTGATTTTCATTTACACTTTGAAGAATTTGATATATTGGCTGATGCAAAGAATTATAAAAAGAGCGTTCCAATAGACCAAAGAGAGAAAATAAAAAAAGATTTATTGAAAAATGAGCATATACATTTTGGTTGGTTAGTTTCTCTCAATACTTCAATAGATAAATGGGATAAATCACCGATAATGTATGAATGGATAAATACAACCCAATGTATGGTCTATATTAACAACTTGAGTTTATTTGAAGATCCCAAAAAAATTTTACGAATTGTTTGGTATACTTGTAAAGAATTATATAAGCTAATAGAAGATGTTAATGTAGATACAACAGAGTTAACTGCATTAAGAGAGAAACAATTTAAGATGAATGATAAAATTAAAAACATACGAAAAAGTATTCGTGAGTTGAATACAAATATCAATATTTCAAAAAATATAATTCAAAATATGGATGACCAGTTACGAGAAATATTAGAAAGTGAAACCTCCAACATAGTCACCTCTAACTTTTCTCTCTTTGATGATTGGTGGGACAAAAATATTGAATTAAATAATGAAGGCAACGAGCTGTCTACAGATTTATGGTTAAAATTCCGACAAGACAAAAAGGAACTAATTAAAGAGATGGATATTAAAGTAGAACAGTTCAAGCAATTTATCAAAACCAAAATACCAAGTTCAAGTTTGGTTATTAAAAGTAAGAACGCGAATTCTGCATTTGAGATTAAAGGTATTAAGTTGAAAGAAATTGATGTAGTTGTGGAAGAAAAGATAGATGTAGAATTCGTGGAAGATATTGATGTGAAGAAAAAGAAGAAGACGAAAATATAATATAAATATAAAAAACTATATCTATTAGTTTATGATCAATATAGATTCAAATAAAGATTATATTTATGTATTAAAATTGGTTGACGATAGATACTACATTGGTAGAAGTCAAAATATAGTTCAAAGGATAGAAGACCATTTTAGTGGAAATGGTTCAATTTATACTAAAAAATATAAACCATTAAGTGTTATAGAAATAGTTGAGGAAAAAACTATTGACGATGAAAAAAATAAAACTATAGAATACATTGAAAAATATACATGGGAAAAAGTAAGAGGATATACATGGTGTAGAGTTGAATATAAAACTCCATTTAACATAAGTAATGCAATAAAAAAAGAACCAACAGTTTATAATGAGATTGATGAAAATATTAGGAAGTTGTATTGTCTTGACAATAAAGATATAATAGAAATAGGCAGAGAACTAAATTTAACACCTGGTTCAATTGCATATAGGTTAAAAAAAATGAATATTATATTGAGCAAGAAATTAGCTAATGGATATCATATATACATTACAAGCGATTCATATAAAGAAATGTGTAAGGACTACTCAATAAATAAACCAAAACCAAAATATATTAAACCAAATGTAGTAAGAGTGAACACAAACTATAAAGAAAAAATAAAAAAAATAATCCATGATAATCAAGAAATAAAATTTGACACCAAGAATATAAAAGATAAAATCCGTAATCTATTATTGAAATCTAATTTGGTGTAGTCTATTTAGGGAAACACCACGGTTAGGGCAAGCCCGTTTCCCTAAATAGACGACTTCAACGACGGCGACGACGGCAGTCGTCAATATGACACACTATGCGCGCAGATTTTAATTTTTACATCAATATTATGTTATTGTTTGATGTAAAATATTAAGTTATATTAGTATTACGATAATACGTAACACATTTGAATATATTGTCACGTAGATTGTTACGTTAATGTATATAATAATATATTTTGATGAATACAAATATTTGTTACGACAATACGTAACAATAATATATCTGTATGAACAGACCCTTACTGATTATGCTGTCTGTGAGCATGAGACCATAAGACAAACGCATATACACACATATTTGTGACCATATATGCTCACAAATAATTATTCAAAATTTCAGAATTATATGACACCATATATGCTCATACTGATATTAGCACTTCAACATTGACATCATATATCGTCACGATGCGTTTATTTGTAAAAATTAAAATCTGCGCGCATAGTGTGTCATATTGACGACTGCCGTCGTCGCCGTCGTTGAAGTCGTCTATTTAGGGAAACGGGCTTGCCCTA